CCGCGTGGATTTCGGAAACATCTGTTTCATCCGACAGCACGTGCCGTTAGTCTCGGGCGTTCTTCTTTAACTCGTTTGAGCATTGGTGTTGCCGGTGGAGCAGCAAAAGAGACGTTACATGTTAATAGGATGGGGGCCTTTGGTCCTGGCGCTGGGACAACGTTAGCACGTATTGGTCCTGTCGGAGCAAATGATATACAAATCCGGTCTAATTCAAATGCTGCGAACGTAGCCGACGATTCGACCTTGCCCGCGTGGGCAATTCGGTTCGGTCCAGCGTTTGATGACTTCGCGGTTTTTCGCGCTCCGGCAACGGCAGGAACGCAAAGTTATGGTATTCTATTTCAAATTACCCCCAACTTACAAGTTATAAGTTTTGGCGGATCGCGGTTTGGATCAGCAACAACAGTATCCACGAGTCAGGCTGTTGCACTGTTCAGGTATTTGTATGCTGTAGACACGTCAACAGCGAGTGTGACATTGACACTTCCATCAGCCTCTACGGCTGGTGCAGGGTGTACGTTTGTGTTTGTGAAAAAAGCGGCGGCGAATACTATGATTATTCAGGCCCCGTCCGGCAATAACATTGGCTATGCCGGCGGGACATCTGTTTCTACTACGTCGCAAAATGCCAAATTCATGCTGACATCAGATGGAAATTCGGTTTGGGTTCAGGTGGTGTAAATTATGCGGTATAAAACAGAAATTCCAATTATGTGGCATCATACAGAGCCTGGATTACTCCATATTTGGTGGACGCCAGATACGGCGACAACAGGTGCGTGGCATTGTGAGTTTCACACCGGGAAAACAGGTACTTTCGCAGATGGTCATATAGAACAAATCCCTGAATTAAGCCTTGACGGCTTTTACAGTATAAACGGAACTGTGTTGCATACGTGGGATTCCGGGCAGACTCGTGAGGCATTTTGGGATTTTCAACCACTATTTACGATCAGACCGAAATCCTGGCCTTTCCAGGTGGATTTAACACTAGCATGGTTTAAGGAAAAATGGATAGTGAATTAAGGGAGGTATAATAAAAATGGCAGAGACATATAAAATTCTTGCTCAAGCCGCGCCGGCTGCGGCAACGCTGACAAACTTGTATACTGTTCCTGCGTCAACAAGCACTATAGTTAGTACGATAACGATTTCGAACCAATCGGCAACAGCAGATACGTTCCGTATTAGTGTTGCTCCTGGCGGAGCGGCTGATGCTACCAGCCAATACATTGTGTTTAATGCCACAGTAAACGGGAATGATACAATTGGGTTGTCGTATGGTCTTACGATCTCGGCAACCGATGTGATTCGTGTTTTTTCCACGAACGGCACTACGGTATTTCAGGCTTTCGGAGTTGAGATTACGTGATTGGGCTGGTCGGTTACTTTGCAAAGTACTTCATTACGAAAAAGAGATGATAATAAAACGGAAAAAGAGTTGATAATAATATGTTTACCAAAAGAATCGCCGCAGAACACGCGCACATCGTAGATCCCGAGAAGGGAAAAATTGCTCAAATATTTAAAAAACTAGGAAAATCGGAAGCTACGGAGCTTGAACTTTTGCGTGCGGCCAAAGACATGGGTCTACAATTAACCGGTCTTCGCACGTATTGTGAAATAGATGCGAACGGTCTTTTGCGTCCGAAGCAGTGGAGTGAATAATGTTTATTAAAACGGCACAAATATCTGTAGAGGCTGTTTTGGATAAAAATACATTTGAGAAAAGGCACGCTGCCAAGAAAATTGTGGAATACGATCCAGAATTCGTGTATGTCGCCGTGCGCGCATTAACGGCAGACAAACCGAATAGTAACGGTGATTGTTTTCCGCACGACGAATTGATTCGGATTGATCCGATTTTGCATCGTCCGGTCTATGCATCATTTATTGGGAAAGGTGTGTACATTAATCATCGTCACACGGATGATCCAACACAGGCGAAAGGAATTGTCCTTGACGCGCGGTATGTCACTGCCAACGAAAATGACAAATATGTCGAACTCTTGTTAGCAATTGATAAGAAGCGTGACCCAGTTTTTGCTTCGAATGTTGAGCGGGGAATTATTAATAAATTTAGCATGGGGGCGTCCGTGCAATTTACGAAATGTTCCGTGTGTGGAAATGAAGCTCGTCGGAAGGAAGATTTCTGTGATCATATTGCAAAATTTAAGATGCGGGAATGTGTCGCGCCGGATGGGACGAAAAAACTCGCTTTTGAGAAATGTTACGGGGTGACATATAATGAAATTTCCGCAGTATCAGATCCCGCTGATGAAACGGCACAGATTTTGGCGAAAATTGCTTCTACGAAGCAGGGAAAAAGCGCTATCGAGAAAGAAAATAGCGTAAATTTGTCGCATGGAACAGTTGTATTATTGAACGAGATTAATGCTCGCCTAAAGAGCGTGGAGGCTGCCGTAATGCAGAAAGCTGCTCAGAAGAAGATCGCTCAACCGCTTGAGCCTGAAAAGCCTCTCGGTGAGGAAACTCCCGATGCGGCTGTCGAAATCGAAGAGCCAATGCCGGAAGGGACGGAGCAACTCATCCAAGTCCTTGATGCCATTAAGGAATTTGCTGAGGGCAAGATGCCGGCCGCTGATTTGGTTGAGACTTTGGAAGCATCAGGACTCGGTCCAGAGAAAGCTCCAGGAGAGCTTCCGCCTGGGGCTCAAGCAGGCGAGCCGCAGCCGCCAGCAACGGACATGGCTCCACAGGCATCTGCTCGCCGAGAATCTTTTAGTGCGCTCGTAGATAAGTTGGCACAAGAATATGCGAACAAAATGCAGAGGAGAGAAGCAGCAATGGTAACAAAGAACGCGGATAGTAAGAGCCCAAAGGTCGAGAAGGGGCAGTATCCTCATTATAATGTTCAGGACGACCCACCGCAGAGTGAGTCGAGTGTGTCTAAGTACAAGACACACAAGAGCCGTCCCGCGAGTGATTTCGATAGTGATGCCAAAGAATATGCAAAAATGTGGAATATTAGTGCGGAGTTTAAGCCACATGCCGACAAGCGGGAAGCGGCATGGGTTGTGTCTGATGGGGATACGCCACTCTTCAAAGTAACCGGCGCAGGGGCCTGGGAAGACATGCTCGATGAGAAGTGGGCGGAGTTTTCCAGTCGGGAGTATGGTGAAAATCTCGTCCGCGCGATCTTCGAGGACGGTCTTGAAAAGACGATGGAAGAGGTTAATGCCGAGCCTATTTCTGCATCAGCGCCAACGACCGCGAGAGCGGAACTCGATGAGAAATTGATTAAGGCGGCTGAGGCGAAGGCTGAGGATTTGGCAAATGAGAAGGTCGCCGAGTTCAAGACGCGGTTCCTTGAAGGCTTGAAAGTCGCTTTTGAATTGCAGAATAAAAACGTGATTGACAATCCCATTAAGGCGGCGGCGTATGAGGTGTTGACGGCGGCTGGGCATGATGGGTCGCTTGCTGAGAAGATCGCAGACGCGGAAATTGTCCAGACGCATTTTGATGAGGCGATGAAGGAAGCCCTTCGGTATTCAGAAATGACGCCGGAGGCATTCGAGGAAGTGAAGGCCCACGTAAAGTCTCTTCCTTCGACGCGGGTAGTCGAGGCTCAGGAGAAAGGAGTAAAGGACGAGGAATTAGCAAATATTGTTGCTGATGTTACGCGTGAAGCGATGAGCAAGCGTGCGGCAGTAAATGTCGGGGGTCTCCGTCCTTCGACAAGCGACGATATTGTAAAATCTCGTGATGACCGGCTTCGTGCCGCTGTCCGTTCCGGAATTTCGAAAACGGCAAATATGAGTCCGATTCGGCCTCCGGTGTCTACACTCCGGCGAGTTCGTGGCGGCGTAGTGGCCAGGATGTAATGAAATAGTAAGTAAATTTTTAAAAGAAAATAGTTTATAGAATAGAGCAACATCAGGAGGATTTGAGAAATGGCACTAAAGGTGATTACACCGAGCTTTAACACGGGTGGGACGGGGGTCGGTGCGAACGATTACCGTTCCGGCATGGTCGCAGCTCTTGATGCCAACGGGCTTGCGGTACTTGCAGGAACCGAAGCAACAGCAACGACAAATGGTCCGATGAATAAGGCTGTTGGAATCTTTGGCGAGGACCGGATTACGCAGACCTTGCAACAGACCACGCAAGCGTTTGAGGAAGTTACGGTTACTTCTGGTGTTGCGGTTGCCTTGGCCCACAATGCGATTGTGTCAGGTTCTCAGCTCGTGGTGCGCAAGGACACGAATCAGCCGCAGGTTGTTAACGTCAATTACACGATGGACTTCGTCAATGGGACGTTGACGAGCGTGAATATCCCGAGCGGAACTGTAGTCCAGGTCACGTATACCTTCCAGCTCAATGATCAGAGTGAGAAGGATTTCCGTGGCGTGAATTTCAAGGGATCCGTTGATGAAACCGCCGGGAGCCACAAGGCAACGATTTGGAAAGGCTACGGCGAGTTTGATACGGATCAGTTCGTGACTTCGCAGTCGTATGCGGTAGGTGATATCCTCCGCTATACCCATAGCTCGCATCCGATGGGGGCTGGGTTGTTCACGAATGAGGCGGCGGGAAACACGGTTGTGGCGATTGCCGTTGGTCGGTGTCGGAAGGTCCCGACGGCTGCCGATCCATTCCTTGGTGTGGAGTGGCTTGGTCCGAAGGCGGATGCTACACCGTAATTAAGAAATTATTAGGACGAGTACGGGAGGTAATTAAGAGATGGCCGCAAACACAAATCCCTATGTAAGGAGCGAGGAAACCCGGCAGAAGATTGCTGCCCGCCTAAATCCGGAAACCCCGAGAGCATTTGGTGGACAGACGGCTACCGGAAAGGAACAGAAGAGCGCTGACCGCATGTTTGACAGTCGGAACACGCTCAATGCATACGATAAGGCCGACGCACTCCGTCAGATTCGCGCTCTACTTGATCGCGTTGCTTCTGGCGAAGAGCGGTTGCTTCCGGCTCGATCGGTTACTGCGGAGCACATCTCGCCTTCCGAGCGTGCGGATATTTTCCTTTCGGCATTCTCTGATCCAACGGGTCAGGGATTTGCGAAAATTGGGCAGGAGCTACTTCTCCCAATTAAGGAAATCATCGACTATGAAGGTTTCGCACGGCGTATTCTGAAGACCTATACCCTTGCACAAGGGCAGGTCAACCGTATCGACAAAGATGTGGACGTGGCTTCCTTCGTAGTATCGAAGGATGGCCGGGCAATTGAGACGCGCGTGTCCGATAATTACGTCTTCCCCGAAGAATTCGAGGTAACGGCATTCCCCAGTATTCGCGTGAGTGAAGTCTTCCAGAAGCAGTTCGATGTGCTCGATCGTGCGCAGGATCGTGCCAAGCAGGCTATTATGCGTGCGGAAGACCAGGGGTTGATTTCTGTGCTTTTGGCCGCAGCCCCGTCATTCAATGATACGGTGTCGTTCCCGAGCTTGAATTTGCAGGCTCTTGAATCTATCCGATTCCAGGTTGAGCGGCATCGTTTGGTTACGAGCAAGTTCCTCATCAATCGTCGTGAGGTGTCGGACTTGGTCGTGTTCCTCTCCCAGCAAGTTGATCCAGTTACGGAGCGGGAGTGGATTATGATGGGATATGTGGGTCGGATTTTGAATGCGGATATTATCGCAACGGCTGGTACTCAGGTTGGCCAGGGCGGTCTTGGTCGGTTGTCGGTGAACTGGGAAATCGTTCCGCCAGGTCGGGTATTCGCGGTTGCTGATCCGGAGTATCTCGGCGTATTCCCAATCCGTGTTGAGCTGTTTGCTGAGCCAGCAAACAAGTTCGTACTCGGCGAGCCACGGTATGCATGGCTCTTCTACGAGCTTATTAGCCAGGCAGTAATTAACCCGCGTGGCGTTGCGACGGGATCAAAGTAATCCTTAAAGTCGTGAGTCCTTACGAAAAAGGGATGGTCATTTGACCATCCCTTTTTTATTTTCTGAATTAAATATAATTATTTTTTTCTCTCGAAAAAGACCTCATTCTCTTCATGCGAAACAGTTGTATGATATTGAGGTCAATCACATGGTATACCTGGATTGGATTACGGGTTTTATTACGTTAGTCGGGGTATACTTCACAGGTAAAAAACGGTGGTTTGGGCAAGCAATTCAATTCATTTCGCAAATATTTTGGGCAGGACTTATTGTTCAGAGACGGCTGTGGGGTCTTATTCCATTGGAACTTGCTTTGTTTTATTTATACGCACGAAATGCCTGGCGGTGGTATAGAGATGAAATCAATGGCCGAAGCGTCCGTTTGTCCTCTGTGTGAAAAAGAATTTGTAAACAAAAGAGACAAGTTTCGGCATTTAGATCGTTGGGGGTGTCCGATAGCTTCGAGAGTTCTGGCTCACGAATTTGCCCCGTTATGTGCCTGTGGGTGTGGCAATAAGGTTGAATTGAATAAAAGAAATCCAAAATATTATAACAAGTATGTTCAAGGACATAATAAAAGAGTAAAATTAAATACATAGGAGGGAATATGGCAATCGTTAATGAAGAAGAAAATCGTCGTCGAGTTGAGGAACGCCTGAAGGAGGCGCTTCGTGATTTTTACGGCGACGAGAAGGTTTTGATTGTAAAAAATACGACGAAAGGCTGTGTGTCAATTGGGTTTGGGCGTGTCGGCAGTGAATCGGGTCATGTGGGGTATTTGATCGAGCGGTCTCGTCTTCCGATCAATTTGACTGAAAAGTACCCCATCGAGTATTGGCGTGATTCTCCGGATTTTCGTCAAGCGCTAGCAAAGGGCTGGCTCCAGATTGTGAGTAAGGAAGAGTACGAACGCGCCCTCGAAGCCGAGCGTGCGCACGAGGCACGGTTGGCAGCTCTAGCAAAGAACGAGCAGCCGCGTCAAAAGGCACACGATGTCGCGATCAATCCTCTTCAGGAGCAAGTAATTAATGAGCGAACGGCACAACTCGAACCTGCGACCAACGATCCAACTATCGCGGCGCAGGTTGCGGAATACGAGCGTCGACTAAATGAACCACCTCCGCCGCCGGTCCTCAAGGACGGGCGTTCCGTGCGTGCCGAAGCCCTTGTTGAGAAAACCCGGCGTGGACAGATTACCTCACTCGATGCGCTAAAGGAACTTGATAGTGACGCGGACTTGTATACAGACGATGATTTGCTGTATATTTCTAAGCATGCGGAATACGAAAGTGTAAAGAGTTTTGCAACGAGCATTCTCACGGCACGGAGGAATCCAAGCTAATGCCGAGTTTTCGTGATGTTCTGTGCCATTCGCGCCCGACCGTGAAAACGTTTTATCTGCACCGCCTTGAAGATGAATCGGGCGTGAGTGGGACGGGGATTGTTGCGGTAGGCGTCGAATTCCCCTCGGGTCGATGTGTTATGGAATGGGTCTCAAAAAAGACTGACGCGCATTCTCTTGGCATTTACGATGATATGGATGAACTCAAAAAAATTCATGGGCATGACGGAAAAACGCGGGTTGAATATGCGTAGTCGGAGTTCAAAAGTTTCGGCAATTCCGTTTAAAAAAGATGCAGTCCGAGGGTATTTAGACCGGTGTATGAAGGCGTGGCGAGTCCAAGAACGGCGCGCACAAACATTGGAGGACGCTTTGGTTGCTCATACGTACCACGAAGCACTCCAAAGCGTAAAAGAGGCGTTGTTCGGCAACACAAAAAAGAGTTGATATTCCCACGATGACGTATTCCGAGGCAGTACTTGATCATTATACCAATCCGCGCAATGTTGGGTCATTGCCAAAGGATGATCCGAATGTTGGGACGGGAATTGTTGGCGCTCCAGAATGTGGAGATGTGTTGAAGCTTCAGATTCGCGTGAATCCAGAAACGGGGATTATTGAAGATGCGAAATTTAAAGCGTTCGGATGTGGTTCAGCTATAGCGAGTTCGTCGCTCACGACTGTATTGATTCTCGGAAAACATATTTCTGCGGCAACAGAAATTAAAAATCGTGATATCGCCCGCGAATTATCCTTACCTCCGGTGAAATATCATTGTTCTGTTTTGGCTGAAGATGCAATAAAATCAGCAATCGCTGATTGGCGTAAAAAGACAAGCACAAGCAGAACATCAGGATAATTTGAATTTATAAATAAACTGAGGTGAAAATATGTGGAAATCTATAAAGACAATGGTTTTGGCTCTACTATTGATGGGTAGCCCAGTCTTCGCCGACACGATATGTCGCACGTATCCTGATGATGCTGGACAAGTTGTAGGACCGCTAATGTCACGTTGGGGGGGATCGTCGTATTTGAATGCGTCGTTTTCAGTTGAAATTGTCTCGGGAAGTGGGGCAGTCGGTTCATATCAGTTGCAAAAGGCAGATGGGAACAAGTTTTTCAATGTAGGATCTCCAGTGATCGTTGAGGGTATTACGCCGTTTACACCTGATTCAGATCGCTTTCAGGTCGTAATGATAACAGGTCCCGATCCTGGCACGACTGTTCTTGTGTGCCTTCATTTATAATTTATAATTTATAATTTATAATAAACTAGATCGCGAAAGATTGTCCACATCCGCACGTGCGGGAGGATCTGGGGTTTGACACCACAAACCCCGCTGATTGGAGAGTGTCTTTAAAATCTATTAACGAGCCGTTTAAAAATAGAAAACTTTTTCGATCAATAAAGACCTGCGCACCATTTTTCTCAAAGACTTTATCATCGGGGCGTTGTTGACCAATTTCCATTTTTAAGGTCAAACCGGCGCATCCCCCTCCTCGGACGGCTATACGCAATCCGAACCCTTCTCCTTTGGAAGAGGCTAATTCTTGAATTTTTGCCGCTGCTGCATCTGAAATTATCATCTCTGTCTTTATTTCAACTGTTGGCCGTTCTGTCAATATCCGAATCAGACCCGCTCGAAAAAAGTTGTGGTAAATAGGAGGGACGGATGGCAATTACCCAAATCCCCGTTACATGCCCGGGAATTGATAGCGGGATTCAAATTACAAAAGGGGATACGAAGAGTATCCAGGTTTCTCTCGGGATTGATCTTACTGGCAGAACGGTTCAGCTTACGGTCAAAAGAAGCTCGACATCTGTCGATACTTTATTGGTGAAAACCGGAACTGTTCTCTCCCCGGTCTCATCCGGGAATGTCCAGTTTGATTTTGTTGCGACCGATACGGTGAATATTCCAGCGGGATTTTACTTTTTCTCCATTACGTCCAGTGTTGCGAACACGAATGTAATAACGCACGTTACGGGTCAGTTTATTCTACAACCTATTAATCAATCTCTTATTGGAAAAATTGAGCCAATTTTGTCATTGGGAATCACAAATTCCACTGAGCGCGTGAGTCTCGAAATTCACGATAAGGACGGTGTATTAGCAAATCCTTCTGAATTGTCATTACAAATTCTCGATTTTCAAGATAGTGTTATTACGAGTGTGACTTTTCCTGATCCCGCGATCATGAATCCGCAGGCGGGAATCTTTTTGTATGATTTTACTTCTGACCGCGCTGGGGACTTTTTGGTAATTTGGACAACGCGATTTCCGGATGAAGAACCTATCAAAACGATCAAAAACATTCGATTTGTTACTCCTGCGATGTTCCGCATGATCCCCGAAGTCTTGTTGTATATCGACAAGTCGCGGAAAGCAACGAACAAGCCGATTGCGTTCAATGCGGTTGATGTCGCGGAGTACATCGCGAATGCGTTGCGCGATTTTAATGCGACTCCGCCCACGACGACGATTGCGTTGGAAGAAATTCACGATGTATATAAAGAAGTCTTGATTCAAGGGGCGATTGTGCAAGCGCTTATCGCCCAGGGACTACTTGCGGTCGATCAAGATTTCCAATATAATGACAATGGGATCGCTCTCACCGTTGATCACAATTCGAAATTGATGGGATGGTATCAAGCGTTATTACAAGGGTACGTTTCAAAAAAGAAGCTCTACAAATGGAATTACTTTCAGCCGCATCTATACGCACGAACAATTGTGGGATCGACGTTTGCATTGGGATTTTCGAAACTTCCGGCTGGAGTTGCCAGCCGATTCCGTGGATGGATATGATGCGCTATGATGTTCGACGTAGACCGACCTATTGTCTTTGAAAAAGGCAAGTGTGTGTTATGTGGCAAAGAAGATGATGATTGGTTTATCATGCAACTTTTGTCTGATGGGGCGTGGCGGACATTTCCGCGTGGTATGTCGCTGCGCTCTCAAGGACTGGATGAGATTGATGCGAGTCATCATGTGTATTGCGTTCACAGTTGCTCCGAAAAGATTATGCGGACTTTTACAACAGACCGGGAAGTCAATGCGTTCCACATGGCGTTGCGTGAACGAGGTGGGTAATGGTGGGATACATAATTGGTGGATTTGCGAGCCTGAAGTGGTATTATGCGCCTTTTATGTATCTCCTTAAAAAGCGAGGATTGACCGTAGAATTACTAAATCCCGGTCCATTAGGATTGAATATTTGGCCATTGTCTGTATACGAAGCAGAAGTCAAAAAAGCGTTTGCACATATTGATGCCCCGATTTTTCTTATTGGGCATAGTCTCGGCGGTATTCAAGCCGTGTGGGCAGCGGCGATGTTTCCTCAGTTGGTGAAAAAAATTTTCGCCATTGGCGCACCGTTATATGGCTCGCCGTGGCCTATATATGAGGACGGAATTCGAACATTGTTGGATGTTACTCCTGAAGTGTATGATAAATTTCGGTATGAAATTATTCCCCAATTCGCTTCTCGTCTTATCACGATTTCGTGTCCGCATGATGTAATGGCTCCGGTTGAAAAATGTGTAGTTCTAGGAGCAAAAAATTATGTTGTAGATGTTCAGGAAACATTTGTTCCGACCTCACATCTTTTGATTCCGTATTTGTCATCGTCATTGAATATTATTCAGAGAGAACTTGAGACCTAGTTGCTTTTGTTCCTTAAAGGAGTTATACGTTCGTAGATGCAAGCGCTCCTGCTCGGATTGGGACATCGCGCTCGTCACGGTAAAGACACGTTCGCGATGATGGTCCATGCCCGTCTTCCTCGGGATAGCCGAATTTACTCCTTCGCTGACGATTTAAAAGCGTATTGCCGTGTCTGTTATGGTATGACCACGAAAGATTCGGTCTTACTGCAACGAGAAGGTCAACGATTTCGTCGAGAAAAAGACTTAGATTTTTGGATTCGTCTTGTCCAATTAAAAATTGAAGAACATGAAGAGAGTATCCAACGTCCACATGTTGCGATTATTCCGGACATGCGATACGCTAATGAGTATGCGTGGGTTAAAGCCAATAATGGTATTACGGTGAAAATAAAGCGGCTAAATCCGGACGGGAGTTTGTATATTGATCCGAGTCGTCCATCGGATCATCCATCCGAGACAGAATTAGAGTCTGTGCCGTTCGATTTCGAAGTTGTAGCAGAATCAGGAGATTTTGCTGCTTTGGAAAATGCGGCCGATCATATTGCTCAACTTTTAAAAGAACGGTTAATTCTTCGACAAAAGGAGTATTTGTGAAACCAGAACAGTCTCGTATCCAAATTGAAAAGAAACCACGAATCATTTTGTGGGATATTGAGTGTACCAACCTGAATGCGAATTTTGGGTATATGCTTTGTCTTGGGTACAAGTACCTAGGAGATCCCAAGACCCATGTCATTAGCATTACGGATTTTCCCGCATTCCGTAAAGATCCGACCAACGATTATTATATCGTCAAAGCGGCCGGCGAAGTCTTGAGTGCGGCAGATATGTGGATAACGTGGTATGGTTCGCGATTTGATGTTCCGTATATTCAATCGCGTTTGGTGTATCACAAACTTCCTATTTTACCCCCCGTTCCGCACGTGGATGGGTGGCGTATTGCGAAATATAAGATGCGCTTGAATAGTAATCGTTTGGCGTCTGTGACCGGATTTTTAGAACTCGAAGAGAAAACGCCATTAACCGGTCCTATTTGGATTCGCGCTGCCGCCGGACATAAACCCAGTGTGAAGTACGTCGTTGACCATTGTCTGCAAGATGTGCGGGTGCTGGAACAGGTGTATAATCGAATCAAACCGTTAATGACGAGTCATCCAGGAATGGGTATTCTCGAAGGAAAACTCATCGCATGTCCCGTTTGTGGAAGCGACAAGGTCCAACGGCGCGGATATCACGTGACCCGAGTCCGGAAATATCACCGATTCCAATGCCAGAAGTGTGGCGCATGGTCAAATGATGGGCAGAGCCTTGCCTCGACACGATTACGTTAGGTCCGATTTGCAAAAACATATTTCTCTCTTTACAATTCCCCAAAATAGTTAAATCCTCTAGAGCTGCTATTCTAGGGGATTTTTCATTATGGGTACGCGTTTGACGGGTCAACTAAGCCCGAACGAGTCGGTTCAGTCTCCTCGCGTGTCTCCAACGAATGATGTGTGGACGACCATGAGCGAGGTAATTAATGACTGGGGACTCGGCGAAGCTGATTTGTGGGAACGGTTGATCCTTCGCCAAGATGAATTGCTCAAAACAGGGGCTATTCAGGCCCATCTGTTTCAGCAACTAAATTTTGGTGCTCGATGTACATGTATTAAAGAAGAAACCGGTCAAGTCAACCAACGGTGTCCTAGTTGCTACGGAGCATTGTTTACTGGAGGATATGAGCGCTTTGGTTTTCAGACGATTTATTTCACGGGAGATTCGGCGTCAATTGGAGGAGTCCGACGAGAAGGACGAATGGGCGCTCTTGTCGTTGATCCGCCAACTTTGACGAATATTACGCTTCTAAAAAAATTTCCTGATCATGCCGTGATCGCTGAGGGGGCAACTACCGGCATTATTATGTCTCCTGTATTTCAAATTACTAATAATTTTGCTTTTTCTGGTTTCCGTTTGGATGGATTCGATGGATTACGGCAGTTGACACAGAACAATATTTTGGTCGAATTTACAACGGATGGTGGGACTACGTGGAGAAATATTTCTGATAATTCGTGTTTTAACAATCCGGCATTTAATGTACAATTCCGTGTGACACTGACGCGGGCAAAAGCCACTGATCCAAGCCCATTTTTTCAAATTCTACGTGTTCGATTTCAAATGCAAAAAAACCCCATCGTTCTTATTAGCAAGAAAACATTTCCCGAACAGCGTGTTCTTGAAAGTTTTGGTGTTCGTATTGGGGCTCCTGGGATTACGTGGTGGACCACACCATCACTTGGAATTCCAGGAGGGGACAAAATTTTCGTGCAGGAAAACGATGTTTTTGAATTGATTCAGGGGCAGTATCAAAAAGAAGACCCGGCCAGTGAGGAATTTCCGGTCTCAGGACGGTTTAAGCCGACGAATGTGACGTATGTTGAGCCGCAAGGGAAATTCTTGTCTCAACGTTTTAATATCCGTCTTCTACAAATCGACGAACCGGGGAATGCGATTTTCTAATGGCGACAATATCTGGATTCGCGGCGTGGACTGGTCGAGCGAAGGATATCATTGTTCAGCAGTTACGGGCGCATTTTTCGCTGTTGTTGGCGAGCGCTTCGACGAACGCTCTCAAAGAGCAACCGTTGATTGAAAAGTTCGGTTTGGCTGGGCAAACGTCGGCGGAATCGTTTGTGCAAGTGATTCAAGCCATGCCGCACGCGAACCAGCGCATTCCGACGGTCGCCGTTATGTCCGCTCCTGGAACGGAAAAAAAGATGGGGATTGGGCGTCAAGTGATTCACACATATCATGATCCCGTTACAGGAAAGCCGATGATTCGCGAAATTGTCGGCGGCGACATGACGGTGGTTATTGAAATTTCCACGACGGATACGAATATTCGTTCCGAGTTGACCGATATTGTGCATACATTTTTTACCACATATGCAGAGGAAACAGAGTACGCTTTTCTCGGCGACACGAATATTGACCCATTTTCTGGAGTCCCGAATAATTACCAATTAATTTTAAAATCTGAAGCGGTGATTCAAGGCGAGACGCAACAGGCGCGTCCTGACGGCGAAGCATTCGAAATGATTTATTTTAATAGGATCACCGTCCCGATTTTGTTCCTGGATTATGCCGACCGCGAAGCATTTGATGTTTCCGTGTGCTTTAACCCCACTTTCCACCTTGAAGATGATGCAAATTTCCTTGCACGATTTGATATTGTGCCTCTTGATGAGCCTCGTCAATGGCAATTTGCCAATTCCGATAATTTTGAAATTAATAGTGGTATCGGGTTTGTGAATGGAATTAATACTCAAAAATGGGATATCGTAGTAAATCCGAGCGCTATAGTACGACAAATCGACACAACACTGATGACATCAATAAGTGGAATTAGCGGGAATGGTCTTGTCGCCTTTAAGAGTCTTTCTGATGGTAGTGAGGCTGGAGTTTTAGTCAATAAAAACAGTCCCGGTATTGTCTCTGGAAGATTGCGAACGAAGTTCCGATTTTCGAATGGAAATTCGGCTTTAGTAATCTGTGCTATGCAACAGGGAAGAAACCCGCTTGAAAGTGATTGTTATCAACTGCTCGTCCGACCCGGATCTCCAGCGAGATTGGCCATTATTAAGGGGAATGTGTCTACTGGTCCAGTAACGGTTTTAGGAGAAGGGTCGCGCGTCAATATTCCCATTGGGGTGAATTTGTCCGCACAATTTGAATGGAAAGTGGACCCGCAAAGGTCAAGAATTCGCTTGCGGGGCTATATTTCGCATTGTGAATCGAGTGATTATGGGGCTCTACAAAAACGCTTAGAGATTTTTGATAATACAAACGCCTTTTTAACTTCGGTCGGCGAAAGTGTCGGATTCCGTGAAAATCCCGATACGGCTGGGGACCCGGGCGCTGTATTTATTGATGATCCCGACGTTATTCAAGAAATTGGTAATTTATTGACTAACCCCGCGAAAGTTGGGTAGTTTAACGCTTTAATGAAAAAACGCACGAAAAGACAATGAGAAACAGTTGTATTTGAGGAAGGGAACCCTTTTTTAACGAGGTGGGGTAGGACGGTAACTTAGGAGGATTTCTGAATGGCAATTCGCGTATCACGGTATGTTCCGCCTGGGGTATATATTCAGGAAGAGGTCGTTCAGCCTATTCCGGCATTTATTGGTCTCCCCCGGCAGCTCGTGCTGATCGGCGAAGGTGATCCGTGCAAACTCGTGACCGATGAAAGTGTTGTTCGAGCCTATATTAATCAGGAAGCCGTTACCGTCAATCCGAGCACACTGCAATTTACTTTGTCCAAAACCAGCGACGGCAAGAAAAGCTCCATGTTTTTGTTCAAAAATGGAGATCAGCAAGTTGCCGACGCTTTTTCTGTTGTAAACGCAACGACCATTCAGATTGCGGCAGCGTTTTTTGATCCGACCGCGACATACACGTTCTCCTATCAAGCTACGACGGCGACACAAACGGTCGACGAGTTGGCGTTTGATGTGAATGTGCCATGTGGAGCGATTGTCCGTGTTGGATCCTTTCCGGGTACGAGTGATTTCGTGTCTGGGACAGATTATGTTTTGGTGAGTTCTGGGGTTGCGTGGCTGAGCCCGACTGCGCCGACCATTACGGGATCCACGACCGAAACGTTTAGTGGATTAGTAGGACAGACATTCAACGTAACGTTGAATGGTGGCATTGAACAGTCCGTTACGTTCTCAAATGGGAACTTTGCAAATCCCAATGCTGCGACGGCGGCAGAAGTTGTTACGGTTTTGAATACCAATATTACCGGCATGGCGGCATTCGCTTCAGGTGGACATGTGGTGTTGAAAACAACGGCGGTTGGAAATAGTGCCACAATTCAAGTCGGCGCCGGGACTTCGAATTCCATTCTTGGTTTCTTGAGTGGACAATTTGCTCAAGGCGCTGGCAAGAATCCAGCACAGGGAGCGACGTATTTTGTTACGTATCATGCAAACCGTCCTGCGACGGATTTCAATACGCCCATTTTGAGTACCAGTTTTGATCAGTTTATTGCAAAAGTCGGACCGATTTCGTCAACGAATGCGCTTGCATTGGCGGGACAAATCGCCTTTGAGCAGCAGCCACCGTTTCTCTATCATATTCAGGTTCAGAATACCGGAACGGGACAGGCAGCTCAAGATATTGACTATATTACCGCGATTAAAGGCGCCGAATTAAATCCTGATCTGACAGATATTGTTGTACTCGGGCATCCTACGCTTAATGCGGGCGGAGTGAAACCATTGGTTCGTGCTGCATTGCGGGACCATGTAATCCAACAGTCGAGCTTGATTAATAAGGCGGAACGTATGGGCTGGTTTGGCATGCCCGTTGGAACTGTTGCTGGAGATGGAGAGACGGCTGGGACGTTCGTCTTTGTCGCCACGCAGGAATTGCAGGTTGCTGCCGACAGTCCGGGTCGGGGTCGGTTTGTGCTCACGGGACCGTCGTTTGTGCAGAAGACGTTCCGGTTCCCAGACGGATCAGCAAAGCAACTCAAGTTGGATAGCACCTATCTTGCTACGGCGGTCGCTGCATTGCAGGCTAGTTTCTTGAGCCCGGCTGAAGGGCTATTGCGCAAAGAGCTGGTGGGCTTCGACGCCGTCGAGATTATGAATAAAGGCGATCGCGATTTTATGGCTTCGAATGGGGTGAACTTGGTGGATACGAAGGGCGGGCGTTTCTTGCTATTTGATCCGGTAACTACGGATCAGTCGAGCGCGGAATTCCGTGAAATTAACGTCATGGCACAAAAAGACAATATTGTCAAGCGTGTTCGGAACCAGCTCGATGCGACAATCGTAGGACTTGTACCCGATGATTTGGCGCAGTTCGTCTTTGAAGTTAAGTCGCAAATCGCGACACAGTTGAATGCAGCAATTGCCGATGGGGCGATTGCGCCATTTCAAAACAACGATGGATCAATCCGTAATATTGACTTGGCTACGGATATTATCGTCCAACAGCGCAAGAGTGATCCGACAACGTATGACTTCCGATTTTTCTTCTTTGTGAAGTTTATTGCGAAGAGACTATTTGGAACATATAGTGTGGCTGTGCCGTCAGGTGCCTAAATATAAGTTAATGAAGAGGATTGCTTAATATGGCTATTCCCAATACACGAGTTGCTAGTCAGCACATCATCTCGATCCGTTTTCGAGGTGTAACGATCGGTATCATCCAACGATGGGCACCGCGTCAACAGCGGGATATGACGCCGATTTACGAATTGAATTCGTTGACTTCAGGTCGGCGTATTGATATTGTTCCCGGGAACGTGACTCAGCTTCAAATTGATGTTGCTCGGTATGATCTATTTACCAAGCGTATGCACGAAGCATTTGGATTCCCAGCAAGTGCGATTCATCTTGCCGATCATACTAACCCATTTGATGTGCAGGAGATTTGGCAACTTCCAAGCGGTTTGATTATTGGAACAATCTATCAAGGGTGTTGGTTTAGTTCTATTGGTCGAGAGTACAGCGCGACTGGAGAGCGTGTGATCCGAGCAGACGCAACCCTCGAAGTTACCGATATTCTCAATCTGTAATTGATATGTGTAGTTAAAAGTCGTTTCCTTTCCTTCCTTTATCTATATCTTTTCCTTTTTCAAGAATATAATAAGACAAAACCCTTTGGGGTTTTGTGTATTTTTAATTTTTTGGAGGTGTTATGAGCATACCGAAGTCGGCAATTAACCCCCTTGATGATCTGTATGATTTGATCGAAAAGGGGAAAGTCACAAAAACGGTTACGTGTCGTGGAAAGACATATACGTTTCGGTCGTTGTTCGATGAAGATTATACCTGGAGAGACCAGTTCATTAATATGAATGGTCCAATGGTCATGTTGTCTTCTCAACGATCGCCCACGTTGGCGGTTGCGACAGTCGCCATTGATGGAGTTCCGGTCGAACAGATTCCGGGTTTGGACGAAGTGGGCGAAGGGATTCCATTGTCAGCACGAGAATTTATTGCATCAAATTCAAAATACCTAATTGCATATAATTTGCACACTAAAGTGTACTCGAAGCTGCCTCGGGAATATTTGGAAGAATTGTACGATCTGTTTCAAAAGGAAGTTGAATTGCCGACCCGGATCGTTTCGGAGGAAGACATAAAAAACTCCTAAGCCAATACCCTTTTCTCGCGCTGAAGCAAAGGGTATTGGCGGATTGGAATATTCCTCCTACCGATCCTCGGCTCGGAAAGATGAATACAGCGCGGTGGATCATGGCACACCAAATGCAAATTAGCCGGGAACGGAGGGAAATGCGCCGTTGGGCTCGATTTGTTGGGACGGATTTATCTATGTTCTCTGAATCGCCTGAATCGCCAATTAATGCGGATGATCCTGTTCACGCGATCCCGCTTTCGGCAGTCTTAAATCCCGAAGCATATTCAAAATTGGCGAACACACATGTTCGTGTAGAAGAATCAAGCGTTGATGAAAGTATTTATGAACGCCAAGCAGAAATGCTCGAAAAAGAGGGGTTGCTGACCGAAATTGATAGTGTTGTTGCACAGGCGGAAGAAAAGGTAAAGGCGAAGAAAATGCGCTTAGAAAGAAATCCAGACCAGCAACCTCAAAATGAGCCTCAAATTTTGAAAAAAGTTGATGCCATAGCAGAAAAAGCTGAAGCACAAAAAAAGCGCCGAATTAAGATTGTTCGATGACAGCCGAAGAACTTGAGCAACAGCAACGAATTTTTACCGAGACACTGAAAAAGCAGCAAGAGCTTTTTCAGATCTATACAGAATCCGCGTTGCGGTCTCTGAGCGCAATGCAAAAACTCTATGTTCAAACCGTTGAATCCGGAACAAAAAAATATCAAGAAACAAGTGAAAAAAACCTAACGCGATTCCAATCTTTAAGCCTTCGATTGATGGGGAGTGTGGTTGGTGGGTTTGAAAATGTCTTGCGCGATATGACCAAAATAGTCGGCGAGGGCGGCTTTGGAAGACTCGGCGTTGAAGCGGGAAAAGCGATTGGGGCAGCATTAGGGAAAGGGTTAGCACAGCAATTCGGAAAATCTCCGGAACTGGGTCGCCAACTTGGCGCACTCTTAGGTGGGGGATTTGTGGCTGGAATTCAGGCGCGGGAAGGGATTCGTATGTTAGGGGCCCGGTTGATGCCAGTACTCACGGCCGGACATGAGTTGCGGACTGATTTTACACGTTCTGGAGCACAAGCACTACGAATTTCGACAGATATTCAACGAGCAACAAGGGCTTCACAAGAAGAAATCTTCGGATTAGCCGCGGAATTGTCACGTTTGGGTATTCGGTTTGATCAAGCAGGAGAAAAGGCAACACGATACGCTTTAGCCGCAGAAAAGGTTTTAAACTTGGAATCTGGGCTTGTTGAGGCATTAGATGCAACGATCATTACTCAATATGGAGAGTCATGGCAAGATGTGGCGAAAATATTGCAAGGTGTTTCTTCAGCGACTGAATATTGGCACAACGTAGCACGCCGTACTCACAGCTCTCTTGCTGTTGCCCTTTCGAGCACGAATATGCTCGCACAATTGTATCAGGATGTTGCCGGCGCTGTAAAAGGGACGGCGCTCGAAGCAACAGCAATGAATACTATGCTCCTCGGCATGGTAAATACGATGGGGCAAATGGGGCTTCGACCAGGAATGATGGGGGGTGTAGTAAGAGAATTCATGCAGCGCATGGCCCCAAGTACAACAGGGAGTATGAGACAAAATATTACGCAAGGGATTTGGATTTCCGATATCTTGAGCCGAAGTCCGCGAGGCCAACAAATCCTCGCAGCGGCACAAGGGTTAGCGGAGATCAACAGGCTTGATCCTGCTTTAATTACGATTCCATTGACGCAGTTAATGGCCACGAACCAGGCGCTGACATCGCAGTATTTCATGTCAATTTTGGAAGGGATCTCAGCGATGCGTGCTTCTTTTCCGGGCACAGTCGAACAGCAATCAACGGCGACGCTCTTGAGGTTGGAAGCAGCGTTTGGGCTTGGAGGAATGGCCGGATATGTCGTAATGACAATGGCTGATGAATTTCGAAAAAACCTCGAAAGAGGGATGAAGCCACAAGAAGCATTTATGGCAATTGGACAGAGTGCCGCATACAAAGAAGCGACGCGAGGCACGGAATATGCTGGAAAAAATCCTGAAGAAATTATGCGGCAGGCCGCCCAGTTAACAGCCGGGGCTTTATCGACAAAAGATAAAGCGATGCTTGCTGTGCAAGAGAAATTGGCTTCTGTCGCTGAAGGGTTAGCTGAACTGACGAATGGAAAATTCTTTGATGATCTAGCGACAAAGGGATCAATATTGTTTGATCAAGCGATTCAATTGCTTGCTCCACGGGAAGCTGCCGCCGCAACGCGGCCGGAAGCAGCTCCACTTCCGCCCACTCGTCTTGATGTACCGGCGATTCGAGAGGCTCCTCCTGCCGAAGTACCGGTCAAACCCGGTATTTTCCCATCGCGTTCTACTCCTGTTTTTTCATATTCCAAATCTACTTCACGCGGCATCGAACAAACAACGACGTTTGTGGATGAGAGTGCGCTGTTTGGTGTTAAAGAAGCGTTAGCAGCCGTAGAAAGCAAAAGTCGTGGGGGATATCATGCGATTGGACCGGTAATTACTGATCCTTCGTCACGATATTTTGGACAACGCGCTCTTGGACGATATCAAGTGATGCCAGCCAATATCCCAGAATGGTCTAAAGAAGCTCTGGGATATGCAATTACTCCGAGAGAGTTTTATGATAATCCTGCTTTGCAGGAACAGATTGTTAATTATCAATTGGCAAAACTCATGAGACAATATAAGACCGTAGAAGATGTTGCTTCTGTCTGGCATAGTGGAAAACCTCTTGCACGGGCTTTGCGATCAAGAGATTTGGCGACTGGATTAAGTACTGTTGATTATGTGCGGAGAGTCATTGCAAATCTCCCGGGGAGAATTGGGTAAATGCCGGTACTATATGACCCATATGGACGACCGCTAACTCCAGAGTCGTCACCACAAGACATCGAGCGAATGTTTGAAGAAAGCCGACGCCAAGTCGAAGAAAACACCCGTGCGATGATCGAAGGGACGCGGAAAGCGGCCGACGAATTTGAGAAACATTTGTCCAAGATGAGTTCCAAGATGGAACGCATGATGACTCAGTTTTTCGAAACGTCTCGGGGTAAATCTTTAGAATTCGCACAGAGTCTGGCAAAAACTGTTCAGCAATCGTTCCAACGTGGAATTCCGACGACGCTTGGACAAATCTCTCCTGGTCTTGGGAAAGTCGGCGAAGACTTGGGGTCTTTCGCGGGCAGAGGTTTGATGCGGTTGCTTGGGGTCGGCGGCGTTTGGGCACCTATTGCCGGCATGATCGGCGGCCTCGTCATGAAGGAACTGATGTTCCAGTACGAAGGGTTCCGCATGATTGGTGCCCGGGTTGCACCGATTGTGACTGCCGGACACCGCTTGGATGTCGATTTTGATGATATTGGTGCTCGATATATGCTCGCCGTGCGCGATATTTCACGATCGACAGGTGCCACACAGGAACAAGTTGCCGCGCTACTTGATCAATTGTCTAAAGTCGGTGTTGGTTTTGCTGAGGGAAGTGAACGTGAAGTGCAATTTGCATTAGCGACAGAGCGGATCATGAATTTAAAGCCGCAAACCGTCGCGGCTTTGCAAATAGAGACGGTCACGCATTACGGTGAAAGCCTTAAAAACGCACGCCGAATGGTTTTGGATATGCGGTCGGCTCAACTCGAATTCTTGGCGGTGAGTTGGCAGACGAATTCGAGTATTGCGAGGACGCTGTCTGCCGGTCAAACATTGATTGATGTGTTAGGACAAATTACTGCGGGAGGAAAAAATAGTGGTGCGTCGCTACGTGATATGAATACTATTGCTGAAGCATTAGTAAAAACGATGGCCACAGGTCCGGGCGGGCCCATGTTCCGCCCGGGACAAATGGGACCTATTGGCGCGGGTATATTTCAAGGCGTTCTTCCAGATGTAACACGTATGGGAACGGCCGAAGTTTTCCGGCGGAGTCAAATCGAACGTTTGCTGTTGTCACAAACAGCCGCCGGGCGTAACCTCCTAAAGCAATTGCAAGAACGAGCGTTGCCGCAGTTCAAAGATCCTCGATTGCTGATGCTGCAAGAGCAACAGGCTTTGACACGAGGTCGTCGTGGCTTTGCCGCGCGAATGGCGCTGACAAAATTCATGGGTCTTCATCAATTTTTTGAAAGTTATGGACCCGAACAACAAATAGCAGCTTTTGCTGCGGTGGAAAAAACAATGGGGATTCTCCCTACGCAGGCAGCCGCGATCGAACGTTTAATGCACGAATTGACCGAGCGTGCTAAACTTCGTGGGGTCAGCCCAACGGACCCGGGCGCGATGACAAGAATTTTGAAAGATTATATGCGCGAAGCTCAAAGAGATCCTCACGTTAAAAAGCGGTTAGAAGAGGCTGGGCTACAAAAAGATATGTTGGAAGCGGCGGACAAGCAAGGTCGTGCTATGCTATCTACTATGGACAGAATCGCAAACACTTTGATGGATGTACGGTTGTGGGCGCATGGGTATTGGCAGAATTGGGGACGTACAACCATGAGTGTTTTCTCGGCGCTCAAGGGCTTGCCCGGACCAACGCCGCCAGGACCTGGTGATCTCGTCTCGGCGGGGACAATGGCTGCGGGACTCTTTTCTACTCCGGTTTTTGGGGCAGCCCGTGTTGCGAACGAATTACCAAACGCCGTTTCTACAATGGCTGCAAACATTAACCAGACAGTCGGGGTAGAACCGGGGGCTCGCCCTTATCGCCCTGCCGCGAGTGTTCAAACAACAAACCACGTTTTTAGTACGGGGACATTGAAGAAAATGGACGTGGCGAGGAGTGGTATTTATGGTGTTGAACCGACAGAGTAATTTGACAAAACAGCGCGATTGTGCTATTTATTTTGTATAAAAAAGATGAAAGGGGTCTTTGATGAACAGCATTGAGAACTCTTTGCGGACTTCCGGCATAGCTTATGCAGATCTTAGCCTAAACGAGAAGGTCGCTCGGGGGGAGATAACCCAATTGCGCGCGGACGTGGTGCGTGTCGGAAAGTTTCTTGGGACGTTGGTGGTGATTGTTGTAAGCATGGGTCTGTTCACGTTTGTGGTTGGAACCGGCTTTTTTCTCTTGGACTTTCTACTTGATAATCCTGAAGTAGCACCGCGATTGGTATGGTTTATTGTGGCAAATCATACAGTCCAATTGGTTGTGTTTGGGGTTTTGTCTATTATTGGATGGCGTCGTTATCGACTTCCGCTTAACAAGCATCTTGCACAAGGAACAGGCACAATGGACCTTGAATGTCCACGGTGTCGTAATTTGGACGAAAAGAACCGTGTGAACGGTGGATTTATGTGTACTATGTGCGGATGGACACGCGCTGCGTAGTTTATTCGATGGAGGGGGATTATGCCGACATTTCCAATTCCGGCGCTTGCTGATGCATTATTCAATAATATTCCAAAAGATAAAGGTCAAGGTGTAGAGATTTTTACAGATGAGGCGTTACGAACGATTGGTGGAGTTAATACTGAATCTGTCGATCCGAAAGTAGTTGGAATACGTCTGAAAGTCGCTCCTCAAGACATCGAATTTGTTCAGCGATCCCGCATTTCCGAACAGATTATTAAAGATGGTCGCGCGTTTTTCTTTTGGCGGAAAGATCGTTCGTCCAATCATCTCGACCTGCTCGAAATTCGTATGCGGGGAATTACGCGGTCATTGGCGTTCGAACGCCAGACGCCACGCACTGTTCGCGAAGTACTGAGTACGGAAGTTGCAAATATTGAATCGTTGTTTATTCCGACTGCTAACACAACTACTGCCGCCGGACAAAACCCGATTACGCCGAAGCAACGGGACTGGCTACGGTTGTGGCGGATCACCCGAGAGCCGTTTGTCACTGAGAACGGGATTAACAATCATTATATTCGATTACAAACACCAGCATTGCCCACTCCTGTTACATTCGTGGGGCATTTCACGGCTCCGATTGAGTGGCGTCATTCGGCAAGAAACCCGTTCCTCGTTGAATGGAGTTTGGGTCTTATTGTTCATAACACTATTCCGGATCTAGAAACACTATTTGCTCAAGCCGAACAAATCGTGACAAATGCTAGCTAATGGCAGATAAGACAGGGACCATCGGAGATAGCCTGACTGATCGCGTATCGTATTCAGTTGATACGCCACAAAAAGAGAGTCAGGTTTTTATTGGCGCACCCGACTATCGTGTATTTATCTGGGGCATCGAAATTACTGATGATGTGTATGCGGTCCAAGTCAGTCAGCAAATGAATGATAATGTTGGGACAGCGGAAATTCATATTGTGAATGATAATTTGAAATGGATTGTGCCTACCGCATTAAGCTTAATGCGGTATGATTTTATTCCCGATGAATTGTCATTAGGAGACAATGATGGACCGTTATTTAAGAAAGGCGCCATAGGGACGAGCACCCAAACTCGCCGAAAAATTACTCCCGTAAAATTCGCGAAAAAAAAGATCGCAAATTTCCGAGCTTCTCTTGGTAAGAATCAATCATTAGGTCAAGCTGGTCAAGCCGTGTTGAATCGTTTCAAAAATGATCGAAATTTCCCGTTTCTGCCGGGGTCGCCGATGATCCAGATGGGCGATCCTGTTCGTGTGTTCTTTAAAAATCCGTGGAGTATTGCGAATAAATCGCAAACGGCGGGAAGCCAAGAGGAGTGGTACTTTGCCTTTACGGGATATGTTTCGGCTGTTACTGAAGATTTTGATTCAGAGACGAATCAATCCAAATTACATTTATTCTGTGAAGATATTCGTCGTTTGTTGCGGTATATGCGGACAACGACAAGTCCGAACGTTTTTAACATTAACGTGACGAATGAGTTGTTCGTTGGGCAAGACGCTGCCGCATTCTTCAAGCGAATTTCGGGTGATGCAACCCTTGCGACCGGCAACGCGGCGATTCAGGCTGGAATGCGGTTAGTCAATACGAATCCAGACGGTTCTGGTCCGCAAGGTATTATGGACTTTTTGCTCTTTGGCGACACCGGTCATCGGCCATCAAATTTCTTGAATAACCAGACTGAACCCGGCATGCAATTAGTCACAGGATTGCTTGGATTTAATCCAAACAATAAAGAACTCGTGATTATCGACGGATCGGCTGGTGGGGGAGCGATCGAACGAAAAGTCAGCGAGGCCCTGGATAGAATATATCCGATTCTTACAGAAGAGCAAGTAGATAGATATGGTGCGGATTGGTCTCTAGGTGCAGAGCCCAGTATCGCACCAGAGCCTAATACGTTTTGGGTTATTCTCCCGGCGAAAACCGCATTCACGAGTGAGTCAACGGATCCCAGCGCGAGTTTCCGGTGGCCATATGACTGGGCTATGCAAATTACGTACTATTCCGATTTTCGCTCGCGTCTAGACGTAATTAACGAGTTCGTAACAAAACAAGATAGTGTGTGGTACGCGACGCCGAAGGGCGATATTGTCCTTGAATTTCCTCAATATGACATGATTCCTCAATTACACGCAAAACCGTGGAGAAACATTCTCCAGATCCAGAATGAGTTTTCGAAGTTTTCTATGACGGAGGATGATCGGAATATTACTACGTTGACGATTATTGAAGGGTCGCCAATTGCCGATATCAACCCCGAGGGTCTTCCGCCCGTAGCTATTGGTGTAGAATTTAATCCCGAATTAGCAGCACGATTCGGTGTACGTCAAAAAATCGAAAGGCGTCCATTTAAATATTCACGAGATTATTTAAATTCGTCGTTAAAAGCATTGGCTGCTATGGCTCAGGAACTCTCGAATTCCGATGCTTTTCGCCTTGAGGGTCTTGAGACTCTACCAAATTTTAGAGCGCCGATTGGACGACCGTATTTCTTTAAATATCGAAATATTATTGGGTATTGTGTTGCGATCCATCACCAAATTGTGTGGGGGGCTCTTGCCCAAACAGTATATGAATTACGCTATATTCGGCATTTTGATGTCAAAAATGCGACATGGACGAAAATTTCCGGCGATTTTGGATGGTCCTGGGTACGAAATACAAACACGTCTGGGGACTCCCAATTCGGTGCGCGTCCAGTAATTCATTCTTTGGGCGGCCCGGCGGAGAACAGCGTCCGAGATCCTTCGAGTAATATGGCTCGTGATTTATTGTCAGAAATATTACGCGAAGAAGCAGCAACAGGAAAAGAAGTTCTATCGACGACCGATAAACAGCAACTAGAAAAGATTGCTGATCAATTAGGACAACCGCTTACATTGAATGAAACAGAGCGACAAAAACTGGTTGAACAATTGAACCAAATTATATCGAGGATGAAAGCATAATGATTTCAGATCCGTATTTGGCCAAAGGAAATTACGACCGAATAATGTTTGCCTTAATTACCGCTGTGGATGAAAAAGCGGGTAAGGTGTCTATTCAGTTTTGCGATCACTTTGGATTTCGTGACGGTGTTCCGATGCCGGTTGTCGCAATGAGCCGCGATGCGTGGATTCGTTTTATCCCCCAAGTTAATGATGTGGTTTTAGTCGGAATTCGTCCTGATGATTCTGCGGCCATTTTAGGTTGGCATCCGTGGGCATATTCCGCTAGAACCGAAGGTTTTGAAAAAAACGAAAAGAATCGGGCTGGTGGGGAAGGTCCGGAAATGGGACAAGCGTTGCGACCCGGGGAGATAGACATTCGTTCTTCCGGAGGGGGATATCTCCGATTTAACAATATGGGCGATGTCCTGTTAATGGGTCTGTCTGGTCGTATTCATATCTTTGGAATAGAAAGCTTAATTGAACATAGTCAAACTGCGTTTAAAGTCACTGATGGTCAAAGTTGGTTACGGTTTGGACATGCGTACCGGCTGTTTCCTGGGGTCTCAGCACGCGAACTTCCGACCGCAGGTTCTGGACAACCAAACAATGGTCCTACGCCAATACGGGAATTTGATGTACGGTTATTTGACGAGCAGGGAAACTTGCTTGTGCAAGAGTCGCTCGGAGAAGTTGTGAATACGAACGGCGTAGTTGAGCTGAGCGGGACTAGTGGAAATGGAACGACGACGCAACTTCAACTTCCAAACGTCGGCGATGTGGCGACAAGTTTTTTTAAAGGTGATATTGGTGCTCTCAAAGATCAGTTTGTACAAAGCCTAGGACAAATCGCCGATCAAGTTGTTAGTTTTGTAAATAACCAGATTGATGCAATTTCGACGGCTATTAACACGGTAATTAATGGAATTGGTGGCAGTTTAGACGATATTATATCTACAGCAAGCGATTTAGCGGGCATAATAACTGGTATTGGGCCTATTGGGGGAGATGGAGGAAAATTAAGCGGGATTGGTCCAGTCGGCAAATCCTTACGGCATCGGCTACTTATTAATAAAGATGGGAAACAAGTCTATGCTCATGATATTGATGAGGAGGGGGGTGTAACGATATCTTCGGAGAGTGAAGATGGTGGTCGCCTCAATGCGAATGGGGGTGGATGGACGATATACGCAAAGAAAGCAATTCAAGTACTCGGAAAAGGCGTATCAATGGTAGCTGACAATATTACGCAGACCGCAAAAAAAGATATTAAACACGTCGCGGGAGGAAAAATTCGGCGCATTGCTGGGACGGACGTGAAAGATAATGGATTGAACATTACTCGAACGGCAGAAACCATGATTCGAGATCGCGCCGGCGTGAGTATTACGCAGCAATCGGACGGAACAATTACGATTCAAGCAGCGACATCATTATCAGAGAATGCGACGACGATCTCTGTTTCGGCCAGCGGGAATGTGACAATATCGGGTGGGGGAGCAGTAACAATAACGGGTGGAGGAGTTGTAACAATAGTGGGAACACAGGTTCTGATTAATTAGGAGGATATATGGGAGCGCCAGTGGCAGTTAACGGGGATACAATTGTAGGAGTTCCGATTTCAAGTGCGTCTGCTGTAAAAACAAAATCATACGGGCAGGCTTGGATCTTGGATGGTGATCCTCTTCCGTCTCATCCTCCAAACACCGGACCACATGTTGCGCCGACAGCACAAGCGAATCCTAATCAAACAATTATTGTTGAAGGGAAAAAGGCGGTTCGTGTGAATGTGGACCCGGCAAGTTGTGGGGATGTCATTTCTCCGGGATCTGGGAACGCTCAAACAGTAATTTTAGGTCCATAATTATGGCATTTAAATTCGACCAGTGTTTATTTGAAGTTTTGGGAAAATTCGCGGTCGCTGAATTATCAGCGGTTTGCGATTTTATAAATTCAAAAATAGATATATTGGATAAAGAGCTGAGTAAAGCTTTGGCTGTTACCGGATCTTTAAATGCCCAATTATCAAATATGGAAAAAATCGTAAAAACAGCAAGTACGTTTTTAGATGATCAAATCGCGTCAAGTCCTCTATTGAGTATTGCGCGGTCTTTAAGCCCAAACTGCGGTCCTATCGCCGATGTCTTTCAAGGGGCGGTCGATGCTGGGAATATTACGGCAACTGCGCTTGCGGATGCTACATATATAGCGAGACAGATTTCGACACGAGATGGTTTAATTCAAACAGCAAAGAACGAAGCCGAAGATGCTATATCCGCTTTAAGCGATTTGTGTACCATTATACAATTAACAATATTAGAAAAGTCCAATCAGCCCGGTGCTGCCAATAAGTTAAGTGATTTTATAGGAAACGCCGTAAAAAAGACAACGGATTTTATCAAATAATTATGTTGCAAGTGAAAGCATCGCCACGAGGTGGCCAATTTATTGAATTTCTGCGGATTGATATTACTGCATTTGATGATGGGGTTTCCCCTGTTGTTGGTCCACCTTTCGAAATTTTGTATACGACAGATGGATCAGTCCCGTCGGATACAAATCCCTCCACCAAAATCCGTCGATCTCCAATTACACAATTACCAATTAATGGACCAACCACGCTAAAGTTTTTTGCTCGAAATCTGAGTCCTCCGACGACGTTTACCACCAGTATTGCCATTGAATTTTATGACGTGTTAGAATTGACAGCAAGAAACGAGGTCCCAACTGTTGGTCCTTCGATTCGGAATTATACATTGACAATTAATGATATAGGAGATTTGGTTCGGACATCACCAGGTCAATATGATGTTGTGTTCGGAATTGACAAAACAAAACAAGATATTCGTGAGTCTATATTGGTCGAGAATGTGCCACAAAATGCCCCTATTGGGGATCGCACGCTCCCAAAATTTGGGTCGGCGTTGAATCGTATCTTAGGGCAAAGTCTTCCTGTTGATTTTGCAGCCAACGAAATACAAGCATCAATTTTTGATGCACTGACTACGCTTATGAACTTGCAACAAGACGAGCGGGTACCGTCGGATGAACAAATTCGAAGAATTATTACGGTGACGGTCGTTCCGCTTGATCCGACATCATTCCGCTATTTCTTCATGGTCGAGACGGTCAGCGGACAAAAAGTGTCCGATTCGGGTACGATCCTAGTATAGGAGTAAACATGGCGATTACGGTTAAAAGTAGAGCGGACCTTATTCAGGATTTAGCGAATGCGATTAAGAATCGTGATCGCTCCATTGAAACAGGGTTTGGTCCGGTAAAAGATATCGTTATTGATCCCGTGTCGCTTGTGGCTCGGGATATTTACACTCAAATTCAGCGTGTTTTTGATATTCAGTTTTTGAAAAACGCTGAACTTATGACGACTGAAGAATTAGACCTTTTGGGTGAATCACTAGGGATTAAGCGGAAAGGTCCCGTGCGAGCGACAGGTTCGGTATTCTTCTTCACGTCGAGTCAACCAACATCGGACATCGTTATCCCTCAAGGAATTCCTGTTTCTACATCATCTGTTGTTGGGATTAAGTCTGTGCAAACATTTGTTACGACACGGACAGTGACGTTGTTCGCCGCATCGGCGAATGCCTTTTTTAATCCGACAGCCGGCGTATTTGAAATTGAAGCACCAATTCGGGCGATTACTCCTGGGGATGCCGGTCGTGTGGCCGCAGGGACGATTACGCAAATACAGCGCCAAATCCCGGGTATTTCCTCAGTTGTTAATAAGTCGGCTACCGTAGGGGGAAAAGATGCCGAAACGAATTTGGAGTATGCGAGGCGAATTCGTCTCGCCTTATTGGGCACAGAACGTGGAACAGCGAATGGTGTACGACGGTTTGCGCTCAATGATGATCGGGTGGTCGATGCTCTTGTAGTGATGGCTGGCGATCCACTGATGAAAAGGGCTGAAAATCTCTCTGGCGCGGTCGATGTGTATATTTTGGGTGAAGAACCTGCCGTAATTCAACAAAGTGAAGTATTCGATGGGTTAGATATTTCTTTTGATGTTGAACCGATTATTTTTCCTGGTCCCGTAGCGAGTATTACTGGGACCGTGGTTGGTCCGCTCACGGAAAATGTGCATTTCTTCGTCGTTCCCGACACGGTCTTAGGGGGATCGGCGAGAGCGAGAGATTTGATTCGATGGAACCGTTCGGCATCCGGCCTTCCGGCAATTGGAGAACAAATTACAATCGAATATGTGGCGGATAAAGTCATTTCTGATCTTCAAACAAGTATGGATACTTTAGAGAACACGGTCTTGGCCGATGTGTTGTTCCGTCGAGCAACGCAAGTTGAAATCTCTATTGAGGCTACAATTAAAATATTGCCCGACGCTTCAATTGATACCATTTCGGATAAAATTCTATCAGCTATTACGTCATTTGTTAATACACGTGGTCTTGGAGAAAATATTATTCCGTCCGATCTCGATCTTGTTATCCGCAGTGTTCCGGGCGTGGATTTCGTTATTCTTCCTTTCGATCGTTTGTCGCGGGCAACGGAACAAGGTTCAGACATTATCGTAATCGCGAAAAATGAATTTGCACACGTTAGTGACACCAATATTACACTTCACTTGTCGACATGATGAAAGTTCAAAGTCTATTTGTTCCAGTAAAAGTTGTGGCATCTCCACTTCCATCGCCGTCGTTTGAAGCGGGCGATGAGGTCGTACTTGATACGAATGTCCCCGCGTTTATTTTATATACGCTCGATGGAAGTATTCCACAAGATGGAGCATTGGGGACATTCAAACAGGATGCTCCTGTTACGATAAAAATTTCCACAACAACAGTTTTGAAATTTAAAGCTATTGACAATCGTCTAAATCAAGATTTTAATCAAACAAAAACACAAACATTAGTATATACTGTAACTCGTAATAATCCGGCAGAGATTTTTCGTGACAACAAACATTTTTTTAAAAAGCTGGATGGGGCAATTGTGGACCATAATTTTTATGTGGGGGGCGGTAAGTGGGTAGTTCCAACCTCAAATACACCATATACTTATCTTTTCAAAAATATTGAAGGATTTCCCGTAATCGTTCGTCTCCTCCAAAACGGAATCGACGCATTGAATACTTCTTCTTTTCCCCGATTGAACCCCGGTGATACTATTGAATTTCCTGTCGTATCGCGTTCGGGGGATAATAATATTGAAATTCAGACAGAGGAAACTTTCTAATGGAAAAATTTATAAAAAAACGAATTCTTGACTACCGCCGCCGCAACAGAATTCAGGAAATTCCGCTTAAAGTTGTGGGACAATTGTCAATTCGTGTTCGTTATCCTGGAGAGAATGAGTGGACAGATCTTGGGGTTGTATCAAAGGCCGTTGTAACTCAAGGGGCAATTGCGCAAATTGTTGCAGTATTGCAAGGCGGGTCTGCGACGACATTGCAAAATTTCAAATATCATGCTAGCGGAACCGGTACGGCGGCAGAAGCCGGAACGGATATCTCTCTTGGATCCGAAGTAGAAACTCGGGAAGTTGGGACTCAAACCAGTACCGGACCCGGAAATTACCGGTCTGTTGCAGCGCACACATACAATGGGACATTCGCAATTACCGAGCACGGATTATTTTCCGCTGCGACGGGCGGAGTATTATTTGATCGGAGCAAATTCGCTCCTATTCTTGTCTCCCAGGGCACACAAATCCAATTTACTTACGATCTACAAATTATTGGGTCATAAAATTGAATTAAGCACAAAATAGACATGGCGGATTTTACAGATTTCTTTTTTGGCTCCAATATCGCAGTTTGGGAAGAAGCGATCGGCGAAATCTTTGAACAAATCGAAGATCAACGCCAGGCCGCATTAGCTGCGATATATTTGAGCACAGCCGCGATCAGCGATCTGAGTGATCGGTATGCGGTGCTGACTGGGGGAAAAATTGATCCGGCTTGGCAGTTGGAAGTTTTCCGCGAACATTTGCAAGAAACGATTCAAGCATTTTTGATGCTCGGGGGAACTGGCGAGGGTATTTCGCAAGTCGTCGCCGCGACGACCATGATCCCTCCCGTTATTCGAGATGTAAGATCACTCTCTCGGTGGTTGTTGGGCTTTCAGTATCTTCCGAATCGCTTTTTTAAGCACGGAGACGGTTTTGTTTGTGCTACTGTCGATGGACCGTATACTATTACTCAAGATACGAATACCTTAATTGTCACGGTCGATGGTGGTACGCCGCAAACGATTACATTACCAAGTGGTGATGCGGTTACTGAACAGGAAGTCATTGACGCTATTAACTCGCAATTAATTGGTGCTGTGGCGAGTTTATTTGGAAAGCGGTTTTGTATTGAAACGTTACGATCAGATGCTGGTGGATCGGTTCGTATCGAAATCGCATCGACTGCGGATACGTTGTTTGGATTGGATAATTTTACTCGACAAAACGCTCCGCCACCTCCTGGATTACAGGGATCACAACCGTTTGATTGGCGTATTGAGGCTCCAACAGGGTCTCTGTCGCTACCGAAGAGCATTGATGCGGCTATTTTTGGAACAGGCAGCGCTGTTGTAAAAGCCACAAAAGACTCTCCGTATCCTGGCTTGATAGGGACGAAGCTGTTAGGGAATGGAAGTTTTAATAATGGGTTTACGGAATGGGACACGACCGACGGACCCGATTTCTTTATTACGACGAGTAAATCTCACAGTGGACATACCTCGTTGGCTGTCCGCACGAGACGAACCTTGGTCGGCACGACCCTTGTTGACGTAGTCAATACTATAAAAACAGAAAAGAAATCAATACCAAGCAGCGGATGTGTATTACAATTGACCGGGTTTCATCAGGCGACGAATGAAGGACCGGTTTATATTAGTCCGCCAAATCCTCCAACACTTTTTACTTGGCAGACATCGAACGCCGTTTTTGGTTATGTTGATAAACAAGTAGGAGAGGATCCGATAATTTCGACCCCAGATCAAGTCACAGTAACCCTCACAGATTTGAGTGTTAATTTCGTTGATCTGGGTGTTAAAGTCGGAATGGTGGTGCATATTGACGATGGGGTTCATTTATTTGACGGCGTAATTAAAGGCGTCTTCGTCAGCGTACTAGCTATTGATCTTTGGCGGAAAGGACCGAATGGAACTCCGAAGGATGTTTATGTTTCTGGTGGTGCATCTCTTGTTCCAGTAACGTACACGTCAAAAGGGCTGATAGATCCAACACAAGATTTTATCGCCGCCGGTGTTCAAACCGCCCCTTCTTTCAATCCTGGGCTGTTCTATGTACGAGATAAAATCCGAGTTGACACGATTATTAATGGGGTTCATCGGCAGATTGTTCGTGATATTTTGTTTATAGATCACACCGTAATCGGTGTTGGGGATTGGGGTGGATCTCCTACACCAGTCAATAATAGTCGGTATTTTGTTTATCGAAGACCGTTGAATGGTGCGGCGTATACGATTTTTCATTCGTTGTCTGAGGCGCCGACGACAGTGGGCGCCGCTATTTCTCCGGCTGTTTCGGCGCAATTTAAGTATACATTTCAATATTTTGACCAAAATCAAACTTTGTTGGGATCAGACGATACTGGTATTCTGTTGCCTGCTCCATCGCAAGATTATTCGTCTTTTAGTTTAGAAGCAACACCTCCGCCGACTACAAAATTCGCACAATTATTGATCACGGTTTCTCCTGATCCGGCCGGTCCAGGCGCTTTAGCTACCATAGATGATTTGGTGTGGGAATGCACCAATAAAACGCTTCTTGAATTCCACGTCGCCAATGATAGTCGCATGCAAAAAGTCGTTTTTAAGAACGAAACGCAGAGCGCTTCTGGAATTATCTCTTATACCGGATATCCTCAAGATGGCGACTTTGTCCATATTGGTAATCAAGTTTTTGAATTTGACATCGGTTCTCGTTCTTCCGGCGTACTAACGTACAGCGGACAACCTGCCGATGGGGACACTTTTACTCTCGGTGGAGTTGTTTTTGAATTTGATTCGGATTGTGTGGTCGCTCCTGGACATATTCAGTCTGTTATCGGTGCTACAGACGATGAGACTTTCTCGATCTTACAGTCAAACGTCGTTGCATTTTTGGGCTCGATGGTTACTGCGGTACTCGATACAACTGCTAAAACAATTACGTTTAGAGCAAAAATTATTGGTCCAATAGGCGATACCATATCATTCCAAGCAAATTCGACTGCGATTACGCTAAATCCTTCTGGGGGATTTTTGTTTGGTGGGAGTTTGCCGGCTGTTCAGCCAGGTGCAATCCCGATTCATATTCAAGATCTGGATCCGAATAATCCGCCTCCGCAAGACACGATTGATCAGCCCTATATTCAATTAACTCAAGAAATCAACATTGAATCCTCATTGGTGAGTGCAACGATTAATACGGACACCAACCAAATCCTTATTCAAGCACAGGAAGGTCTTTCTGGAAACCAGATTATCTTTTTAGGAAATGCAGCTTCTCCTCCTGCTTTTACGTTGATTACGGGGAATCCCGGATTTTTGTCCGGCGGAACTGCACTGAACGCTGGTGGATTGATTACGTATAGTGGTCAACCTGCTGATGGGGACGTGTTGGTTATTGGTTCAGTCGGATATGAATTTGATAGTAATGCTTCAGGGATTTGTGGTGGGACGATGCTTGTTCCCATAAATCCTTCTGGTGTTGGGTTTACGTATTCGGGGCTAACGGCATTGGTGAATGCCGTCGGCGAGGCAACAACGACTTTAGATGTCACGTCTAACACGATTACCGTCACGGCGAATACTCCAGGCGTCGCAGGAAATACGACACCTTTTCGAAAAGAATCTTCTGTATTGACGATTCTTCCGAACAATGGAGACACCTCAGCGCAGACAGCGACAGGAACCAATAATATCAGTCGAAATTATGCGGCCGCATTAGTGACATACGAAACGGCGGCTACACCGCCGACAGTTGCAGTTGCTGGAACATTCCAAACAATTTCGGGAATTCAGACAGCGACGGTTGGGATTACATCAACAGTTTTTACTGGGAATAAAGTTATCGTCTGTGTTGGTACTGCCTCGACGACTCAAGATCCGACACCCCCGACCTGCGTTGATACTCAAGGAGGGACGTACAATCTCGATGCGTCAGTGACTTCAGGAGGCAACGGTCGGGTATATGTCTTTTCACGTGTTCTCGGAAGTAATTTAACGGCTGGGACGGACACGATTATCGTTTCCGTCAATAATGGGCAACAATTTAATGGAGTAGCGATTAGTGTCCTTAATGCTTCAGTTTGTATGGCCGATCAGACGGCAACAAATACGGGCGTAGGGACGAGTCTGACTGTTGGGCCGACCTCTACACTGTCTACGAGCGGAGAGTTGGTCTTGGCGGTCTTTAGTATTCTTGGACCGTCAAGTGATGTTTTTACTCCGGGGACGGGGTATTCCGTAATCGGCCGTGTTGGAACTGGAGCAGACCCAAATCAAGTCACTGTTGTTCCGGAAGTAAAAGTATTAGCTTCTGGGCATTTAGATGGAGCTATCGCTGGCGGATTTGTTGATCCGGACAATCCGACGTGTGATGAAGTTGCCGCGTATTTGAATGCCCGCTTAAGCGGTATTACTGCATTTTGTGAAGTAGTACCTGATGTGTTTCCTCATGGTCGATTGGGTCTCAAGACATTGTACTCTGGAGTCAATAGTTGTCTGGTTATTGGTTTTGGAAGTGCGAATCCCATTTTAGGATTTGCTGATGGTGAGGGCGTTTGTAATGACATTAGTACTCGGCGTCCAGCATGGGAAGTCGCTGCGGGCGGAAGCGGGGTCGTTTCGTTAATTGCCCGGGCGGTTCCTCAAGCGAACAAGTTTTTTGGCACGGATTGGCATTTACGGTTTTGGACTCGCGCTTTTCATCCTTCAGGTATTGCGGTCAGTGGACTCATGGTTAGCGGAATTTTGGGGTATGCGTCTTTACGATTTGATTCGGGAATTCTTAATACGGGGACTCCGCTCCAGATTACAGAAAGTCCCGCAGTCGTAGAAGTTATTGCCTCCGATCCGGGTCAGAAGTTTCAAGAGATTGAGGCACGCATGACGTTCTCTGGAGTAACGAGTGGTATTCACGTCGTGGCCAGTGAACCCTATTTAATTAACGAAACGGATAAATCGCTGCATCTATCCAGTCATACCATTCCGCGTAATAAACAGCGAGAATATGGATTGCACCGGTTGACCATTGCAAATCCCGATTCATTTACGGTTATTGAGGCGGGACTTGTAGGAATTGTCGAGGAAGTTAATGACGAACCGGTGGTTCTTATTGGTACGCAATTTACAGATTTACAAAACAAGAATATTTTTGAAAATTCAGAATCGGTCTCTCGGCGTGGCATCCAAGCGTTTGGGACTATTACGTATACCGGAAATCCTGCTGATGGAGATATTATCCGACTTGGGGATGATGTATACGAGTTTGACAACAATTTTGTAATCGGGGCAAATAATATTCAAGTCGTAATTGGATTGACCGCCGACGACACTTTCCAGAATTTTGTTGATCAAGTCTTATCCAATTCATTGACCCATGAAGCGGAAATTAACACGGAGCTGGGGATTGTCACAGTCCGAGCGATCACTCCCGGCGTTGCTGGTAACAAGTTGATCTTTACGGCGAATTCTTCCGTCGTCACGTTATCACCGATTACCAGCCAGTTAACCGGCGGAGTTGATCCGCAACCATTTACACGGAATGTCGATTATATTATTCGATACGATACGGGACAATTAGCCCGAACGGGGACGAGTACTATCCCTGATCCATCTCCAAGTGATTTGGTTATTGATTATTCATTTTTCCCGGGCGGAGTAGATCGGGATAGTAGTTATCCACAGACGATTAAACCCGTTGGACAAAAAATTGAACCCGATCGTTCTGCTCGATTCTTCTTTTTTGGGACAAGCGGAGATTTCGCGAATAGTAGTGGAATCTCGACAAATTTCGTTGTCGTCCCCCGTGTTCCAGACCGCTTCTCGTATCTGAAGCCTATAGAACGGGGACGGTATGCTCAAGTCGTCGTATTTAGCGGTGTTGGATTCTCAGCGCCTCTGGATTTTACTGCAAAAACAGATCAAGACAGCCTCCTTGTCAAGAACGGCATGCCGATTCCTCAAAGCGCATCCGGATGGCAATTCCAGAATGAAAATACGATTGTGTTAAATCCCGCAGAAGTTGATCCAACAGCGACATATGAGTTTGAGTATTTCCTCAAATATCAGTATACTACGCCGCCGATTTCCGTTCCTGAGCCAGAAACGGCGTATGTATTGTTGCCATATAGTTATAAAGTCCGCAATGTCGAAGAAATCAAGGAAGATGTACAAAAAGTTTTGACGCTGGATGAAAACCGTATCGCAAAGCTGACTGTCCCAGCGATTATGGATCAAGCATTGGCTACTCTTGAAAAGACCGTAGCTGGTCAAACCCAAGAGGTCGGCGATGAATTTTGGCAGTTTGTTGATGAAACAACCGTCGAGGTATTCCTTGGTGCATTTGACGATAGTGCAACGTATACATTGACATACAAATCGTTACGGGTCGAGTTTGTGTCTCCCGTTAATGAGCAATGGGAATTTGCAACGACAGACGCTAATATGAATTTTGGACCGTTTGTGCCGTTTAATATTGGTGATAAATTCCTATTGGGTGATTTGGTCCAATTCCGTGTTACGGCATATGGAGACTTTGATGTCGATGATTATCGGGTCCGCTCCGTTGCCGGAATTGTCGACAGCCCGTTTGTATCCAATTGTGGGTTCGGATTTGAGCCCTTTGGAAAACTTCCCTTCGGGGGATGTGGTCTCCAAGTCTTCGAAGAACCGACCCAGCAACAAAAAGCTTTGACGGGAACAATCTCTTTGGGAGGGACATTGACAACCGCAGTATCTACGTTGGGCAGTGCCGCATTGTTTACTCCTAATACCAGTGGAGGATTTTCTCTAGCTGGTACTTCGTATTGGGCAATCGCGCAAGAAAGCTTGGGTGGTTTGAGTTCGACTCCTGGTATTGCAACTGCCATTATCCCTATTGATCTTACGTTAACATCGTTATTCATAGTATTGCAGGGAAATTTAACTGCGGCTTCTTTAACGGCGAAGTTCTGTGTGAATGGAGTAGCGCGAAATGAAATTGTTGTGACGATGACAAGCGGAAGTAGGATCGGAAGTGCTACTGGGTCATTACCAATTCATGCGGGAGATACTTTGTGTGTTCAAATTACGGTGCCATCATCGACGACGACTTTGAGTATGATATCGGCAGGGTATAAAGTGAATTTATCTTCATAAGAGGGTTATAAATTATGGCGTTTATTAAATGGAGAAGAATAGGCTTTTCTACTGGATGGGACTCGATGTTTAGTCAGAGTTCAATAGTGGGGGGAAGTTCGGGCGAACAGACGGTTCCTAACTCAACTAATATACTCCTAGACGGAATTAACGTCATAACCACTGTTGCGATTGCGCCTACACCGCCAGGTGCAGGTAATGCTGTTTCTTATAGACTTAAATATAATAACAACGCGTCTTTGACTCCCCCAATTGCGATATCCGGATTAAATACTACAGCGAGTTTTACACCAGTTAATGCTGTTATACCGGCTTCACAGACAAATTATATAACTAATTGGATAAGTGGGTCCCCCTCCCCCTCAGGTTTTATGCATGTAATAACGGCTTTTGAAGATACACAGAATAAATTCATAAGTTACTATGCAATTGGTAATACAGATTCACCACAAACAGCTCTACTAATTAGTCCGTTATCTGCTACTCCTATTTTTTTTGATATGGGAGGTTTTCCGGCTTTTAATGAAACACAGGCTCAAACACCGTGGCCAGTTACTGGGAAATTCAAGAATTTTTTTGTACGATGGAGTCAGTTTGCAAGCGGAAGCACGGCATCTCTCGTTTTAAGAAAAAACGGTGCGGACACAGCCTTGGCTTTTAATCTTACGGGGGCGGGGTCTACACCGCAGGGTACAACCGATTCTACCACACAGATTCCAGTGTCCATTGGAGATTTGTGTAGTTGGAAAGTTGTTAGGACAAGCGGTACGGCTACGTCTCTGGAAATTTTTATTTCATATGGGTTTTCCACGGTATAATTGTTTAAAAGGAAAAGTTCTATATTAATGGACTCTCCAACGTATTTACTACAATTCGTTTAATATGAGGGAATTATGCAAAGGACACTGTACACTGACGGTGTAGAAGTTGACGAGTCAGATTTAGATAATACTGAAAATACGAAAATTTCTGAAATTTTGCTAACACGGACTCAATTGAGTCGATTTGGTGTTATCGAAGGTCTGACGCTATCAATTGTCAATAATTCGGTTACGGTTGGGATTGGCAAAGCGTCATTATTCAATGGCGAGATTATTAATTTAACAACCCCACTAACAAACATCGTCGGAGCGGCGTTTGATGCCGGGAAGAGTTCCTTTTTTGGTCTCCGACTTACCGAGGTGACTTCTAATCCGAAACCTCATGAAGTCGATCCCGTCACGTTTGATACACGGGCAACGCCCCAAGTCGTCGGCGAATTTTTTGTCGCTGCCGACACTACCGATGCCGGTCGAACTGCGGCCAAAACAAACGCCTTGAATGCGCAAGTTATTGATGGGAATTTTATTCTGTTGGGCGAATTTGTTGGAACAGGGACAGGAATCGCTTTAAAACAGAATACACCGCTCGTCCGGACAAAAGGTGGCGATCAGCCAAATCAAGGAGTAAATCCGAAAACTCGTCAGCAAATTGCGAGTTTGCAGAATTTGTATGAAAGCCCTGCAAACAACGAATTCCCTATACATTCCGCGAAAGACGAATTCCATCGTAGCTTAATCGGGACAGGAATTCCTACAACCAATAATCCGCATGGACTTACGTTATCCGATATTGGCGGCGATGTGAAATTCCAAGAGCATTTAGCAAACGAACATTCCAATGGCTTGATTGGGTTTGAGCCCGCAGACGACGATTTTACTCCGATTTCGGGATCGTTTGCTTTTTCTGTTGCAAATGCCCCAACGAATACCGTCACCGTCAACGGGATTTCTTCTTCGGAAACGCTGTTAATCAACGGAGTGCGCTTCGATACCAGTGCAATTGGTACAACTTCAATTCTCTTTACTGGCCAACAGGCGGGCCTGTACTACATCGTCGCCAAAGCCGGGAGCGACAGTAGTGGATTGCAAGTTCTCGCCATGAAAAAAGGCGACTTAGACGCACTTGTTCCATTGAACAATAGCATACCAGAATGGCTCAATAATGCTCTCGAATTTTCCAATGTTTCTGGTAAGAATGAGAAAAAGTTTTTTGCAATCGGTCTGGTATTCTGGGATGGATCGACAACGTTCCGATCTATCTCAGATTTCGGGAATTTTACAATCCCAGCACCGAATGGCAGCATTACCTATACCCCATTTGATCCATCAAGTCCGTTTTTCGTTCCGCCCGGCAAACCGACGCTGGATCTTCGCCGATACGGCACGATTACGAATGCGAATGTGCAGAAGCGGACCCTACAACTGGATCGACTGGTTGTTCCTGTGACTCCATTGTCGATGTTCGTTGCACACGCGGGGTCGGCTGCGCAAAATCTAACTGGAACAGCCGGTCAACGAGCTACGGCGGCTGCGGGAGTCCAGGCGGGGAATTTGTATGGTGGCGATCAAACGATTCTTAAACATTTGACCGACTTTGATGCCAATAACCTATTTGGTCATCGTGGAGGTCGCGGCGCAATTCAACATGGGGCCGTAATCAACGTCGATCCGCCCAATGTTGTTCCTCCAGATCGTCCGGAGAATTACGGGTTCCAGACGAATCAGGACAAATGGAAACAAGACAATTTGACCATGACGATATTAAAATGGGCGGATCTTACTAATTTAACAACTCCGGCATCTCCGACTCTCAAAGCAGGCATAGCTGATGCAGCGGCGGCTACGGGTAATTATCTTTTGTCATATACATTTGGACGATCAGGCAATATTCAAAATATTTTTGCCCGATTAGCTCATCCTTCAAGTGTAGGGACACTGACTGTTCGTTTGATTATTCGAGATCAAGAATTTACATTGTTTACATTCCCTAAGAACGGTCCTCCTAATCAGATTTTGTATGCGCCTGGGCCCTTTCCCTTTTTAGCTACGCCGTCTGTGCCAGTCACAATTGGTATGCAGCGTGAACCATCAAATTCAGGTTATGATGGAAGAAATTTGACAGTAACGGCGGAATATCACTATGTGGCCTAGAGTTCCGTGGGGATTGGACGAAATTATTGCCACATTTGGCAATATTGACGATCCGGATTTTGAAACAAAGTATATTGCTTCATTTGTTCCCCCATATCCGATACGATATGAGGGGCAAGTCGTCAAATCTATGCGATGTCACCGTTTGCTTGTTCCGGTGTTTCTGTCTGTTTTTACAGAAATAAAAAATAGAGGATTAGCGGATTTGGCGAGCGAATATAGTGGTATTTATCAACCCCGTCCAATTCGAGGTTTTAAATCCTATCCTAGCACGCATAGTTGGGGTATTGCGATTGATATCAATGCAGAATCCAATCCCCTTGGCTCAGAAACATCGACGATGGATATGCGGATTGTTAAAATTTTTAAACACCACGGATTTTTTTGGGGCGGCAAATTCAAAAAACGCAAAGATCCGATGCATTTCCAATACGCGAGAGCGTATTAAAAGTAAAATTCGATAACAGGGATCTGCCCCCGCGCGTATTCGACAATTGGACGATATGCTGTTCCAGGAGCCGATTTTGCTCCGAAACATATAAGTTTATTTGCCCGTGTTACTACATAATAGCCATACAGTGATCGACATCGCATTTTGCCTTCGCTGATGGTCGTCCGTCTGAGCCATGTAGGTTTGGGCGGATCCATCTCATCAACAGGAATGCTATATTTGTCAGCCAGAGATCTTATAAATGCATTGAATCGTGCGTTGGGGACCAACACAACAAGATCAGGGGCAGCTTTCAGAAATTCTTCTTCAATACGACTGCACGCGTCGCAATCGTCGACAAGTTTTGAACTTCCTATAAAAGCGACTTTATTTTTCATGTTTTAACTCCTAGACCACACAGCCAGTCAATGTCAAGTCCATCATGCTTAAATAAAGTAACTTTATACCCATTTTGAATGTTATGTTTTACGAACCGGTCTATGTAAGTGATTACGGATTCTTCTTCAGCATGTCGTGTTTCCTCGACAAGATGTTTTTCGTCTCCTCGTCCAGAGAACAGTCGAACTCTCCACGGGAGATTCGGAAAACTCGTTTTTCCTCCTTCGAGGCGTAATTCTCCTTTCAAAGGATGCTCAAGTCGTATTCGGATCATGATTTCGCTACTTCGTAGCCTAAATCCGCTATGTATTGTACAATCTCTTTTGTAAAGTTTAAATGTTCTCGTCCATGATCCCAGTATTTGAGATGAGCCAATTCGTGGGCTAATGTGTTCAGAATTGTGCTCGTTTTTAGAGGACGGTTAACCCGATTGAGCTGATGAATACGAATTTTGATGATTTTCTCTTTGCAATTTGCTCCGTCGAATACGAGAGAATTGCAACAACGGGGGCACGGAGCAGTTTCCCCAAAACTTCGATATGTTTTGCTTGTGCAGGGAAGGATCTGCCCGTATTTTAAGTTGTACTTTCGACAAACTTTTTGGGCAATATCAACAATATCACGCCACAGAATTATCGACATTTATCGGTTCCTGGAAAGGGGCTCGCTCGCTCTCCAAGGAGAGAAACTATTTTTGTGTCTCAGACTTAGTTATCCCCATGTTTTCATCCGGATGAATCCATTTTCATTGAAGGGACAATTTGACAAATATGTCATAGGGAGTTCGTCATGTTGATACAAAACTACTCGATATCCTTCAGAATTTTTTTGTTGAATACTCTTTTGAAGAAAATCTAAGGCTGAATTATGATCGGAAAATTGTTGTTTTTTACACTGGTTGGTTTTTAGAAGCAGGAGGGTGCCTACAGACTTAAATCTGCCGGGAGGAACCTTCCCATATTGGATAAAAGCTGTTTTTGTGCGCTCGTTGTACTGAGCAGACCACATTTCTCTTTTTCCCTCGCCGGGAATATCGCAAATAGCCAAAACTGTGATCATCGTGTGAATTTTGACATTTGATTTCGATAATTCACATATGCGGCAGAACGTACAGCCTGCGCATAAGTAACATACAATTCATCGCTGACTACGCCGTCGCTGCGCCGGAGCCTCCATCCGTAGATTACGCCGCCTGAGCATTTCGCCGGAATCGGCTGCCATATTAGTTCCGTGTCCTGCTTATTAGTGTTCATTATGCTGCCTTTCGATTACGCTTCTTGTCGTCTTTGTCGGATTTGATCTTTAGCTGAGCTGTCGGCTCGCGCTGTTTGTCGATCTTTTCGCTCACGGTAGCGTACATGGCTTCGAAATACGGATGAACCGCGAGCTTATATTCGTTGTCAACACGGACTGCAATCTGCACAGGCACATCGCCGTCGTCGTTGCGCTTAATCAAAGACTTGAGCGTGTCTGAGTCAACAACCTTCGCCAAAGCTTCCTTGTTGACTTGTGAAATAAGCTCGACGAGATCGGCTGGATTAATCTTGCCTGTGGATACAAGGTCGGCAACGGTTTGCGCGGCCGCTCTATTATCGAGTCGCTCGGGCTGAGTAAGGATAATGGTGCAAACGCCGTCGATCTTGGGATTTGATCCCTTCTCGCCGATATGGACGGTAATAGGGCAGTTATCATCGGCGAGATACTGCTCGATTTCGCTGCGCGCCTCATCGTATAGGTCGCGGAAGTAGCTTTGCGCGACCTGGAGCGTCGCCGCCTTGTCCGCGAGCCGAAGGAATGGCTCGGGATAGGACTTTGTAGCCTTTTCTTCCTTCTTAACGATTGGCATTGTCGCCTCCTTACAAGCAACAATATACGGATTGTCGAATAATGTCAAGTCCTGGCTTGAAGATCGGATAGGAGCTTTTTCATGGTACAATCACTTGGAGCATAATCGTCACGGAAGCGGTGAAAAATAGGGTGGCGAAGCCTTTTGTCCTGCGTAATAGATTGCGCAAAGACATCCACAACGCGTCCAATAAAGCGCTCCTTGTGTCTCCAGATTTGACTTCTTTCCGCATCTGTCATTCCAGAACATGTTGCTACTTCGACGAGCTTGCCGCCGTCCCATACGGACACGCGGAGAGACCCGAGATTATTACGATATTTTCCTTGTCCTTCTTGGAAACCAGATACGACACAGCTCACGTCGTGTCGACGCTTCATCTTAATCCAATTCATACCATATGAAGAACGAATATGCTTCAGGACGATTCCCTCGCCTCCCTGCGCGATTATGCTCGTGAATAGTTGAGCATAGTCTTTGCTCTGTGGAATTATTTGAATATGGGGGTTCGCAATTCCGGAAATCACGGACTCTAGCAGTGTCCGTCTTATGTGATACGGTTGCCAACGCACATCGTCTCCACGAACAAAGAGAATATCAAAGACGTGGTACGTAAGCTTCCCCCGCTTCTCTTGTTCAGCAACGGCCTTTTTTGGAGTCATATTCAGGATTCGAGTCGTCTCGCTCAATTGGGTTTGATTGGGCAACACAACTTCTCCGTCAAGGATAGTTCCTCGGAACTGAGGATATGGACGGGCAATATGCGGAACGACATCGCATTTATCAATACGAGGAAAGTCCCGACGGCTATAAAAATGGACAGTTCCATCATGCTCCAAATAGAGCATGTACCGTCCGCCATCGAGCTTGGGTTCTGCCATGTAGTCATCTATGTGAATGGATGATGACAATTCCCCAGTACAACGAGCTGGGGGTATCCTCGGCAGAGGGTTCATACTTATAGTATACCTGGAACATGTTGTTCTGTCAAATCTCGCTCTTGACTTTTGGCATTTTCCCTAGTATAAGGGGATGTAGGAGGAATTATTATGAGTGTCCGAGATGTGGATAAGGTCAGCATTTCCGAAGCAAAGGCTCTGTTGCGGTTGTTTCTGAACATTCCGCAGCCCTGCCCCCCATTTATGCATGGACCGCCCGGTGTGGGTAAGTCCGCTATTGTGTATCAAATGGCGATCGAGAAAGCTGAAGAGTTCGCTACAGGCGATAAGTGCGGGGGATGTAAGACCCAGTCGTCTAATCCTACAGAACATGTGCGGGGATGCCCCAAGCATCATCTTCCGACCGGATGTGCCTTGTGTGTGCGTGGCGTTACGAGAGTGACACATGAGAATGGAAAGCCGGTTGTGACGCGCGGACCAGCTCCCGCGCATATCCGTGTAGACGATGTGCGCCTTGCCTTGTTTGATCCAGTTGAGGTCAAAGGGTTGCCCTTTGCTGATCCTAAGTCTAAGACTACTCAGTGGTTTAAGCCGGAGTATTTGAATACGGATGATGACGTGTATTCCATCTTGTTCCTCGACGAATTTAGCAATGCATGCGAAGCGGTGCAGAACGCGGCATTGCAGCTTGTGTATGACCGGCGTGTGCATTCTCACGCACTATCGAAGCGGTGCATGATTGTTCTCGCCGGAAATCAGGCGGGTGATGGGACATTCGTCCATCGGATTTCATCCGCCCTAAACAATCGGGTTGCGCATATTGAAATTGTTACTGACGCCGAAGATTTTTTGGCTTGGGCGCGAGAGAACGCGATTCGTCCCGAGATTATTGGCGCGATTTCTACGTATCCCGATACGCTCATGCCAACAAAGTTCAAGAAGGATGAACAGGCGCAGCCGAATCCGCGAAGTTGGGAATTTTATTCCCGAGTTCTCGACCAAACTAATGCACAGTCCGATGTGGACTTCCGGCGGCTGGCTCTCCCCTTGATTGGACCTGGAGCAACTACGGAGTTTATGGCATTTCTTGCGCAGTTCCAAAAGGTGTGTCCGGAGGAAATCGTTAATGAAGGGAAGATGCCTCAATACGACACCGAGGATGTAAGCCAGAAGTATGCGTATTCGTGCGCAGTCGCGCATTGGGTAAAAGTGCATGCTGCGAAGATTGTGCATCCGCATCAAGCACAGAACATCTTTAAGTTCTTGGGCACACTCGGTCAGATCGAACTTAAGGTCAAGACGTTGCAAGATATGAATTTGGCTTCGGAAATTCGCCTAGTTGACTTTTTCCGAAAGCATGCTAAAGTAGAATTTACGGAGTTGATGTCTCGGTTGGCTACTGCGGTTGTGGAGAAGTAATGGATAAAAATACTCGACACAAGGCTTTGCATCCACACATCCCGCCCGACGCGGAAAAGCCGAAGATGATTGAAAAGGCGGAAGACGCTCTTTCTATCGCCACGATTCAGCTTCTAACCAATCAGCCGTTCTTTGGGCAGCTTCTGTGTGGTCTGCGTCGAATCCCGACGTGGGACTTTCCCACGATGGGTGTTGATGGAGTACACCTCTTTTACAATCCTGCTTTTGTTTTGGCCTTGGAGAAGCCTGTTCGTCGAGCTGTGCTATGTCATGAAGTAATGCATCTCGCACTCCGGCATATCCAGAGGCGGCAAAATCACCAGAGCCATAAGCTGTGGAACTGCGCATGTGACTATGCTGTCAATGCAATCCTCATTGAGGATCTGTCCATGCAGTTGCCGGAGTGGACGCTGTATCGAAGAGAGTTTAGTGGGCTCGCGGCTGAGGAAATCTACAAAAAACTCCTCGATGAGAACAAAGGAAAGTCGGGTTCAGGTTCAGGTGCGGATAAAGCAGGTTCGGACCAGGGTCAGGGCGATGCCGATCCCGATTGCCCTTATTGCCAACAAGAAGCAGGCGATATGGGTTCGTGGGATGCACATTTTTCCAATCCCAATCTCGACGAAGCCGCTCTCGCGGATCGTATTATCCGTGCAGCCGACCAGGCAAAAAAGCGTGGGCAAATGCCTCTCGGCGTAGAGCGCTTGGTCCAGCATCTACGCGATCCAAAAGTAGACTGGCGAAAGTTCATTCGTGGACAGGCATTGAACATCTTTGAGAAGGTCGATTACCACGGCGGAGTCCGCTCAATCCTAACTGGTTGCGTTGCGGGGGGTCGGACATTCCTCCCTGGTTTGGCCAAAAAAGAGGCGGCGCTTCTTGTTCTCGTAGTTGATACATCAGGGTCTATTTCTGCGGATATTCTAAACGAGTTTGCTTCAGAAATTCGAGATGTCGTTATGCTTGCAGACCGCACTATCGTCATGACAGCCGATGCCAAGGTTCACGAAATCGCCGAAATCGACAAATTCGATGAAGTTTTCAATGCTGTGAAGTTCAAGGGGGGCGGTGGGACTGATTTTCGTCCGGCGTTCGATAAGATCGCCGAACTCGGTCTGTGTCCTAATCTGCTCGTTTATTTCACAGATGGATACGGGACGTTTCCTAAGACAGCTCCGGACTATCCAGTGCTGTGGGCATTCACAAAAGAGCATTCCCCAGCGCCGTGGGGCGAAAGCGTTACAGTTCAAGCGTAAGAAGTCCTTAATTGACTAAGAGGTCGTCGCAAAAATGGATAAGTGGATTTTTGAATGGGGTCTAAAAAATGAGCAGCATTGATCCGCGCGAGGTGTGAAAATGCAGACACCGCGCCATAGTCGTTGTCGGGCGTGTGACACGCTATTGCCTACGGCCAAAATTCTCAAGGCGCCAAACCCGTTTAATTTGAACGATATCGTCGAAGGGTGTCCAAAGTGTAAGGCGGTGACGCAGTTCGTGCCGGTATGCGACATGGCGGGTTGTCGCAGCGACGGGACGTGTGGCATGCCAACACCGGGCGGCTATCTGTGGCTGTGTCACATTCACTACTCAGAGAAGCGTTTGTATGGTCTACATCGTTGATAACGGAAAGCGCGTTCGTCGGTCGCACAGATGGATAAATGAATTCTTGAACGGAGTCTAAAAGATGAGCAGTATACTAGATAAGTGGATTCTTGAATGGAGTCTAAAAGATGAGCAGTATAGTGAATGGAGACCCTTTGGTGAGCCTCATAGCTTAGAGGAGATCTTAGTGTGCTTAGACGATGTACGAGAGAGAATGCCTAGTTTGAATTGGCGGATTGTTCCCGTAAATAATGAATTGGGTTAAGTGGCAGAATGATTGATCAAAAGCGGCGGTGGATTACACTCGTGTTTGTGTGGTCTACTACTTGACAGAGATGTGAATGCAGCGATAAATATACTCAGGCTTGGACGGAGCCTTCAGGTTAACCTGAGAAGTCCTTGTCATTGACTGAGGATGTCGTCACGGTATTAAGCTTAGGCTCGGACGGAGCCGTCGGGGTTATCCCGAGAAGCCCTGTTGGGGTGCCGTCACGAAATTTCAAAAAGGAGGTCCGAAATGGCTAATAAGCTAGTCCCAAGCACAGTCGAAGGTGTCGCACTACATCCCCGTGCGCGACAGAGAACCCGTGCTCTCCTTCGCGATCTCGAAGAGCTGGGCGTTCGGGGTCTGACTCAGACCAAGAGTCAGAGCGATCGGCTTCGTCTTTTGGCCACTTATATTTTCTCGATGGTCAAGACCGAAGTGGCTGATCGGGTAGCCGTTGGTTAAACCTGACTAATGGCGCATCATCCGGTGTTGTGGTTAAATGGTGGGGGCTCTCCAGATTGCGGAGAAGCTCCCACCATCGACTGGGGGTGTCCAACGTCGTCGAACAATGTCGATTAACGTTATTATCCACGGCCAAACGACTCAAGATTTCCGTGTCGTCGTGTCTGATGAGCACGGAAATGAAGAATTCATCATTTCTGAGATGCTCGTGGTAGACGAAAGCGATTTAGAACGTGAAGTCAGGGAGTGTTCAGCTCAGGAACATTTCTGGTCCCAATTGGCAATCGACGCGGAATTGGCAAAAGATCGGTTCGAAAAAATTGATTATGCGCAGTACATGGCCCATATAGAGAAGTACGCTAAGTATTATCTCAAAGGGAGTGGAGAAAAAAATCCGACAGTAGCTGCAAAAGAAAATGCGGCGGTGTTAATTTTCTCTAAAAACGCGAATCAAGATGAATATGCTGAGATTGCGTATAAAGGGTATGTTGCAGAAGTGTCCGGTATTGGATTAACCCCGAAAAGCGCAGAGGAATTCAAAGAAGAGATGTATATTTATGCTCCTTCATACGAGGATGCCCAGACACACCTGTTATCCTTACAGCATAAAACACGACAATTAAAAGCGATTTCCGCCGCATTTAACAATAAAATTTGGAGTATCAGGACTCTCGCCGCTGATCGAAGAGCGACGTTGCAGTCGAATATCAATTGAGAAGGGCATTTACATGTCACGTGGCTTTGGAAAAGGCATTCAACTGATAGAACAAGACGACGGTTCTGTTGAACTGACGTATGTCGAACATTCACGGGCCGTATTCGCCAGCCCAGTTATTCAGCGCTATAATTTTCCAAATTGGAATGCGGCTGTAAATTTTATTAAATGTTGGGAAACATTGGGACATATCCAGTGGTGGGACGAACCAAAAGTACTAACAGCACCTTTAGTTCCAATGGATTAATTATGCTCTTGACAAGTATTCCCGTGTGGTGTATGGATGGTATACTTTGAGTCGTTATTTTTAACGGAGGTAACATGGTTGAGTTGAATTATCCGCAAGAGGTAGACGTGGAGAGTCCGGGAGAAGAGGGTTCACGAAAGAATTTTAAGCGTGATCCGAACTTGTTCCGTATGCTCCCAAGCGAAGAACGGAAAGCTGCGGAGAATAGACTGTTTTTTCTCGCTTTTAATTTGAACCGCTTCACATTTTTCCGGCATTGGCCTGATATGGTCAATTATTACGCCAAGTTGGCTGTTCACTGGGTTGAACTAGCTCCCGCCGATGATAGTAATTTCCGTCGGGTTATGGTTGCTTGTGAAACGCAGATGAACAAGCAAGCGAAATCTTTATCGCGCGCTGGTCAGCCGGTCCCGCCGGTGTTCGACACTGACGAATGTGTATTTTGCCGGCACGCTCAGTTGTTTTGGGATGAGTACACTGAAAAGCGGAAAGCGGCAGGTCTCGAAAATATTGCAAAGGACGAATTTTTTACCGTTATCGCGCAGCATCCCGAGGTAAGCGCTGTTCGTGACCTTGCCAAGGCTTGGGGACCCGTCGACAGATATTACTTTGCCGTTTTCGATGTCGCGAAGGCTTTAGGTCAAAAGCCCCTCGAAGAAGAGGACGGCGGTCATGTCCGAATTCAGGGGTATTTTGGTCCGGACTCAATCATCGGTCAGTTGTACCGCAAACAGAAACTAAAGAAATTCTGGGACTTTGAGTCTGGTGGGTATCGTGTCGTGAATGTAACGCGCGATAATACGCGGGGTTCCCAGTTTTGCGAATACTTTATTGAAATTGAAGATGAAATCCCGAATCTTCCCGGAGAGGTAGTGGCGTATCTTCAAGCGGCGGAAGATATTCCCGATCCGGCGCAGTGGGTTCAGGTTTGGACTCCTGAGCAAAAACAAGCGTATGTTCAAAGTTTTGGTTCGGGTACACCAGTACGGACAAAAAAGTTTATGACGCCGCCGCGTCCCGTGGCTCCGGCATCGGTAGCTTTTTCAAAGCCCGTCGAGCCCAGCGCGGAAGTGGCTCCTAATAACTCCGTTCCTCGTCCTGTAAGCCCAGTCGAGCTTAGTCCAAAACCGGTTGTTCCTTCGCCGCGAGTCCCTGAATCAGTGACTTCAACTCCTGAGCCGTCTTCTGAACCGTCGCCGATGCCGGTTTCGGCACCAAGACGCCCTAAAGTGACGTGGAGGTAACGTGGTTCCGCCAAAGGAAAAGAAAATGTTTGCTTCACCAAGTCCATCAAAAGACATCGAGAATTATCTTTCGGGTTTTACGAAGAAATTCGGCGCTGAGTCCGCTTTTGTGTTGGGCGGGCAGCAAGAACTTCCTAGTGTTGAAGTTATTCCGACCGGCATTCCACCTCTTGATAACGCATTGGGCGTAGGCGGTATCCCGCGCGGACGAATGGTCGAAATTTACGGTCCCGAGGCAACGGGGAAATCGACATTAGCAATTCAGGTTGCTGCCCGAGCCCAATCATTAGGCGGAATAGTTCATTACATTGATGCAGAACATGCTTTGGATTTGCAGTATGCTCAGCGGTTGGGACTCGATTTGTCGAAAGGACTAGTATCTCAGCCAGATAGTGGGGAACAAGCGCTAGAAATGGCTGATTTTGCTATTGAAGCCGGCGTGGACTTGATCGTGGTAGATTCGGTAGCAGCTCTCGTCCCGAAAGCAGAAATCGAGGGAGAAATGGGGAGTGCGCATATGGGCTTGCAAGCTCGCCTCATGTCGCAAGCGATGCGCAAGATCACCAGTAACTTGAATAAGCACCGATCCTCGATTATTTTTATTAATCAATTGCGCCAGAAAATCGGAGTAATGTTTGGAAATCCTGAAACAACAACTGGAGGAAATGCCCTAAAGTTTTATGCTTCGGTGCGCCTCGACGTGCGAAAGAGCACAACACTGAAAAATGGTGAAGAAGTTATTGGTCATACAATGAAAGTCAAAGTCGTAAAGAATAAAGTCGCTCCCCCATTTCGCGAAGCGGAATTCGATTTGATCTATGGGGAGGGGTTTGATGTTGTCAAATGCTGGCTCAATTACGGCGTCGATACAGGTGTCATCGAAAAAACAGGGGCGTGGTATTCCTTTGAGGGAGAGCGTATTGGACAGGGCGCTGACAATGCCCGAGCTTTTCTCGTGGAACATCCTGAAATGTTAAAGAAAATTCAAGAAAACATTGCTATCCAAAAAAACAATTCATGATTGTGTATTCGTGGGCAGATTTCGACACGGACGTGTCTCAACTCGTAGCGCAAATCCGTAAAAAAGGAAAAAAGTATTCATCCATTTTCAGTCTCCCACGGGGCGGTCTGCCCCTTGGTGTTACGTTATCGCATTTGCTTGACCTCCCTCTCAAGTTTGATGAGCCCGAAGAACACAGTCTCGTCGTGGACGATATTGCAGATAGTGGAAAAACTCTATCTCCTTTTATAGATAAATACGATATCGCTACACTCCACAAGCACAAACATTGTCCGTTTGTGCCGACATATTGGGTGCGAGAAATAGATCAATATGTTGTTTATCCTTGGGAGAGAGAGAAATGATCCGTCGTGGATTAACTTTTGATGATCTGTTGTTACAGCCCAATTATAATCATTTCTCTTCTCGGTCGGCGGTCTCTACCGAAGCGTCATTAGGTCCGTATTTATTTAAAGTGCCTATTATTGCAGCAAATATGGATACAATTTGTGGAGCAGTAATGGCAAGAAAGATGTGGGAATTGGGGTGTCTAGGGATATTGCATCGTTTTATTTCAATTGAAGAAAATGTCAATGAATATAAAAAGGCAACACAATCACAAGACAATAAATATCCCATCGTAGGAGTCTCGGTAGGTGTTAATGAAGGATTGGATCGCGCTGAAGCATTGTATAATGCTGGTGCAACGCTATTTTGCGTTGATGTAGCCCACGGTCATTCACGATTGACCGGCAAAATGATTAAAGCGTTACGGGAAAAGTTTAAAAAGAATATTTATATTATCGCTGGAAATGTCGCCACGGCCGCCGGCGCTGATTATTTGGCTAGTTGTGGTGCCGATGCAATCAAGGTTGGTATCGGTCCAGGGTCAGTATGTACAACACGCCTAAAAACCGGGTTTGGTGTTCCACAAATTACAGCGATTATGGATTGCAGTAGGACCGGTCGTCCAGTAATAGCGGACGGAGGAATTCGTTTCCCGGGAGATGTAGTAAAAGCGCTCGCTGCCGGAGCGACTATGGTTATGGTTGGCGGTTTGTTGGCTGGTACAGACGAAACTCCCGGCGAAGAGATTTGGGACGGCCCGAATAACTATAAAATATTTCGTGGCATGGCCTCTGTTGAGGCGCATCGTGACTACTATGGTGATGTACCAGAGTGGAAAACAGCGGAGGGGATTTCTATCAAAGTCCCGTGTAAAGGTCCAGTAGAGAATGTTGTACGAGATCTGATTGGCGGTTTGCGGTCTGGTTTGACGTATTGTGGAGCAAAAAACATTCAAGAATTACAACAAAAAGCAGAATTTATTGAAATTACACCAGCGGCATATAATGAAGGGTTGCCTCATATTCGAGAAACCTTATGAAACTCGTCGTGTTTAGCGATGGTCACATCGGCGAATATAGCGAAGGTCATATTGACCAGAAAACCGGTTTTAACAGCCGGTTGCTTGATACGCTGAATGTGTGGGACTGGGTTCGAGAACTTGCTTTACAAAAAAAGGCCGACGCAGTAATTTTTGGTGGAGACCGCTTTAAACCTCACAGACCACCAGCATGGATGCGGGACTTAGCGGACGAGCGGCTCAACCGATTTCGCCGCGACAATGTTCGTATTGCGTGTCTTCTTGGCAACCACGATTTGTATGACAAGACAGGACAATGGCACAGTTATAACGGCGTACAAATATGGAATGACGACGATAAAATTGTTGTGTTTGACAAGCCCGGTGTCCTAGACTTTAATGGGCTGTTATTGCACTTTTTGCCCTATGGTTACACACAGTTCGAGTATGACTTAAGTCCGCACGATATTAATGTTCTGTTTTTCCATGATTCCGTCATCGGACATTCACGAGATGGAAAATATGCCGCCACAACAGGAATTGTCCGAGAAACCATTGACCGTTCTGAATTATCCTACGTGCTGGGAGGGCATATTCACTTACGTCAAGAACTCAAATTTGAAAATGTCCCTGCCTGGCATATTGGAACGCCATTAGAGCGCGTCCAAGACGGCGATCAAGGTGCGAAAGGGGCTCTTATTGTCGACGTTGAATCGTCGATTGCAGTTGAATTTGTTGAATCGCCTTTTCCTAAAATCATTAATGTTGTGAAAACTTGGGCTGGTGATATAGAAGAAATGCTCCAAATTGAGAAAAACGTTGTGGGCAATGTTGTATTTATGGTTGTAGAACATAATGGTCAAGCTCCTGTGTCTGTTCGACGAGAACTAGAGAAACGCCTGCGGGCGATGGGGGCGGCTTCGGCAAAGGTCCGTATGCAGGCGAAAGCGACAACTCCCTTAAATGTCAATGCAAAAATCAACAAAAGAATTCCAATTGGAAAGCAATTACTTTCTTACGTGCAGCAAGTCGATAATGACCCGGAATTGCTGGAGTATTTAAAAGAAATTGAACGACGGATTGATACAATATGAATAGAAAACATATAGAAATAGAAAAACCAGTTTCCGTTGATGAGTTTGCAGATCTTCTTTTATCGGTGCATAAATCTATACAGCATAACGCTGTTTCATATGTCGCGGTCCTTCAGAAAGAAGGTATAGAGAAAAGACGAGTCGTTGTATGTCCGACGAAAGAACTGTTAAATTCAGTACTTGACGAACAACGAGTTGAAGGGTATACAGTAGCATTCGCTTTTGAAATGCATACCAAGCAATGAGTTCGAGTCCCTCCGCCGCTACTATAAAGTACGTAGCCTAATATGTCTATTAATGCATAGAGCATTTAAATATCGCATATATCCAACCAAGGTACAAGCACAACAATTAGACCTGTGGCTTGGATATTGCCGTGAATTGTACAATGCGGCGATCAAAGAGCGCGAAGCCTGGAAACATGGTGTGCGTATTGGCTTTTTTGAACAATCAAAAGAACTTCCCGTTGTCAAACAAGAACGACCTGAATTCGCGAATATTTATGCGCAGGTTCTTCAACAGGTAATTTACCGTGTCGATTTTGCATTTCAACAATTCTTCGGGCGTGTAAAAAATGGCGAAAAGCCTGGTTATCCAAGGTTCAAAGGACGAGATCGTTATAATAGCCTGACATGGCCTCAGGATATTGGCTTTCGTTTGATTAGCCCGAAGAAAATCCGTCTTGGTGGTATTGGGTGTGTTCGGATTCGGTTTCACCGACCAATTACTGGAAAACCAAAGATGCTCACCCTCAAGCGTCGAGCAGGAAAATGGTATGCGATATTTTCCTGCGCTGATGTTCCTGCCAAACCATACCCTGAAGCAACCGCAGAAATTGGTATTGATATGGGTTTAGAGAGTTTTGCCACGTTGTCTACCGGTGAAAAAATCGAGAATCCACGATGGTATCGAAAAACTGAAGAGCGGCTGAGCGCAGCTCAGCGAGCGCTTAGTCGAAAGAATCGAGGCTCGAAGCGTCGAGAAAAGGCGAAAGCATACCTCGCCAGGTTATATGCGAAAATAACAAATCAACGAAATGATTTTCAGCATAAACTTGCCCATCGAATTGTTTCTGAGAATGCAATGATCGTCGTTGAGGATTTAGATGTGCGTGAAATGACACACAAGTCAACGAGCGGGCTCAATAAATCTAAATCTATAACAGATGCTGCATGGTCACGATTCCTCGACATTCTTGGTGTCAAAGCGGAAGAGGCTGGACGCCGATTCGTCAAGGTCCCACCTCGTGGCACGTCAAGTACCTGTTCACAATGTGGATTGGTTCGACAAAAAACATTGTCAGAACGAATACACTCGTGTTCGTGTAGTTTACTACTTGACAGAGATGTGAATGCAGCGATAAATATCCTTCGGCTTGGACGGAGCCTTCAGGTTAACCTGAGAAGTCCTTGTCATTGACTGAGGATGTCGTCACCAAGCAATGATCATTCGTTCGGTCGAAATTGAGGGGTTTCGGTCTTATGGGGACAAACAAGTCCTCGATTTTGAGCCCGGGAAGTTATATCTCGTCACCGGCGAAAATCGTGATCGTGGTATTTCGTCTGGGGCGGGAAAAAGTTCTATTTTTAAAGCCATTACGACTGCTTTATTTGAAGAAAACGACGACGGTTCAACTCACGATACCGTCATTAATACGGTTCGACGTGACCAGGGATGTCGCATAGCAGTTTCGTTTATTGACGATGCTGGTGTGCCGTATTATGTTGTTTATGCACGGCAGCATCCGAAGGAAGGCACGCATTGGACGTTGTATCGGTGGGACGGCCAAAACTGGCAACCAGAAAAAGGCGCTCGAAATACGGATACCAAAAAAATCATTCGGGATCATATTCGAATGACATATGACCAATTCGTCAATCAAGCGTATATTCCACAATCGAAAATAGCTGATTTTATTACACGTACTGACAAAGAGCGGAAAGCTATTTTTGGAAATATCTTGAATCTCGACGAGTGCGACAAATATATCAAAGTGGCGAGCGAGTGGAGAAAATCCCTGCGTCAAGAATTGCTGAAAGGGCAAGGGGTTGTAACAACACTTCAAGCGCAAGTTGCCGCGATGGCAAAAACACTGGTCGCACCCGAAGAAATTGCTCAATGGTCGCGGGAACTCCAAGAACAACAAGCACGACTGCGTGTTATTGCAGACGAACTTGCCTCGTTGGAAGAAGAGGCAAAGAAACTTCGACTTATTGCAGAACTACAAACTAAAGAGCGTCTATTAAAAGATCGCGTTCAGCAATTAGCGAAAACGTGCAGCCAAAAGGCAGAAGATTTTAGTTTTCGGTTTTCGACATTTAAAACGTCGGCACAGCTTGAAGCAGAAGTTGAGGCGATTAATGCACAAGTCTGCGATCTCCAAAATAAACATGCAATGGCAAACGCGGAAGTACGGCAGGCGGAGATGCGGCTACAACATGTGGAATCTTTGAAAGGGGAATGTGCGGAGTGTGAACAAGCGGTTTCTGATGAGTTGCGCCAAAGTTTGCATACGAAATATACACGGACCATTAAAGAGTTGACGAAAAAGAGAGACGCTCTAAAAGACGCGCTCCAACAAATGCTTTCTACACAGAAAAGTACACAGGGAGTATTACGAGATATGCGGGCGTATGAAGCTGACATGACGGCAAATCACGCCCTTCTACAAACAGCAAGCAACGACCTACAAAAGGTAGTAGAACAACTCAAAACTCTAAAAGAGTGTATCGGGACCGGTGTTCATATTCCGGAAAAAATTGAGGAGGAAAAGAAAGATCTCTTGGCTGAGCAACTCCATCTTACACAAGCGTATACACAGTTGAAAACACAGATTGAAACCGCCGAAAATTCCCGGTCTCAATATGAAAAACTTAACAAGCAATTACAGCACCAAATTACTATTAATGAGAAAAATGAAAAAAGCATTAAGTATATTGAGCGATGCGAAGAACTTATTGGAGATAAAGGTTTTAAATCGTTCAAAATTCATTCGAGTCGCGACGCGTTTAATAATTCACTAGCTAAATATTTGTCTATCCTGACGGATGGAGAAGTTCACGCAGAATTGGTTACAGAAGTTCCAAAAGCAGATGGCAAAGGAGTAAAAACCGAACTTGACATTTTGGTCAAAGACGGAAATAAAAAACACGTCCCGATACGGTTTTATTCAGGAGGTGAAAAAGCCGCATTGAGTTTGGCCATTACTGGAGCTTTCGGAGATCTGTCAATGGAACAAGCAGATGCGAATGTAAATTTGTTGCTACTGGATGAGCCATTTGCGAATTTGGATACTTGGGGCGAAGAACAAATGTGCAAACTTCTCGAACATCTTACCGGCGATGGTAGGACCGTTCTTGTTATTACGAACCATCGAAGTGTTCGCGATAGCGGGAGATTCGATAAAGAAATTCGAGCCGTGAAACAAAATCATGTTACCCATATCGAAGAATATGACCTTTCAGGAGAACATTAAACGGAGGAATAAATGGCACGAAAGAGTCTATTTACAGTTGTTACTAATCAAAACGACCCCACTTTTGTTAAAATGTTTAACTCCAAGGACGAAGCACTAGCATTTGTTGGACCGGAATACGATAAAAAGGGTTTCATTGTCACAACTTTCGAAAAAAAGACCGAAACATTTTTTGAAGTCGTCACAGAAGAAGAGGAAGACGAAAGAGAAGAATCAGAATAATGAGAGACGACTATTTTTATTTGAAATTGGCGTATCAGGTTGCTGCGAAATATAGCACCGATCCTAGTACACAAAACGGCGCCGTTCTCGTTGATGCGTGTGGAAATATTTTAGCGGACGCGGCAAATTGTTTTCCTACAGGCGTTAAGGAAACTCGTGACCGCTGGGAGCGCCCGCTGAAATACAAGTACGTCGAACACGCGGAAAGGAATGTCCTCTTTTCAGCGGCAAAAAGAGGTATTTCAACGCGTAGTGCTAAAATGTATGTTCCGTGGTTTGCATGTCCTGATTGTGCGCGGGCGATTATTCAATGTGGCATAACCGAAGTTATTGGACATAAAAAAATTTACGACCACGCTCCGGAACGGTGGGAAGAGGCGGTCCATATAGGATTGAACTTGCTGCGAGAATCTGGTGTTCAATATAAATTAATTGATGGAAATTTTGGAATAACAATTCTCCTTGACGGTAAAGAATGGACAGCGTAGCATGCGGAAAAAATGCAAACGGTGCCGGTCCATATTTACGAAACATAAAAAAGAGAAGTGGGCTATATGTCCCCGCTGCCGAGGACACTGTTCGCGGTGTGATACGGTATTGACCGAACCAGACAAACGATATTTATGTAAATTATGTGTTAATGAAATTGCGCAATATACTGTCAAAGAACGAAAACGGGATTGTGCTCTCTTGAGGACGTATGGTATAACCCTAACCGAGTACAAAAATTTACTTTACGCACAAAACGGGGTATGTTGGATTTGTGGAAGATCACCAAAAACGGTCAGCCTAAGCGTGGATCATCGACACGAAAAAGGGGAAAAACGGAAAGATCCGAAATTAATTAGAGACCAAATTCGAGGAATATTGTGCTGGCGCTGTAATAATGCAATCGCGAAATTCGGCGACAATACCGAATATCTCAGGCGGGCAGCGGAATATTTGGAAACGACGCCAGCACAACAAGTGCTAACATGCCGTACATCGAAGACACGCGAAGAAAAGAAATAGATCCGTGGATCGAGAAACTTGCTGCGAATATTTGTATGAACAAATCACATACAGCGTTCGCCGGCGAACTCAATTATGTAGTGACCCGTCTTTTGCTCAAAGTCCTACCGGAGAAAAGGTATTGGGCACTTGCGTTGGGAGTAGGGACTTTGATATGCGCAGTCCTCGAATTTTATCGCAGATACATTTCTTTATATGAAGACGGGGCCGTAAAGAAAAACGGTGATATTCCTGAGTATCAGGAGAATCTATGAAAAAAAATAATTTTGAATTGAAAAAGGACTCCTTACGGGTATATCTTGCGGGGACTATTACAACGGAAGATCCGTATTTCACGGAATGGAGAGCAAAAGCAAGCGAGTATTTGCGAGCTAATGGGATTATTCCATTGTCGCCAATGGCGAAAAAAGAATTGAACACATCGAATGATGGAGGGATTACATCGAGTATACCGAACAGCGCCGTATTCATGCGCGATCATGCAATGGTAAAATCGGCGCACATTCTTCTCGTCAATCTTAAAGTAAAAGGCTATAGCGGTATTCCAATCAAAAAGCCGCTGATTGGATCATTTTTCGAAATGGCTTGGGCGTGGCAATATCAAAAGCCGATAATTGCCGTCGTCGAGGAAGACAATTATTTGTATCAAAATCATCCGTTTATTACCGAAACAATAACTCATAAATTTTCCACATTAGAAGAAGCTCTAGAAAATATTGTGACATACTGGAATTGGCACTATCAAGCGCGTTTTGGTGAATCATGATACCCCAAGATGTTTTTCGTATGATTGACGCAGCATTCAAGCGTTATGAAAAGGGGTTGGTAGCTCTAAGAAAGGAAACTATCAAAACATTACAACAACAAAAGGAGGCAGTTTTCGCAAAAAACGCACGATCTCAATTTTCCAAGACTGAAAAACAGCGTGCGAAGAAGAGAATATAAATATATCACAACTATCAAACAACATAAAAATAAAACAGCGCATAGAAAAAGGAAATATGTACGCAAGTATCGTCCCCCCGCGCCCGAAGAAATAATCGAAGTCCTCAAACCTTGGCTTAAAGGCTTCATTCACAAAGAATATGGGACGCACACAAATCCGGATGATCGGGCAGATTTGGAACAAGAGGGGTATCTCAGCTTACTTAATTTTTTACAAAAAATTAATAAGCATCCGCCCCGGTTTGTTTCAGAAGAAGAATTCTATTTGTACGTAAGAGCGGTTGTTCGGAACGCGATTCGCGACTATATTTTAAAATTTCGTTCGCGTTTCGGAATTTCTCTTTTTAAACTCCGAAAGGAACTAAAAGGAGAGATCCTTAACAACGACAACGACAGTAAGGACAAAATAGAAAAGCGCTTGGGGGATTTTATGAACTCCGTCGGAGAAGAGTATGTGTACTCTTCACAACCCCCCGAAGAGGACTTTATTGATTACGCTATTAAACAGCGCCGTTTAGACCTTTTAAGCCAAGCGCGAAACCGACAAGATTTGAATCTCGAACAATCGAGAAATTTGTTATTTGAAATAATCAATGAATATAAAACAACTGAACAAGTAAAAGTCCCTTTTGAAGCTCCAATATCTCCGTCTTTGCCGCTGGAGTATATTCAGCAAAGTACGGATGATGATTGCAACACCAACATTATATTACGGACGCCAATCCCAGGACGCAGAACGCCTAAGAAATGCGCAAACAGGCTTTGTCAAAATGAGTTAAAACCGACAAAAACTATTATTGAAAGAGGCTTTGGCTATTGTTCAAAACGATGTAAGAAACTATGGCCTCCGATCATCAATCGGTTACAGTCATCATACAATACTCCAATAGAGATAATACTGATTATTAGCTTAAAGCTGTTTCGTTCGAAGAAACGGGCGGCGGAGATCTTAGAGATTTCAACAACGACTTTTGACAAGCTTATTCGACGCTTTCAAATTGAACAATAGTTAGGTTATTTTATGGGAAAACGTATTCTCTTGAATAAAAAAATAGTTGAATTCTCGTGAGTAATCCTTGGGGAGGGGAAATGGCAACATTGCGCTTTAATTGGGAAAATCTACGAAATTGGGTTCGTGGGCGGAACCAACCGCCGCCTATGCCTATTGTAAAACGGTCTGATTTAATTAAAGTTGGGGGACTCTATCGTATTCGAGACAATTATGAGCCAGTATGGAAAATGGAAGCGGGGGAAGATGGCCGATCCTACATTGTTCGAGTCGGAGAAGAGGGAACCGAGGAAAGGTGTCTTATCGCCGAGGAAGATTCAACAGAGGATTATGCGAAAGCTGCCTATCGCACGTTAGTTGGAAATAAAGTTCATATTTTGTGGGAGTGCGAGTCTTGTTCAGCCCCAAATATAACGAAAGAAGGAAATCCCTACGAATGCGATAATTGTCATAAGAAGTATTCCGACGTTCTTTCTCATCCCCGGGATCAGTCCAAAGTATATGACCGAGAAACAGCAGCCGCCCAATTCGGCGATTGGGTAGTAGAACGTATGAAGCGTGAAGGTGTCAGCAAAATTCATATAAGCCTCATCAAGGCATGGGAAGAGGAGAATTAAGGTGATTATTAAACTGATTCGTAATGTTTTGCCCATTGTTTTTGCTCTGAGTTGTTCGTGTCTAGCAAGCGGTCCTGCTCAAGTTGTCTTTCGTCAAGACAGTGATTGTGGCGCAATTACGCAATATGAGTTAGCTTATGAACCTGTGGCCAATGCTGGAACTCAACCAGATGCAAAAGCTACGGTTGTTACCGTGGCTCTTCCAACTGGATTTGCGTGTGGTCAGGAATTCACAACTCTTGTCAATGTAACGGGCGTAGGATCGACTCGGTTTTGGCTCCGTGCTGACACTGCCGATGCGGCGACGGTCTCTGCTTGGTCTAATTCCGTTGACGCGAATGTTCCAGTCGCTGCGCCGATTCTTGTACGTATCATATTTGGAAATTAACATGAAAAGTTCCAGTTGTTGACTGGGGGTGTCACGTTACCATGTTTTTGAGCAAAAGAGCCTTTCTGAAAAAGGCTGGACCCGATGTCCTCGGTCCCGGCATATCTCCGATGGGTGGCGGAGCAAGTATGTCGGGTGCTGGCGCAAATCCTACACACACTGCCGGACCTTCTATCGCGGCGCCATCTGAAGGACGACCGTGGAAGTGTCGGTATCCGGGTTGTAATCGTGTATTTACAAATGGCGGAGATCTACGCGATCATTTGTCAAGGGATCATGGCGTAAAGGACTTAGGATAAAATGGATAGCAGTGTTCCGACCGCGCTCATTTTTCTTGACTCTTTGGGTTCGACTTTGCCTTTTAAAGATCGTTTTACATTCAAAGAATTAAGCGATTTTTGCCATCGAGAAGGTATTGTTGAGCTAACAGAACAAGAACAGCCGGACTTGAAAAAGGTCGCTTATTTGGTAGAAGGAATTACCAAAGGTCACATCAAAATTGTCGCTGGTCCAATGGAGAATCCGGCTCAGACCCGAAGACCAATATCGAAAGTCGATCTCGACATGGGTCAAAAAGTACAAAACGCCGTAGCCACAAAGCACGCGCCCACCACTAAACCAGCTAATTCTCTTGGACCAATGAAACTGTATGCGCACGCCACACTCCACGACGGTACGAGCTTACATGTTATCGAAATTCACGACGACACTTGTATTGGCGTGGATGATGACTTTGTCGCCCACGAATTTTCTCCATCCGAAGTTCGTCATTATGTGAACATGGACGAACCATTGGTGCGACTAGGGACTTGTCGAGTATGCGGAGAAGACTTGTGCGATTCGACTTGCACAAATTGTGGGACCGCATCATAATATATGCCTAGGAATTATAAACGGCCACAACACACTAAGCTATACGGAGAAGCCAACGCGCTTACCATTGCTAGAGTCGGTTCTCAAAAATTGTCTGAATTCTTATCGAGTTTTGGACTTCCAGTTTCTGGGACGTGGTCACATTTCAAGACCGATATTGAGTCTTTATGGGCCGATGGGTCTTTGCGAAATGCTGTTGCATACTTTACAGGCAAAATCCAAGCAACAGGACGCGATACACGATTTGAATTGGTCGTTCCATTGGTGATTCGTGAGGGGGTTATTCTTGATCCGGCGATTTTTCGAACTGGAGAAAAAACCGATGTATTCACCAAAGACGCTATTGATGCATTATTTACCGCTCAGCAATTTCCTCGTCCTTTACTCGACCGCGATTATATGTATGCGCCTCCGCCGCTTCCCGGAACGGTCCCTCCCCACCGAAGTGTAGTTGATGTATACCATCCGTGGAAGTAAAATAGGTGTAGTATGAAATTAAAAATTTTAGTTATAATTATTTTTTCGTTGTCGTTTCTGTGTGCCGTTGTGTCAGCACAAAACAAAGACCCTTTTGCGAACGTCTCCCCGGAAGATATGAATCAAACGCCGTTAGTTGCTGAACTCCCTTGTGGTGATGGGGTGTTATTCGCGTATCATTTTAGCTTTGATGTTACTCATAAACAAGTCTTTTGGATGCTCCATGCGCATATGCTCGTCGCGCAAAATGATGGTCTTGACTTAACAGACAAAGTGTATATTATCGGCTTTTTCGGTCCGAAGCGGGTCGTTTTTGTCTCGGCGGACTTCAAAATGAATGAAATCGAACTTCGAGAAGAGTCTATTCAGAAAAGAAAATATAAAATGTCAACATGGCACGGCGATACCGCTTCTCTAATTGATTATCTTTTCGAAGGTGCAACAGGTTCTCCTGTTATTAAAAAAGGTAAAATAGACGACGAAATTCTTCCATTCCCCAACCCGAACGACCCATGCTCTAAACGCGAAGGAGCCTAAACTCGTTTGGAATGGACCCGTCAGAAGCAATACGGCAAGCGGCTAGAGCCCTACATACCGTTATCATCAACTACACGGACCAGAAAGGGCAGACCTCGACACGGGAAGTCGAACCATATTCCTGGCGTTCGGGAAAAGACCCGGGCAGTATTCGGTTTTTTGGTTTTGATTTGACCAAAAATGAAATTCGAGGTTTTCGTTTAGATCGTATCTCCGCCGCCCATATTACCGAACGGACATTTGTTCCCCAATGGGTTGTTGAAATTTAATACGATCAAACCCTCTTGCCAAAAGATTTTGACAGTAGTATAATCTCCGCGTGATTATCGAAGGAAAAGATATTACCGGCAGCTTGGAAGTTAACGGGTCTCTATGGTTGGCGGATTGTACAATAAAAAACGCCAATATTAAAGTCGATGGCGATGTGTGTGTAGAAAGGCCGTGCCAATTTCATCATCATAATTCAATAGAAGCCACCGGCGATATTGTATTTCGCAATGAAACAGCAATACACGGACCAATTATCTGCTCATTTTTGGCCTGTTATGAACCTTTTTCTAATGCCGCGTCCGTTAAAGCGAAAAAAATCCTTATCGTCGGCGAATCACGGTTTGCTACAGTTGAAGCAACCGTTATGACCTTTTATGGTCCATGCTTTGCTGACAGGATTATGGCGAATCAAATTCACATCGACGGGGATTTGATAGCGAATTACGTGTTTGCTGATTCCGTTATTGTTAAACGGGGATCGCTGCTTGTAAAAGATTTGTGCGTGAAAAGAGCAGAAGCTGATATTATCGGAAATTACTCTGATGAGCCGTTGGACACAACGCGCATGCATTTTACATGGGCCCGCCCGATGCGCGAAGGTGCTGAGCCACGTTCAGCGGCCATTGACGATATGGTACGGAACGGGCTAACGGTTTTGAAGTATCACACAGAACATATCCCAGAAATTCGCCAATTGTATCCACGTATTCAAGAAATTAATAAGTGCGGAGATTTTACTCCATTGTATTCTGATCTATACAACGCTCTCAAATCAAATTATGATTCGCTAAAGCCTGCGATGAAGCAATTCGTTGACTGTGTAGAAAAACACGGCTTTCCGAGCATGCTGTGGCGGTTTTAACGACGATGAAACTTAGTGGACATTGCTCAATTTGTAAGCTTCCGCCCGAACAGCGTGAGGCTCTGCACACCGATCGTTGGGTTAATCTATGGAAATACGACGCGATCGCGAAAAAGTACTTCCCCCAGCGAAAAGTTTCCAACGTTCAGAAGGCTCTGTCGCGGCATTTTAAGTACCATTTCCCTGTGAAAGATGTTGTCGATGAAATGATTGAAATGAAGTTGGAGAGAAATCCAAGTGTCCCGACCCTAACAGAAGGCGAACGAGCGATCTTTGCCGAGGAATTTAAAGAGCGCGTTGATGTGATCAAGACCCTGGATCGCATGATGGTTACGCTCATGGATCGGGTAAATTATCTTCACGACGAGTGGAAAAAAATCCATACAGCGACAAAATGTGAAAAATGCGGACGTGATGATACAGGACCGAATTTGCTTAAGCTTCTAGCAGTATTTCGCGAGCTGCGCGAGCAAGCAGAAACTGTTATGAAAATGAGAAACCCGATGGATATTGTCCATCGGGTTGCTGAAAAAACGTTTGTGACCTTTGTCGAAGAGATGACAGAACTGTATGTCACGGTATTAACAGAAAAATCTAATCTTGTGAAAGATTCGGCCAACGAGTTCCTTGCCGGAAGAATCAATCAAGCCGTATTTGCCAAACGGCTAACAGAAGTATTGGACGATTTCGGGGGAGACCGCATTGCGACTGCGGCGCAAGAAAAATATCGCAAAATCTTTTTAACGGCTATAAAGGAGCTGAAGCTATGAAAAAGACTATTGCCGTCTACGGGGATACCCCGACTGTCTGCACCGGGTTTGGAAATGTTATTAAAAGCATTTTCACTAACCTAATTGATGATTTTGATATTAAAATATTTGGCATAAACTATAATGGATATCCTCACGAATTTCCTCATCTGAAGATTTATCCGGCATGTAATCCTTTGCTCGGCGCAGGTCCGATAGATTATTACGGGAGAGAGCATTTGAAACGCTGGGTCGAATTCGAGCAGTTCGATTTATTTTTTATACTCAATGATGCGTGGCTCATGCGCGATTTCATGCCTGATGTTGTTGAGCGTGTAAAAAAGAAAGGTCAAATTCCGGTTGTGTGCTATTTCCCTATTGATTGCGAAGAGCTGGACGGAGTGTGGTATGATTGGCTTGTCTGCGTTGACGTACCTGTGACCTACACAGAATTTGCCTTAGACACGGTAAAAAGAATTCACCCCACATTGGGGATTCGGACTAAAGTCATTCCACACGGCGCGGATCCGGAGACTTTTCGACCAATTCCGCCTGGTTCAAATCCAGCCGTGGCGTACTACAAAAAGTTAGTTGGAGATTTTGCTTTTATTAATGTTAACAAAAATCAAGTCCGGAAAAATATCCCATGTTCGATTGCGGCATTGCGAGAGTATAAAAATCTTGTCGACAATGACGATACTCTTGTCCTTCACATGAATGAAGAAGAAAGTATTGGCTGTAATATTCGCCTTATTGCTAACAGTCTAAACTTCAAGAAAAATAATTCAATTCGAGTGTCTCCAGCGCGATTGTCCGAGGAGCAACTCAATGCCATGTACAACGCGTGTCGAGTAACATTGACGACATCCATCGGTGACGGCTGGGGACTCTCGATATCGGAATCAATTTGTGCTGGAATACCGGTTATCGCTCCCCGACATACTTCATTCCCCGAAGTCGTGCGAGATTTTGGTTACCTGTATGACCCCGGACTTCGTCATTCGGCTCTTCCGTTTGGTACTGACAGGAGCAATTGGCGATATTATGCTGATCCGCGCGTCGTCGCAAAAGCAATGCTCGAAGTCCGTACTAATTACACAAAATACAAAGAGATGGCGCTTCAGGGACGGAAGTGGTATCAAGAAAACAGAACCTGGAAGCATCATGTGGTGCCACAATGGCGGGAACTTTTCAAACAATTACTGAGCTGAGCTTAGACGACATTCGTACTCGTATTGCGGCGGGGTGTTTTTCAGAACGCGATACATTGATTTTGTTATTGCTACTGGACATTTCTGAAAAACTCAATCTTTTAGTCAGTGCGATGTATGAAGAAGAATCTGAAACCGAGGTTGGAAACTAATGGAGCGATACGAGCAGTTATTGAACAATATCCGAACTGGAGTACGTGATCTCCAGGATTTTTTACGGGGGATGGCGAAAACGAGTCTTCCGCCACCAATGCCGTCTGAAGTGTACTATACAACACCAGAGATTTTAGCCCATGTTGCTCACCAGCTTGAACGGTTGTACACTGATGCCGTAGAATTAGAAGGCGAGATCGACGACATCGTTGATGAATTGGAATCATACGTTTAAATGAAAAATATTTTTTGCCCCAAGTGTGGACAGGACGCTTTTCATCGTTTGCCTTCCGGGGCGTATCTGTGTTTAAATTGTAGTCGAATTTTCAATTCCGAACAATTATCAACAAAAAAGTCGAACACAGATCACACAATCATTTATGTAAAAGATTTGAAAAATTCGTGATGCAAAAGCCAGAAAACAAAAATTTCGACGTTATTGTTAACGACATTGCACGTCCAGAATTTAAAGGGGATAAACAGCGATTGATCGAAATCGTTGAGGGACTTTCCGAGTCAATCCCGACATCAAAAATTCCCCCCTGTTTTTCTGACCCAAACCTTGAGTCAGGAGTGTGTAATCCCCAGCTCCCTCTTCATGAGGGGGAGCCGTATGAATGTGCATTAGCAAAGTCCTGCTTAGTCGCGAAATTGTTGTCAATGAATATTCCCATCAACGCGATACACTGTTCGAAAAAATCGTATGAGCAAGTCTTGGCTGAGTCAGACGAGTTGTTTGCGCGCCAGGAATCTCCACAATATAATGCCGTGCAAGAACAAAATGATCGACAGCGGATTCGGGCGCACGGTGTTAGCATATCGCTTCAACCTGCGGTTAATCCGTTTCGGCGAGATTCGCTTCGCCGCCTCGTCTTGGATATTTTTATTCGGAATTGGACTACGCTCGGTGATGTAAAGGCGACAGTCCTCTCTTTACGCAAAGAGGCTGCGACCAAAGTCGATGCAGTTATTGCGCAAGTCACAGCATTAACCGCACAAGAGGCTCACGGATACCGCATTGTCGAATCGTTCGGTCGGTATAAGTGTTTTAAGCGATGAACAAGTACACGGATCTTCAACCGCCGAAAGAGGGTGTACCACCCCAGGTTGTTCTCCCTCCTCCGGTTCGGCCGTGTCCTAACCTCTTTCGTCCCATCCTTGTAGAATCTGATGAAACTATTAAAGCCTTAGAAAAGGTCGCTGAGCACGCATCACGAGCGGCTGTGGACACTGAAACAACCGGTCTACATGTTGACCGAGACAAGGTAATCGGGATTTGCCTATCTTTCCCGCCGTGGGAAGAAGGATATTATATTCCGATGTATAATTCCCCAGAAGGAACAATATACTGGAACAGCGAAAAAAAGTTCCGTTATCTTGTTGATTTTTTAAAGTCATTTTTAGAAAGTGATATAAAAAAGATATTTCATAATTTGCTATATGATATTCCGATTATCTATTTCAATTTTGATATTGTGGTTCGCGGTATTTACAGCGACACGATGTTGAAATCTCATGTTGTGGATGCAGACTCACAGCATAGTCTTAAAGAACTGGCGGTGAAAAAAATTCATCCTGACGCCGATTGGTATGAAGTCGAACTCAAGCGGTGGAATAAAGCGGTAGGAGGTACAGACGAAAATCCGAAATACTGGTTAATTCCTGTACAGTATGTTGCAGAATATGGTGCTGGAGATGCCGTTTGGACCCGAAGACTCGATGACATTCTTGAACAATCGCTGTTACCGACTACACAGCCCATCTATACTGTTATTACAATGCCGCTTGCCCGCACAGCCCTCGATATGCGTGTACACGGAGTCTGTCTTGATACGGAATATCTCGAAAATGGCGAAAATTGGTATAATGCAGAAATAAAAATTTTAATAGATCAAATCCGTACAATCGTCGGTAATCCAGTATTTAATCCAAGCTCACCAGATCAATTACGAGAACTCTTATATGACACGTTGAAATTACCGGGGGGGCGTAAAACAAAAAAGGGGTACAGTACCGATGAAGCCGAGCTAAAACGGCTTCGTGGAACTCACCCGGTTGTTGATTATATTATTGAATATCGGGCTGCCGAAAAACTTAAAAGCACGTATTTTACTGGGTTGCTATCTGATATTGGTCCTGACGGGTTTTATCGGACAGATCCAAAAATTCATGGAACACGAACCGGCCGGCTCAGTATGGCGCGATTGCACCAAATTCCACATGGCCCCCTTGTCCGAAAAGCGTTTGTGGCGGAAGAGGGTTGGGTCTTGTGTGGCGGTGATCACAGCCAATTGGAAGCTCGGGTATTGACGCATTATTGTCAAGATCCTGAACTATTAAAAATTTACCATCACGATAAAGACATTCATTCGTCTACGGCTGTAGCGATGTTGAATTTGCCATGCCGGGTTGAAGAAGTAGAAACATTATTTCCAGAGGCTCGTCGACTCGCCAAAAGTATCAATTTTGCTTTGCTGTATTTGGAAACCGCATTTGGGCTTGCTCGACAACTCGATTGTGATGTTCCTGCCGCAAAAGAGTACTATGAAAAATTCTTCCGTATTTATAAATATATTAAGCCGTGGGCGAAACACGAGGTTTCTCTAGCACGAGCCCAAGGCTATGTGGAAATGCTGTTTGGGCGCCGGCGGTACATTCCCGACATAAAAAAGCTTCCGCCTCGTGACACACCCCCATATCCACGACAGCCGCCCGCATGTTATGGTCAAATGAAAAAATACGGCGGAGTCGCTATGTCCATACAATATGACTTGGGTATGGATTTGCACGAATGGACAAGAGACCGAGCCGAAAAAATCCGACCATTGCTTAAAACCTACAAAAAAGACACGTGTGCAACTTGCCCTTTTTTGTGGGAGTGCTATTATACAGTCGAGTGTCGCCGATTGAAGCGTGAAATCGAACATGTAGAAAGACAAATTGTCAATACGAAGATTCAAGGGTCTGCGGCCGATATTACTAATTTGGGTATTGTCCGGGTTGGAGAACTCATAAAACGGCACAACTTGGACGCTGTGTTGTACTTATATGTGCATGATGAAGTAATTTTCAGTGTACGTGCTGATCAAAACGTCGATTTGTTTGCACAGGATTTTGAAAAAGCCATGACAAGCGTGCAAGAATATATTTCGGTTCCTCTCAAATTCAAACCGAAAATTGGAAAATCCTGGGCCGACCTAAAATAATCGCAAAGTATAGGAGGTACAAATGGCGAAGTCTCGGACTAAAATCGAAAGAGAAACAATCATTGGATTCAACGACGGAGAAGACACGGCATGGATAGAAACTACATCGCCGGTGTTGCTGAAGAAGCTTACACGTCGCCTCGGTCCGCCACAGCCCATGTGGCCCGGAGCAACTGATTCCTGGTCTTGGATTGTTCCTAAAGACTGGATTAAACTCCCACGAAAAAAGAGAAAGAGAGAAGGAAAAGTCCTGACAGAAGCACAAAAAGCGGCTATGCAGGCAGGTCGGAAAAAAGCATCAGCAAAATAAAAATTCTAGTTTCGCAGTAAAGAATATGATTTTTGTTGATGTGGCGGATAACGGCCGTTTAAAAATCGAATTCACTGACGCTTCTCAACAAGCAATTACCGCGATTCGGTCTCTTCTCACGGCAAAATACGATGAGAAGTGTCGGGCGTGGCTTATTGGCGTCCACGATTTCCACATATTCGCCCACCGCTTGAATACGTTACAAGCTCCTGATAAAGGAGAAATGTCCTTAGAAGCAAAAGACTTTATTGATCAGTTTGAGGAACGACGCCAGTATTTACTAACTCTCAAAAAAGCTCCGCCAGATGAAACTTTGCTCGAAAAAATTCAGGGCGCGAAGACAAAGCCATATCCTGACCAGCTCCAGTGTATTAAATTCCATATCGAACGTGGACGATCACTTGAAGCTTCGGAAACTGGACTTGGGAAAACTCTCATACTCTTATACACATTTTTGTATTGGAAATCGACAGGTGTGTGCAATAAAGGGCTAGTATTGTGTTTGAATTCGGGAAAATTAGATTGGATAGAAGAAGTCAAGCGGCACACAACATTAAAGGCGTTGTGTGTTGGGAATGGCACTCAAGCGGTCCTTCGTGATCTCCAAGAGTTTCAAAATAATAATTATGATCTCTTAATCTTGCATTACGATGCATTATATCAAGATTCCAAGAGCCGTGTTAGAGTATTCGACTCTTTTAAGAAGTTGAAGTTTGACTTTGTCGCTCTCGACGAATGTCACACCTTAAAAAATCCGAATGCCAAGCGGCACAAGAGAATCATGGATTTGATTCAGCGGTGGGGAGATGTTAAACTCGTGTGCGCGACGGGAACCGCCATTGACGGAAATCCAAAAAGCGCGTGGGCACCGTTGAAATTAGTTGAACATTGCCCAAATCGGTACTTTCCTCCGTATTCTGTTTTTTATAATTACTTTGTTGAACGGAAACTGCGATTTTTTGGTCACAGGCGTGTGATGGTCGAAACGGGGTTCAAAAATCTTCAAACGCTCAAAGATTGGATGGAGTGCGCATCAATTCGATTTTTGAAATCTGAAGTGTTGAATCGTCCTTCAAAGATTTTTCAAACACGTGTTGTTACGCTGCGTGGAGGTCAAGAGAAAATTTACAATGAAATGAAAAAAGCCATTCACGCTGAAATTCAGACATCGGAAGGAGATACGGTCTCTGTTGTAGGGGCGGGAACGCGCGTGTTACGTCTCCGACAAATCCTGAATCATCCACATATTGCTGGGTTTAAAAAATTTTCTGGTGATTCAGCAAAATATCTCGAATTAGACGATGTGGTTGAGGAAATTTTGAGCAATCCTGATGCTCAACTTTTAGTATGGACGCAGTGGAGAGAGTCGGTTGATAAATTAGTCCAGAGATATAAACGTTATCATGCCGTTGCATATTACGGTGGTTCGGACGACCGAACAGTGCGAGACGCTGTTTTATCAAAGAAAGCCCGAATTGTCGTGTCTATTCCGGAAAAAGCTGGAACGAGCATTGATTGGTTAAAGGTTTGTCGAACAGCGGTCTATTTAGAGAAACCGTGGTATTTGCCATTGTATCGTCAGTCATTGGACAGAATAGATCGTCGATCAAATACGGACCCCGCATTAATTATCACAATCGAAGCGGCGAAGTCCGTGGATCAATTAGTCAACGCAGTCTTAAAGAAACGTCAAGACATATTCGACGCTCTTACATTGGAAGATGCACAGTTGATTGCGTTGAAAAAAGAAGAACTCCTTGCTTATCTCGCATGAACTTTTTGGGGACGCAGAAAAGAGTTAGGATTACTATCAACACTATTGGGGCGAGGAAGAAAAGAGATGGTTGGAAAAAATGATTTTTCAATGCGAATTTTTAAAGAGCGGTATGCCTTGAATCATGACGAGACGTGGGAAGATGCGTGTCGACGAGTCGCTCGCGTTGTAGCGGCCGCCGAAAATAACGACAAAATCAAAGAGTGCGAAGAAGTATTTTGGAACGAATTGGTAAATAATCGGTTTATGCCGGGTGGTCGTATTTGGTATGGTAGCGGCAGACCCCGTGGACAACTGCTGAATTGTTTTTGTTTGCCGACAAGCGACTCCCGCGAAGGATGGGGCAAGACAGTATCAGATTCGATTGTTGTGTCTGGTATGGGGGGAGGAATTGGAATAAACTTTTCTCCAATTCGTCCGCGTGGTAGTGTTATTCGTGGACATTCTGGAGCAGCAACCGGAGCTGTGTCTCTTATGGAAATTATCAATGCTGCCGGAGACGTTATCCGCGCCGGAGGAGGACGGCGTACAGCTCTAATGCTGTGTTTGAATCACGATCATCCAGATATTCCTGAATTTCTGGACAAAAAGCTCGACCTCAAAAAACTGACTAATGCCAACGTCAGCGTCGTTTTTATGAACGAGGATCCGACAAAATTCTTGAAGCGCGTAGAACGAGACGAACTCCACGAATTTATGTGGAATAACCAAGTAGTAAAGACCATACCTGCTCGGGAATTGTGGAAAAAAATTCTAGACAACGCTGTTGCATGTGGAGAGCCCGGTATTCTTAATGGCTGGTTGTGGAATCAACAGAACAACATTTATTATTCTCATCCGTGCATTTCGACAAACCCGTGCGGCGAAATCCCTTTGGAAGCCTACGGATGTTGTGATTTGGGTGCGCTTGTATTGCCTCGATTTGTCGTCAATGGAGAATTAGATCGTCGCAGTTTGGCACGGACGATTGCTATTGCTGTACGATTTTTGGATAACGTTTTAGATGTAAATACATATCCTCTCAAAGAAATTGAAGAGCATTGCAAACAAGTCCGTCGTATCGGTCTTGGCGTTATGGGCTTGCACGATATGTTGGTCTTGTTGGGAAAAAAATACACATCCGACGAAGGGAAAGCCGCCGTTGACGAGGTATTCCGATTCATCAAAAAGAAAGCGTATGAAGCAAGTATTGACCTCGCCATTGAAAAAGGTCAATTTCCGGCATTGAACCGGGGCAAGTTCGTTGAGTCAGGGTTTTGTCAAAAAAATCTCAGCATTGGTATCCGAGAGAGAATTCTGAGAAACGGCATTCGTAATTGTGCTTTATTGACTTGTGCTCCGACAGGTACAACGAGTATTGTTTCTAATGTCACAAGCGGAATTGAACCGTTATACGCATTCGCGTATCGGCGTAGATTCCGATCAGGAGATCGCCTAGAAGAAGAGATTATCGAACACCAACCTTTCGTCGATTTACGCGACACTGGCGATCCTCGTGTTCGGTTGTATGAATCTGCCCTTGAAATTTCTGTCAAAGATCATTTAGAGATTCAAGCGATTTGTCAACGGCATGTGGATAACGCAATCTCCAAAACGATTAATCTGCCGAAATCATATACAGGAGAAGACCTCGATCCAATTTTGAGAAAATATATTGGTCAATTGAAGGGCGTGACTTTGTATCGAGACAGCTCACGAGGAAAAAGCCCGATTGAACCACTAGACATGGAAGAGGCTCTTCGTTTACAATGTACGAAGGGGACTTGTGAATTCTAGTATGGCTGATTTTAAAATTCCAAAAACAACATTAGAATTCGCGCTGTACTATGCAACACTAGGGTGGAGAATTATTCCAAACCATGCGTGTGTAAACGGAAAATGCACGTGTTGGAGAAAATCCGAATGTCTTAGTCCAGGAAAACATCCCCGTTTTAATGAATGGCAGCTCAAAGCGACGACAGAACCAACAGAAATTGTTGCTTGGTTTAAGGACTATTGGCCTAATTCCAATATTGGAGTAGCGACAGGCAAAGCTTCTAATCTTTTTCTGGTCGATATTGACACTAAAGATGGGGGCGTGGAAAAATGGGTAGAACTGATCAAAAAATATGGCGATATCCCGCCAACCCCGATTGCAAAAACCGGAAGCGACGGACGGCATATTTGTTTTCAATGCCCTTCGACTATTACTATTCCGACCAAAGCGAAATTGTTTCCTGGTATCGGTATTGATGTTCGCGGAGAAGGTGGACAAGCGGTTCTTCCACCATCACGGAATGCGAATGGAAATTACGAGTGGTGCGAAGACTCTGCACCGTGGGAAGTCCCAGTCGCTCAAGCTCCTGAATGGGTACTTGCGCTGATTTCGGCCGCCTCCTTGGAGCAAGGAAGAGAATCAGAACGTTTCAATGTTGTTCGTGCTTTGTGCGGAGTCCCGGAAGGCGAACGCAATCATGCCATTACTCGACTCGCCGCCTCGTTACGAGCGCAAGATTTTTCATATGATACGGCTTTGACTTGGATTCTTCAAGCGGCCGATAATTGTAATCCGCCGTATCCTCATGCCGAGGCAATCAAACAAGTCCAGTGGGCGTATCGCAAGTTTGCTCCAGGAACGAGCTGGAAAAATGTTCGTCGTCCGTATGAACAACCGGTAGAAACGGTTGAATGGCAAGCCCCAGTCGCCTTTGACGAACTCAATTTACCGGCATTTCCGACACATGTTTTTCCTGGATGGGTAAAGAATTATGTTGAAGCCGTAGCTGAAACGACACAGACTCCAGTAGACATGGCGTCGATGTGCGCTCTTTCAGTATTAGCGACAGGATGTGCTCGAAAAGTTCGCGTATTTGTGACAAGCGATTGGAGTGAACCGCTGAATTTGTTTACGGTAGTGTGCGCACCGCCGGGAAGTCGCAAAGGTGTTGTATTTCGGCATATGGTCGAAGTAATACAAGAACACGAGTCGTATCTGAAGACACGAGCAGAAAGTGAAATTCGCAAAATCAAAGCCCATATGGATTTACTTGAATCACGGTATCGCTCACTCCGGTCTCGGACTGCGAAAGCGGGTATAGACGAACCATCTATACTCGAAGAAACAACCAAAATTCTCGAAAAAATCGCCGAACTTGAAAAAAAGGCTATCCTTCCAAGCCTTATCGGTGATGATATTACGCCGCAAGCCATTAAAACAAAGCTCTATGAACAAAGTGGTCGATTGGCTATTTTGAGTGCTGAAGGCGATATCTTCGCTATGATGAATGGACGTTACCAAACCAACGGAGAGCCTGATATTGACGTGTATTTAAAGGGTCATGCGGGCGACGATATTCGAGTCAATAGAATATCTCGGCGGGAAGAAGATATTCGAAAACCCGCTTTGACTATTGGTATTTGCACGCAGACGAAATCACTTCGAGGGCTTTTGGATAAAACGGGTTTGGCGTACCGTGGATTATATGCTCGGTTCTTGTATAGTATGGTAGAAAAAGAATTTAAAGAGAATATGAATCCACAAACAATCCCATTTCGCGTTTTCGACGTATATCGAAAAAACGTTCGGGCCTTATTGAGTATTCCATATCGAGAATCAATAGAAGGAGAAACTGATGTCCCGCACGTTTTGACACTATCGTCGGAGGCAAAAGAGCTGTTAGATGAGTTTCGGACATGGATTAATACTCAGTGTCGACCTGGCGGGGTCTTAGCAACCTGCGATGAACTCAAAGAGTGGGGAGCCAAACTCGCGGGCGCCGTTATTCGTATCGCTGGTTTATTTCACATGGCTGAAAACATCATCGAGGGGTGTCCGTGGGAGTGGGAAATCGACGCACGGACATTCTCAAATGCAAGAGAGTTGGGCGCATATTTTATTTCTCACGCGATTGCTGCCCATGAACAAATGCAATCTTCAGTGTCCCACGACGTTGCGAGAAATATTCTGTTATATATCGCGCGTAATAATAAAAAGCAAATCACCAAACAAGATGCGGTTCGTTGCACCAAAAAACACGGACGCGTTATTGAAAATGCCTTACTGTATCTTATGGACCGTGGCTTTATTCGTGATGCTAATACGAACGGGAGACATCAACATCGTGGTCAAGTTTTTGATGTGAATCCTTTGTGGGACAATAAAGTTCCAGAAAGGAGAAATTATTCTGACGCTGAATCTTGACATGACTGTTAAAATGTGTTACAAATAAAATCAAATTCGCTTAAAAATAGGACGAAATGTGTTGAATTTCTTTTTACTCAAATTTGCTAAATTATGCTCTTTTATTTTTTATCAAACACAAAACATTATAGAGTCCCGATTTTTTAAAGATGCGCGTTGCGTCATATGGGAATTTCCGTACAGCGAACCAGAATCTATCAAGGCTTTTATAAAATTAATAAATATTTTGTTTCCGCCAAACCATGAAGCGCTCAAAAAGTTGGTTTTGCTGATTAACAACGGGAAAAACGGACTATATGAAGTTTATATTATTGCCGCTATTCGTAAAAATCATTGGACGAAGTTCTCCGAATTATTAAATGCCATTCCGGGCGTCACACAAACATATATTTTTACACCTCAGTATCTGCTAAGTCTAGCGATACAAGGTCACTATCATATGGCATCGGAGAATGTTACTCCAAACACAGTAGATATTCTTTATGGAAGAAAGTAAAGAAAGCAAAGCCCCGAAAGACATTGTTCAAAACGTACTTCGCGAGTACGTGTCCATGAACAAATGCGCACTTATACACACCGCCTTTGAAAAGTATATATCAAATATGGCGGACACAGATTTTATTTCCGTAGGAGAAATTCGAAAGAAATTTCAAGAGTTCGAGCAAGAAGCTGACAAAAAGCTTCGAGTTTTTATCACTATTCTTAATTCGGAGGAAACCCATCATGGTACGTGATCAGACAAAAATTCCAATTGGCTACTTGTGGATTAAAAAGGACAAGCAAGGTCGAGAGTATCTCGCGGGCCCACTAAGTGTTGGGCTGTTCGGAGAAGTCCCGATTGTGGTCTTTAAAGAAGAACACAAAGCAAATGAGCGGGCGCCAGATTACATTATTCGCCTTGCAACAGAAACGAAAGATTAGGATCAACTATGAGCTTACTAGTTGAAGTGGTCGGGATATGCGAAACCTGCAACAAAGGTATTGTCCTCCCGGCAACAACAGCGGAAAACGAAAAGGGACGGACGCAACGTCGCTTTTGTGGTCCCGTTTGTAGAAGAAACCGACTTAAGAGCCGGAAAGCCGAAAGTCATGCCCACGACATTTGTCGTAATTGATGGAAATTATTTAGTTTACCGTATTTGGAATACGGCAAGCGGGCAGGCTCTTCGGACAAAGCGCGGTGATGCCACTGGAATAATCCACGGATTTCTTTCTTCGTTTTGTGCAGTTGTTAAAAAGTTTAAGCCTGAAAAAATTGTTGTTGTTTGGGACCACAAATCCCGGTATCGCCGACGAGTCCTTAAAGCCTATCGTGCGAAAATCGAAGAGTTAGCGCGGAAGGACCCCGACTCTTCGGCGGCTAGAATCTTCGACGATCTGCCGATGCAGTACAAAGAGAGTCGCTACAAAAACCGTTCCGATGAAGAGCACCGCAACTTTCAAGAAAAGATCTTACCTCAAATGGAAGCGCTACAACAGATTCTCCCAGCGATGGGGATTATGCAACTGACGATTCATGAAGTCGAAGGCGATGACTTAATCGGAATCGCGGTTGATACGTTGTCTGCATTGGGGCATGTTATAGTCGTCTCTTCAGATCAAGATTTATATCAATTATTATCGCCAACGGTATCTCAATACGACCCGGTTAAAAAGAAATTGTTCACCGCATCTGATTTCGTGGAAAAATACGGAATAGAGCCCGCGCAATGGGCCGAAGTAAAAGCGTTGATGGGGGATGTACATGACGATATTCCGGGCGTTCCGGGAATTGGGGCAAAGATCGCCGCTAAATTGATTGCTCAATATGGCAATATTGTTAATTTGCTTGATGAAGCCAACAACAACCCCAAAACAGCGATTATGAGTCAAATCCCCGAATATGCTGAACAGATTCGTATGGCCTATGAATTATCATATATTCTTTCATCAGTTGATCAATTAGATGAAGACCAGAGGACCGTTTTTCTAAAACAATGGAATATACAACCTCAAGTAGATTGGGACGAAATCCACAGATTCCTCGACGCATACGAACTCAAAAAAGTCGGGACTGGATTACGTGATATTTTGACTGATACGTCATCATTTGAAAAAAAGTTGTTATCTGCCGAATCTCTAGACGACATGTTTAGTGTATGGGGCGACTGTACACGATGTCCGCTGCACGAAAAAAGAAACACTATCGTAAAATATTCGGGACCGGCTAAGGCAAAGATTATGGCGCTTGGTGAGGCACCGGGTCCAAGTGAAGACTTTTTCGGTTCGCCATTTTGCGGTCGAGCGGGGAAATATCTCAATGAAACCTTACTTGCCCATGCAGGACTAGATCGTAACCAAATTCACGTTACTAATGTCGTTTTGTGCTTTCCAAATTCGAATGGGGAAATTCGTGCTCCAACACCGGAGGAAATTTCGGCGTGCAACATACGCCTTCGTGCGCATATCCGTTTAGTGAACCCAAAATTGGTGATCCTGCTAGGAGATAAAGCCTTCAAAGCCGTATTTCCACATGTTACTGAAAAAATTTCGACAGCAAGAGGCGCTATTCTGACGCATCCTGATTGGCCTGGGATTACTTTCATACCCGTGTTCCACCCCTCGTATTTAATGCGGTTACAGCAAGGTCCGAACGGACACAGTGATGTCGTGAAGTCTCTTCACGATTGGAAACTGATTCGTGAATTGGCTGATACGTTGTGATGACATGAGAGCGGGGAAAAAGGGTTTTAAACCTCTAAAGTTCGAGGGGACCAACAAATGGCGGGGGCGGGTCTCTCGAAAAACCGTCGAGCAACTCGCCGTGGAATATCAACCCCGTTTAGCCAAAATTAATATCACCCTTTCTATTAACGAGATTATTTCAATTATTAAAGGGGCATCGGAACCCAGTATCGCAACAACGATTATCCAGAGGTGGCTTGATGAAGAACACAAACGCGGAGTCACAATCATCTAACAAAAGATTCAAAAAATTCAAACATTATCTGATGCCAATAAGGTCATGTCCCCGAATATTTTAAAAATTCGAGAAGCATTTCAAGAGGCATTTCCCAACGAGATTTTAAAAAATGTCGAATACACAATCGAAAAAAAGAGAATAGTATTTACATTTCATAGCCAGCTTCCTAATCAGGAGAGTAAAACTCGCACGTATGCCCAATATCCGGGGCAGGATTTTCGCGAGATTTTGCGGAATACTCCTACGCTCGACGAAAAATAGTTGTGTATTATAGTGAGTAAACGGTCTCGACGCGAACCTATTGAAGTAGTAGAAAAGCAGTATGATTTAGGGGATGTTTTGGCTGTTTTAAAAGATCAGTTAAATGTTGAGTATCTGATCCTCCGTCGAATAGAAGGTATTTGTAGAGATATTAATAAAATTTGTGATCTCTTGGAGAAAAAGCATGAAAGTAACAGCGGCCGAAGTGGCGAATGAAAAGGGTTTTAAACCTCTAAAGTTTGAAGGGACTGGCGAGTGGCGTGTTGTGTACTTTAGACCTCCTGGGAGAAAAACAAGCTGGGACGATTATTATCTTGTTGTGAGTCCTGAAGGATATCCAGAGTCAACTCAGTATTTGAGACGGGAGGATGCCGAAGAACGGGCCGAAAAGCTTAATCGGTGGATGAAAGAGGGTATGAAAGTAACAGGAGTCGAAGTATTGCAGAAAATGGCGGCTCCTCTTCCAGGAGCAAAAGCCTTTCCTTCGCGCACACCATCTCCAGTAAGTTCAGAACGCCCGGAGCGCCCTTCTTCCGAACTCCAACCCCCGCCGACTGAGGACGCGCCAAAAAAGCCAATACAAGAAAAACCAGAATCTGAACCTACTGATCTTAAAAGCATTATCCAAACACTAGACCAGCACTTTACTGACGAGGCTATTCAAGATATTAGTAATAGTATGCTCGCTTTAATGAAAGTCATTCCCCCAGAAAGTAGCGAAAAATTATCCAAAGTATTTACTAAATTTATGGAAGCCGCTATGAGTTTGAAAGCGAATATTGCCGCGTTACAAGTCATGACTATGCCGGCGCAGCAACAAGCGGAACTGTTCCAAAAAAATTTGCAGCAATTGACGCAAACTCCAGATCTCAGCCAAGCGCTTAAGTCTGGACCGATTACATGATTCTGTATTTCCCCCGCAAAATTAATCTTCCACCTAAACTCATTGATGTTCCTTCGGCGTGGAAGGGCTTAGAGAGCATTCTTCTTGACTTAATTGAGAGGTTTCGTATTCCTCGGAATACGGCATTAGAATTTGGTGTAGATTATGGATACTCAACCGTGGCTTTAAGTAATTATTTTTCGCGCGTTATTGCTGTTGATCATTTCAAAGGTGATGTGTGCGCTGGCTTTAGGGATTACGATTTTGAAAATCGGGTACGACACACATTATCACCCTACTCAAATATTGAAGTAATAGCCAGCAGTTTTGAAGATTTCATTCAAAATAATACTGAACAATATGATTTAGTTCATATTGACATTGTTCATGAGTATACACCTACATATCAATGTGGTTTGTGGGCGGCGAAACACGCCAATGTGGTAATTTTCCATGACACAGAAAGCTTTCCCGAGGTGAAAAGAGCTGTTGGGGATATTGCTGCACAAGAAAATATGCTGTTTTACAATTATCCCCATTGTTGTGGTTTAGGGATTTTGAGCAAAACAGCATTATTGTAAGACATTCTTGATGTCAAAAAAGGAATTTCACAAGTTGGTTGAAAAGTGGAAAAAAGAGACGCAATATCTCTCTTCTGTGCATGACATGGTTCTGCATCCTGCTTATCAAAAAATCATCGGCATGGGCAGAGAAGCTCTCCCATTTCTCTTCAAGGAGTTAAAACGGCAGCCGGATCACTGGTTTTGGGTCCTACATGAAATTACGGGTGCAGATCCGGTGCCGCCCGAAGAGAAAGGCAACCTTGAGGCGATGGCCCGACGCTGGCTTCATTGGGGAGCCGCGAATGGGTTAATAGATCTTTAGATACACATACTCCTCCGAAGTCATCGCGATTGTAAAGTCTTTGTAATCTGCGTATTCAACCTGCGTATTCAAACATTTGATGACTTCCTGCTCATGAGGGAGAAGTTCAATAACTTGAGGTCACAGTTCGTGATTTCAAGTTCTCCGAACAAGGCGCGGTCATGCTAACGTGCTATAGCAATCGCGCGGTAACATGCACGAAGATCAATCGCCTGCGTCTTGACTTCGAGTAATTTTCCAATATACTAGTAGTGGGGGTGTAGCAAACGTTGGCATTGCTCCGGACTTTTAATCCGGCTAAACGTGGGTTCGATTCCCACCGCCCCCACTACGTCACGCTAACGTGCTATAGCAATCGCGCGGTAACATGCACGAAGATCAATCACCTGCGTCTTGAGTAATTTTCCACTATCCTAGTAGTGGGTGTAGCAAACGTTGGCATTATGAATGAATATTTCAATATCCAAGAAAAAGACGGGCTGCGATTGATTGTTCCCGCGCATAGTGCTGCGATAGGCAATGCAGGATGGACGCCAAAAAATGTGTGGTGGCGGTCGCGGGTTGAAACTCTCGACGGTCAAGTCGTGTCCCAAGGATTTGGAAAATTCTTTAATGTGGGACAAGGACCGGACGATTTGCGCATAGCGATTAATGATATTGCTCAAGCTATTGAGCATAATGATGCTTTGGCAACATTGAAAATCGACGGATCTTTGCTTATCCGCTCAGTGTATAACAACAAAGTCTATCTACGGACCCGAGGATCATTCGGGTATTCGCATTTGGAAAATGCCTTTGAGATTGACACAGAGTTTACTAAAAAGTATCCAAAACTGTTCGACGTGGGATTCGCAAAAAATCATAGCTTGCTCTTCGAATGGGTGAGTCCATTTAACACCATTGTAATTAAGTATCCAGAACCTGCTTTGTACTTGATCGGCGCTGTAGACCATCGGACAATGTCTTATGTCCGCATGTCTGAATTGACAGAAATTGGACAAATTTTGAATATTCCGGTAACACAATTTTTCCCTTTGACATCGCAAGGTTGGGCAGACCTGTATACAGATTTGGAAAAGAACAAAGACATTGAAGGGTACGTTATTCGGCTGCGCCATGAGCAATCATTGGTTAAAGTAAAGTGCGCCCACTACTTGACAAAACATGCACTCAAATCTAACTTAACGACCGAAAAGTTGGCCGATATGTATTTCCAATACGGACGACCGACATTTTCTCAATTCGTCGATAAGTTTAAGGAGTCATTTGACGAAGAAATCACGATGTGGGCAATGCCAGCGATCTCGACGCTGTACGACGGGGTCCGAGAACTCGAAGCAATCGAGCAGCATATTCAAACCAAAGTAACGAACTGGAAAACAGCACGAGAGCGCAAAGAAACGGAAGCTCGACCTAGAAATATTGATAATATTCGTCGCGAAGATAGGAAAGAATTTGCGATTCGAGCCCAACAGGAATATGGACATACCAAGAAGTTTGCATATGCAATGAGCGTGTATTTGGGAGAAATGGCGAATCGTGAAAAGTTGCTAAAATCTCTACTTCTACAAAACACAAAACAAGTTGATTTGTCTATTTTTGGAAACAATAAAACTGGAGAGTTGGAGTGATGAAATTTAAAAATCGTATCGCGAAGAGTTTTGTTTCACCGGCGGTATTTTTTGCTCCGATTGGATGGCTATGTACTTTAGTTGTTTACTTTTGCCCTTGGTGGGCTACAGGGCTATTTTTCGGGATTTGTCTGTTCGTTTATCTATACGATAAACGAATATATACGCCGTGCCTTCAACGAGAATTTATTGTTCGGGCGATGTTTGGGTTTGTGACGTGTCCACATGGACGATATCTCCCTGACACGTTCTGTGACTCTTGTGCTGACCGATGGTTCGATGTGCATTTCCCATTACAACAGCAGGAACCAATACAAAGAACTCTTCACTAAAAGGAGGATTAGAATGACGTGGCTATTGAATGTGAATCCACCAGGTATGGATTATTCTTTTTGGTCGTGGTATGATTCTTATAGGGAGTGGTATGACTCTTATATGAGAGATAATTTTTCTAACCAGTATGTGAGGTATTGTGCAGACCATTCATATCCAAAAATTTATGACAAGGAAGATACCGTAACTTTTAATTTCGATATGCTCGGAGTACGTCCAGAAGACATAACAATCGAATTACGTCCCGGAAATTATGTCTCAGTAACAGCGAAGCGCCATAATGCAGAAACGCAGACTTCGCACACATGCACTTGTATCGCAAGGGATCCTTCTATCGCCAATATACCGATAAAAGAAGAGGACGTTACCGCTAAACTGCAATATGGGGTTTTGACAATTACTGTAAAAAAGAATAATCCCAAACCTCAAGTCGTGAAAATTCCGGTTCAGGTAGGTTCAGACACATAATGCGACATATCTCCAATCCCGCGCTAAAGGATTGGAAAATGGCGGCGTGGCGGAATTGGCAGACGCTCCGGTCTCAAAAACCGGCGGAATTAATATCCGTGGGGGTTCGAGTCCCTCCGCCGCTACTAACCAACATTTTATGTGCAATTTTGTGTACAATTAGTTATGATTCAGATTATACTATTTTGTGTCAGCTAATATGTAACTTTCAATGACACATACTCGCGCATATCAAATTCTGGGACTCAACGAATCCGCAACTGCGGATGACATTAAAGCGGCATTTAGGAAATTAGCAGTACAATGGCATCCCGATAAGTGTCCTAATAATCGAAAAGAAGCGGAAGAAAAATTTCGCGAGATACTTGAAGCAAAAGACACGCTTTTAAATAAAGACGGTCAAAAGAAAGAACCAGAGTTCTTCACTGATAATCTCGAAGGAATATATAATGCGTTTAATTCTTTCTTTGCACAAGAGAGAGTTTCTCGGACCCGGCGTGGAGAAGATTTGCACCATGTTCTTCATATTACCTTAGAAGAAGCGATTGCTGGATGTACCAAACGATTTGAGATTTCCCGACTTCAAGAATGCAGCGAGTGTCGTGGACGGGGTGGAGAAGAAGCGCCTTGTGAACATTGTAAAGGACAAGGGCATATTTCCCAGCGCGCGGGATATTTTTCATTTACACAGACTTGCATTTCTTGCGGCGGGTACGGCGCTGCGATAAAGGCCAAATGTCAGACCTGTCATGGAGAGGGACGTGTTCCGAAAAAAGAAGTCGTCGCTGTAGAGTTGCGTCCGGCGACAGAGCACGACGCAGTCCTTGTAAAGCACAATTTTGGTCATGCAGGACGGTGTGGAGGAAGACCCGGAAATTTTTATCTACATATTTCCGTACTCCCCCACCACAAGTTTGAACGAATAGGCGACGATTTGAAAATAAAATACCCTATTCCTTTTTCTACGGCTGTTCTCGGTGGGACCATCGAAGTCCCCACGTTACTGTTTGGCAATATTATTCTTCATATACCCGCCGGTACACAAATCGGCACATGTTTTCGCGTTCCAGGCAAGGGCGTAAAAAGCCGACAGAAAACAGGAGACCAAATCGTAGAGATAACCATTGAAGTCCCGCAAAAATTAACAGAAAAACAAAAGAAGTTACTCCAGGAATTTTCAAAAGGAGAATAATAATGACGGTAGATTTAGTTGATATTGAAAATCTTATTGCTGACGCTTTAGCTAGGGCGGATATACGTTTTCGACATGATAGTCGAATTGCCGTTTTAAATAAGGTCACACGGTACAGCCACGCCGATGCAGCACCTTCTCCGTATGGGTTGTACTTAGAATTTGAAGATGGGTCTCACATCGAAATTTCTATTTTTGAAAAGATCAAATAACTATTTTTTGAAAAGATCATGCGTCTGTTCGTGACCGGAGGAGCCGGCTTTATTGGCACAAACTTTGTTCGTGGAATGTTCGAGGGAACACCGGGCACTCCGCTCATTGAACGGTTGGTAGTCTTAGATCTCCTTACGTATGCAGGAAATTGGGCGAACCTCGCTGACTTGGAGGGCGACGCTCGCTTTCGGTTCGTGCGCGGAAATATAGTAGATTGGCCAGCCGTGGCATTACTCCTCCGCGAGGAACGAATTGATACAATTGTACATTTCGCAGCCGAGTCCCATGTGGATCGCAGCATTGTCGATCCCGCTCCATTTCTTCAGACCAATGTTGTAGGAACAGTGGCTTTGCTGAAGGTCGCGCGGGGATTGCGGGGACTTCGGCGATTTCTTCATGTGTCAACTGATGAAGTCTACGGAAGCATTGCAAAAGGACGGGCAACAGAGGAATGGCCTACGCGACCATCGAGCCCGTATGCGGCAAGTAAGGCCGCAGCCGATGCATTTGTTCAAGCATATGCTACAACCTATGGGCTACCAACTGTGATTACACGCTGTTCGAACAATTATGGTCCTTACCAATTTCCAGAAAAGCTTATTCCGCTTTTCGTGACAAATGCCTTCGACGGAAAGCCACTTCCACTTTATGGGGATGGAATGAATGTGCGTGACTGGATTCACGTCGAGGATCATTGCGCAGCGTTATGGCACTTGCTGGGGCAAGAAGGCGACATTGGTAGTGTATTCAATGTAAGTGCGGAAAATGAAGCGTCAAATCTGGAAATTGCTAAGGCTATCCTTGAGCTAACGGGGCGTCCCGAAAGTCTTGTGCAGTATATAACAGATCGACCGGGACATGATCGACGTTACGCACTTGACTCTAGCCGACTGCGGGCAACGGGCTGGCGACCGCGCTGGTCGCTGCGAGACGGGCTTGCAGCTACGGTTGAGTGGTATCGCGCGCATCGGTCGTGGTGGGAATCAAAAAAATACGCAGGTTCGTGGGATTGTGCATTATAAACCGCCGGAGTCCGTCTTATCAAAAAATTTGCCCCCCCCCTCTTGACTTCTGCCGACAGTTCGTGTATTCTCAAGTTTGACTCGAACGGACTTGACACAATGGCGACGTTTGGCCGGCTGAATGCAATTGCTCGCAAAACCCGTCAGAAAGAGGTAGCCGAAAGGAAGGTTTATTTTATGACACAAACCAATAGGCAAATGATGCGGCGCGATATCGCCGAACTCGCGGCATTCTTCCAACGACACGACGGAAACCTACCGGCGGAACTCCCGCGAGACGTTGCAACAACGCTCAAAGTACTGATGGTGCTGGGGATCGTGTTGACCGAATATCCGCAGCAAGAGGTTGTGAACGACATCCTGCAAAGGTGTAGCGCGGTTGCGTGGGTCCTAAAAGACATATGGCAACCCCTAAAACAAAGGTATGTGACAGAGTAGCGCGTGCTTGGGAAATTCTCTCAGACTTTGCAGTAACATATGATGAATATCAAACCTCGCCGATTGGTTTGTAGTTCGTACTACGACTCGACAAAGAAGCGCGTAATCGTCCGCCATGCGGATAACGATCCTGAAATGCGTAAGAACATGGACGAATTAGACAAACGTCTTAAGATCAAAAGGAAGCGACATGGCCAGTAGTACACACAAGGCAGAAGTTGTTCCTGTGGTTTTGGAGCCGCACCCGAATGCTGATCGTCTCTCGATCGTGAAAATCTACGGCGGAGGCTATCAAGTTGTGGTCAGAACCGAAGATTGGATCGGGAAGGATCGAGGTGTGTACATTCCGCCCGATAACGTCGTCCCTGATACACCAGAATTCGCCTTTCTCAAAGACGAGCGGCGCATCAAAGCTCGACGCTTGCGAGGGCAATGGAGTGCCGGACTCCTAGTCCCGGCTCCTCCCGGAGCGCAAATCGGCGAAGACATGACACAGGTTCTTGGGATTGTGCATTACGAACCGCCGGAGTCCAATCCACGTCTTGCGGAAAATGCGAGCAGGCCCCCCCTGGTCATTATCCTGTATACGACATTGAGTCTTTTCGAAAGTACGGGCGCAGTGTGTTTGAGTCTGGAGAAATGGTTGTAGTAACAGAGAAGATCCATGGAACCAATGGGCGATGGGTCTATGTGGATGGACGGTTTCGTGCCGGCTCTCGGACAACATGGAAAAGCGAAGCGGATGATGTGGTGTGGTGGAAGGCGCTGCGTCAGTATCCAGCTTTGCAAGACTTTCTCCGAGCGAATCCCGGGACTGCTGTGTACGGTGAAGTCTACGGATGGGTCCAAGACCTGCGCTATGGGGCTAAGCCGGGACAGGTCCATATTGCGGTATTTGATATTTGGCATAATGGCCAATGGGTAGATGCCAAAGATCTGTACAGCTTCGGAGGGCCGGATTTGCCGTGGGTGCCGATTGTAGATTGCTGCCCTATGGACTATGATCGAATGCTCGCGTTGGCTGAAGGAAATACGCTTATCCCGGGAGCCAATCATTGCCGAGAAGGTATCGTCATAAAGCCAATGCAGGAACGATGGCATCCTGAATGCGAACGAGTAATTCTCAAAGTCGTTAGTAATACGTATTTGGAGAGAGCGTAAATGAGGATTTGTACAAAAAATATTCAAAATCACGCGTGTTGTTGGCTGTGGAGACTTTCGTTGGTCTTTCCTATTCTACATCTTATTTTGCATTGGCTTGGAATTCCTCACTCGGAGTTCTTCAGTTTTATTCCTTAAAAGTCTTCGAGTCACGGTCGGCGCAAATGCACGGTCCGAGCAATCCCCGCCGAGCGTTGATCCAAAGTCTTTTTCCGTCCCGCTTGAGGACTTACTAAAGCTTTTGCAAGACGAGCTAAACAAACTGCCAAATCGCTGGAAGAATACGAAGCGTGGTCTACTCTGCCTTTGTCTTTGATTTGAAGATTTTTGAGTTCCCAAAGCAACCGTTCTGCCGCTTTCCCCCCTTTGTCTGGTGAGAGTAAATGGATTTGCTGATTGTAAATCAGCGTTGCAAGCAAATCCCAATCTTTTGGTTCCAAGGATATTCGATCAGTATCAATTCCTTCATCTCGAAGTTGTTGAATTTGAAAAATTGACTGCCATTGGTCATAATACACTTTGTCAACGATCCAATGTTTCGCAAATCGACGAATACAGTCTAGGACATTCACAAAATCAACTTCGATTCGCGGTTTTTCCCGGGGTTCCCATACAAGAACGGCACCCACGTACAAATGTTCCTCACCCCCTCGCTGTGTTTCCGTGAACTTTGTATATCCTAAGACCATACCAAACGAGTCTTTGCGATATCCTGGGTCACAGGCAATTGTGATGTGTCGGGTCGTCGGCACATCCAAGACCATGCTCGCCAGATCTTTTTGCACAACTGTTGTGACATTGTCTTTCAATAGACGTGGTCTTGTCCTATCGCGAACGAACACGAGATTTGTAATGTCTGGGTCTACACATCTATCAATCCAAGATTCCTCGGGGATCCACGGATCTAACGCCCCAGGAGGGTCCGCACCAAAGTCTCGGCGTGCTGCGACAGGATTTTTCCGAAATTCTTCTTGAATAAATGCGTCTTCTAGTTTAATATTCGGATTAAAATCCCATGTCGCATGATGAAATACGAGGACAAAGGGGGTTTTTCCCTCCGCTTTTGCGTGTTCTATCGTTGTGAGTGCTTCTTCTTTGAGGCGCATGATTTTGTCGGTTTTGAACAGTGGAGACGAAATACAGATCATTTTCGATCCGTATTTGGAAAGCGTAAGAAGCGACGCTTTGAGCGTATCGTAAACAGCGTCTACACCCATGCGACTTTCGGTTTCCATAAATCGCGCGACTTCGTCGACAACGCACACTTTTCGGGTTTTTCCGGCTATGCCAGCCGAGTTCGAGCCGGTTAAATCCACAAAAAGCTGTTTGTGCAAGAAGCGAATCTCCGACAAGTTTTTGACGAAAACGCTGTCTACAGGAACTCCTTGGTTTTTTGCTGTATGTTTAAGGGCATTGACATAGCGCGTAAACCACGGAGAATTCGTAAATAGGCCATCAATCGCGGCAAAAATCGTGTCTTTGGCTTGTTCGCCTTTCGTGGTTGCAACGGAATTATAAGTTGCAATGTTTTCACATAAATATGAATGTGAATTATCGACTGTAATGTTGTATACTTCATCGGAAGGAACAAACTTCACAGATCGGACTGGAATATACACATACTGGTCGTCTACCCACGCTTGGGTTCTCCATTTCTTGGATGGTAAAACAGGAAATTCATCACCCCAAATCATATGTGCCAATTGTTTAGCAAAATTTCCACGAATTTGCAAAATATAACAATCGTGGCGCGGCAGCTTTTTGTGAACACACGATACCGCACAAGGAAAACCGAGTTGAGCCAGAAGTAATTCAATTTGTAATGCTAAAATTTTAGAAGTTGTAGTATATTGGACCATAAATATTTTTTTGTCTTTATTTCGTTTATAATATCCTCGTGTTCCATCACCGCGAAATAATCCAATAATCAATTCACGCTTATATTTGAGGGGCCAACGCATTACTTCTTCACTACAGTGCTTTTTTGAAGAATACCGTCCACCGTGATACTCAAATAATTCTAAAGATTGGGATCCAATATACACACGTGATCGAGGAGATCGTACATTCCGAGAAGCAACAAAGGAAAGCCCGCGCGCCAAGTCTACCGCATCTTTTGCCCACGTTTCATATTCGTGAGCGCTAAAGTTCAAGTAAATGGCCTTTCGATTTGAAACGGAATTTCCTTCAGCGATGTAGTATCCTAACAACCGTGCAAATTCAATTGGTTGTTTTGGTTTGATTTCATTGAAATGTCGTGGAATAAGAAAATAATCACCTTTTCGTAGTTCATCAGTGCGTAAGCGCTGAAAAGGATTATAATCGTAGGGGATATTCCGATATGTGTTATGACCTTGTGTAATCGTCGCGCCGGCTTTTTTCGTTACAACCTGCCGATTAAAATTATGTCCAGACACGTATAAAACACCAGAATTAACCGGTCGTCGACATCCACATGCACATAATCTTGGCCAAGCCCAAACGGGGTGAGTATGTTGAGGGGTGGCGTATATTTTTTTTCCTCCGTACAAAGAAATTTCCATAATAGGACGAACACCCTCTCCCCAGGCCTGCATTACCACATTTTCATTCCCGTCTTTGTCAATAACAACGTCTCCTTCACCAATAATTTCAATTGGTTTATATCCTTGTGTAGTATTGATGAGACTGCCTTTTTTTAAGCAATAATAAACTTCTTGCCCCGGCGCCAAACCCCAAGATTTTTGTGGGTCATTAAGGAGTAAATCACAATGAAGCTCGTATAACAGGATTTGCGCTGCGAGCATGGTTTTGCCACTGCGCATTCCACAGACTCCAATCATTTCACGATAGTTCGGTAGTCCCGAGTCTTTTTGCAAAAGACCGCATTGTGGGCATTGATATTCGCCCATCGCGTTTTTTTCAAATAACACATCGTCTTGGAGCTGTAAGGCGGATTTTCCCCAACAATCGAATGGGGCTTCGGGATTCGGACCTGGCTTATTACATTGTGGACACAGTAGCGAATAAAAATCCCGCATGTACTGATACTGCCGATTAAAATGCCATAGCGTATTCAATGCGAGTCCTTCTGGATCGGTCACGAAATGGATGATGTTCTTGAATTGTTTGAAGTTCTGTGCTAGAGTAATTTTCGGCAGACCTCGATCACAGCGGGTAGTAACAGCGCTCTTGATTTTGTCCAATATGTGTGCTACACTTGGATCAGAAGCAAAAGGGTCTTCTACCGGCACGACTTCATCCGAAGATATTGATGTCATCCTAAACATGTAACTCTTTATGAATACGCGTTTTGTTGAACTCGCAAAGAGGGCCGCTTTGCGGTCTTCGCACAAGTATCATGTGGGTGCGGTCCTAACCCGAGGGAACAAAGTTGTTTCATTCGGTACAAATCAGCCGAAAACGCATCCACAGAGCTATTGTTTCTGGAAGACCATTCATGCCGAGGCAGATGCGTTGTTGGGAGTTCCTTTGTCGGAATCGAAAGGCGGGACGATGTTCGTCGTCCGGATTACTCGGACGGGACTCTTGGCAACCTCACGACCGTGTCAGGCGTGTTTTGCTATGCTTCGAGACTACGGCGTCAAAAAAGTATACTATATAAACGACGCTCGCGAGCTAGTGCATGAGAATATTCCGACTTTGTGGTCCGGCAAAAAAGTCGTGCGGAAAAATGTCCGATTTATGAGATACCCGTGCGGTATAATGAAGGTAATTCCTCATTGACGTTGTTTAGTATTTCTGTTTGGTCCGGCACATCGCGATATAGCTCAAAAGAATCCTCGATTATTTCGTCGTTTTCCCGTCTGGACTTCTCTCAAAGAATGTTCTGGTTGGTGCCCAATGTTTTGATTTTGGGCAAACAAACTCGGAAGCTGTGGCTTCATTTAGTTCCTTGTTCCTTTTTATCGTTCTCGTCGGACCTCTGAGACCGAATAGTAAACCCCCACCTCTTACAGCTTGAACCCACGAAGGACAGAAAAAAGTTGTCCAAGGGAATCTCGCAGCTATTAGCTGCGAGATTCCCTTGCTATTAGCGAAGAAAGTACTACTCCTTACGGGACAGGTATCACTGCGGGCTTAACCCACTTTACACAAAAAGTCATATTATCAACAACAGGAACTCTTTTTCCAGTCGCTGAGTCGACGACAAAAAACTTCCGACGGCGCTTAACCCATTTCGCGCACATCGGCTGAAAATCGGGGCAATGAACAGTCTGGTTTGGAGCACAGGTGTTCTGAGTCATTTCACACACACTAGAAGTATTTAATGCCGCATTTTGAGTTTGCGCACACATATGATAAATACTGCCGAGATAGACAGCAATTTTGGTCAAATCAACATCTCCGCCACAGAAATTAGAAATATCACCAATTCGCTGATTAATGCGGTTCTCGACTTCGGTGTTTATATACGGCTCGCAGTAATCTGCAACATGCGCTGTTACTACTGGACGACAAATATTAGTCAACAGATTAGTGTCCAATTGGGAACAAAAACTTACGGCCTCAGCCGGACTAAACGTCGCATTTTCTAGTGTGCATATAGTATCACCCCCATGCCCATTCCCATTTCCATTCCCATTTCCATTCCCATTTCCATTCCCATTTCCGTTTCCAAACGCTGCCGTACCAAATAAAAATGCGGCGACAATTATACTTACTACGAACTTGTTCATAACAATTCTCCTCTCTGTCTTATTTTAAATCAGAGTCCGTATCAAAATCATCCAAAAAGTCGCGCCAATTTTTGGCGCCGCCACGCGGCTTGTTACGAGGATCAACGACGCCGGATTTGCGCTGACGAGCAGGCACTGCATAAGGATTACGGTGCTTAATTTTGTCAAACAGTTTTCTTTTCCAACTCGGCATTAGACGAACAACTCCCCTACAATTATTTCATCCGTGTTTATATTTCTCAAACGTGTTTGTGCGCTTTTATCAAATTGATACATTTTGTGAATTCTTTGGATACATTTTCTAAGAGGACGCGGGTGCATAAATCCTGATCGAACACGTCCCTGTCCTTCGCGAAACGTCCCTTCCGCTAAACGATACCAACCTGTGGAATTAGAACATAGCACCACTGTTTTTTTATATTCTCTCGTTCCCCGAAATACACCAATATAATTTTCTTCAAAGTCTATACGAAATTCTATGATCCATTGATCTTGATTCATGAATTAGGTTTTTTGTAAGGCGATGGATTAGGCCATTTCGCCCTGTTATAAAATCGTGTGACATTATAATTAGCGTCAATGCAGCTTGGAATGAGCCCTTTCGGGGCGAATTCTTCAAACATTCGGCGCTCGGCTTCGAGATATACAGCATGTCCAGCGCTGCCGATATCGGCTTCATTATAGGGAATACCGTACTTTTTGCACCACTTCGCTGCGTCAATATTATGTTTTGGGCTCGTCCTTCCGCCGACATGGTCAATTTGGACGCCCAAAACGGCGACGTGATAACCTGCATCAACGAGTCTTAATGGCCAAATCCGATCATAAAAATGCATCAGAGTAATACTGTCGTCGATTTTCAATACCGGAAGAACGCTGGAACGGAAGATCATACACAAAGCATCAAAAATCAAGGCCGGATGAAGTCCGATAATTCGACGCCCCGTATTCGGGCTCTGCCCCGCTCGTCCATCGAAATAACACATCGTTCCGCCGCCGCGACCGCCTCGTTCGCATACTTCATTCGAACCGCAGAAACCTAGCGCCCCGAGCTTTTCGTCTTTCCAAAAAGCATCTCGCACACGCAAATCCCAACCTTTTTCATAAATAAACACATCGTTGTGCATCACGCCGACAATGTGATCACGATCAGAAGGGAAATGGGTTTTGACCCACATGTCTGCCTGAAGCAGTGGATAGAAATTCCCCTTATTCTCCGTATTACGGATAATTTCGATGCGTAAGTTGGTGCCAGAAAATTCGCTGAGATCATAAGGAACTTCGGAGTCATTATCTACTATTAAGGCGATAAAGCCATTTTTATCGACGACTGTTTCATTCAGATGCAGAATAGTCTGATGAGTCAGATCATGCGTATCTAAGGCCGGAATGCACAAAACAAACATAGTACTTTCTCCTTTCCACCCTTTACCTGATTCTAAAGATCGGCGCAAGTCTTCACGTTCACATGCTATACGAAGAGTTTCGTTATTTTTTAAGACTTCATTCGGGAGTCCGCCCCATTTTTGAATAAAATAGGCGGCACTTTTCGATTGTGCTAGCAATTGGGGATAGGTCCGGATCGTTGATGATCGCGCATGTCGAAATGGAGCAAGCCAGGTCCAGACACCATTACCACACCCGGCAAGAATTGCTCTATAGTGATAATCATTATCTTCAAAATACGCCGGCCAGAAATTTTCATCGAACAAACCAACTGTCTCAATAACTTTTCGTGGCAACAAGATTAGCGAGAAGTTTGCTCCTGGCACTTCTTTGTCTTCGGGAGTGGGCATGTCCGCATCGTACACGGCGTCTACACCTGAAGTAATATCGACGCCGCCGCGCAAATACCGATGGACGAGATTGCTGAGTGTACGTGGATGAACAACGATATCGTGTCCAGCAAGAATCACCCATTGGCATTCTGGATCGGCCAGGGCTTTTTGAATACAGAAATTCCAACCCCCAGCACACCCCTTATTGACTGCGCTTTTGTAACATTCGAGAACGTCGCCGTATTTTGCTTTCATTATGTTAAATATATCAAGAATTTCGGTGGGATTGGGGGATCCATTATCTAAAAAAATAAAATGCGTAGGAAAGTCTAACTCACTACTCAAAAGTGATTCAAGACACGGCGCGACGTAGTCACGACAACCGTGAATCGCTACTCCGACATACAGTTGGGCCATTTATTTATTTTCCACACAAGCGGAATACATGCGCCACTTGTCAATACGGTCTCTTAAGACGGTTTCATTAATTCCTAATATGTGACATAATGAAACGAATGAAAACGGCCAAGATGTGTCATTACTGTAAATCCAGGACGCCACTTTTCTAAACTTTTTCTTCTGTTTGGATTTAGCATATTCACAAAAATCTTCCAGCGCCTGTTTCAGCACAGCGTATGCGAGTCGTAGTTCTCCAGTTTCCTTTGGTTGATAAAAAAATTGGCGAACTTCTTCGTCATCAAGGAAAAAATACGAAGAACCGCCGAATGTGCGGTGTCGGTACGTAGCCCGTATTGGTCCTATACTCACTGAATCAGCCCCAGAATAACCATCGCCCGTGTCAAGTCTTTGCACGCGGTTCTATAGCGCGGGGAAAGATCTTTTATCATTTTTTCTACAAATTTCACATAAAATCTGTATTTGACTTGTTGCTTAGGGTTGTCAGACTTAAAATTAGACGATTCGATTTCTAGTCGCTGAACAAAAGCGCGAAAAAACTTTTTCAGATTTTTATTTTTTAACGTATCTAGGACTTCCCGAGCTAGAAATGGAACGATAATGTCCAACAAACACGGTTCGCAATATAATGAATCGGAATCCCACAGCGCTAGCGCGGTAATAATTTCGTCAACGTTAATCGGTCTTCCTTTATGGCCAGTACGACTAATATTCCAACGCGGAATTTTATGTAGTGTATCATTAATCCACAACTTTTTGCATTGTCTGCATTCATACACAAGAATACGATCCGCAATGTTGATCACACTCACACATGACACACCAGCAGAATGTAGCTGCTGAAGTGCAGCAAAAATAGCGTCAGAATCGGCGTCTTCTAATTTCCCGACCTGACGCAGTCCAGTATTGTCGGCAAATGATGAAATAGCCATACAAAAGAATAGATTATTTTTAGGCTACGAATTTCGGACCCTGTTCATATGCTGTCAATTTCTGTTGAATTTCGGCAATTTTTCTCTGATAGTAATCAAGCAGATTGTCGACAGTCACAGGGGTAGGCGTATTCCTCCGAAAATGCGTGTAATATCCGTGGGCAAGTCGCTTCCACTTTTCCGCCGCTTGCGCGTAGTCACTACGCGCCTTTGAACGGATGGCAAAATAGATCTGCCGAGCAACTGGATCGGCGAGCTTCGGTTCGTTCCAATACGGCACACTACCAATAGCCTCGGCGCGATCTCGAAGATCGGCCACAAGCTCCCATCGGGCAACAGCGCTCTGGAGTCGCTCGGGAGCACTATCACCTTCGAGGGCAGCGATGGTCTGCAAACAATGCATAATCCGATTGACTACTCGTTGTGCGCGGGTCGCCAAACCCGCATCGACACCGCAATCAACAAAATACTGCGATACACAGACACACCCGACATCGACTTGTTTCTTTGCCTTGCCTTCGAGCAAAGCAGCGGACAAGACAGTCTGTTGCGTATCATCCAAAGTCAAGGGGCCACCGGCGCTTGTTGCATTGCCCAATCCCCGAGCAAGCGTATCGGCGACATCCTGGCGGACATGTGCAATGTACCGGATTCCGGTTTTACCGCAGTGTTGGCAAATGCCAGGATACTTCCCATTCACAGTCCCCTGGGTTCGATACAGATCTTCCACCCATATTTCCGTATTCCCCGAATCACCAAGGCGAAATGAGTATGCCATGTATTAGCCCTTTCTTAATCTTCTTGCTTTGGCGCGTCATCCGCTTTTAGATACGCCAAGAATTGTGAAACTTCTTCGGTTCCTTCTTTGTAGGCTTCCACGAGCCGTGCAACCTCGGTCCAAAAGCCATCAGTTTTTGACTTTTTTGCGCTCATTGTTGTTGTTATTGACGCCCTAAACCCCATACATAAGTCACGATTAATCAGCGGGATAAACAAGCAAATTAAACGAACAACGCACCGGTTCTGTAATTGATGGACGGAGCTTCGTTGCGATTTTGCGCATTAGCGCCTCCCATGACTTTTCTATGAAAATGAACGTACTGTCGGCTTGGGGCACACGTGCCACAAAATCGCCATTTTCTTCGCACGCGACTTCAACATTTAAAGTCCGGACTGCATTTTGAATTGCCATAACTCTTTTCTCCCGTTAAAATTGCCGTTGCGTGCGTCCAGCGCTTCATCGAAGCATACCAGGATTGATGACTAATGTCAATAGTCTGAAATCAATCAGCAATCAATCGAGACCATACTTTTCGCAAATTGACACATATGTGTCATCGCCGATGACGATGTGGTCGAGCAGCTTAATCCCGAGAATGTCACCAGCCTGCTTCAACCGCCGAGTAAGAGAAACGTCCTCCGATGATGGAGTCGGATCGCCGCTTGGGTGGTTGTGGACGAGAATAATCGCCGAAGCGTTGGACAGTACAGCGATTTTATAGACTTCTCGGGGATGTACGATTGAGGAATCCAACGAACCAGTGCTAACGACGTGAAAGCCCTGAATGTGATTTTTCGTGTCTAGGACAATGGCGATCACTTGCTCACGATCAAGGCTTTGAAAATGATCCTTGAATGCCTCTACGACCGCCTTAGGGTCGCGGGCAACACGGCACTGCCCATATCCCTTTCGGCGTTCGCGAACGATCCGTAGCTCATCCATAACCTCATCTTTACACGGATTTTCAAATATTGTCAATACGCAAGTGCTATGGCCTTTTCCTTGGTCCGGCGCCGTCTAGTCATTGTTGAGCGCATTAGCCACGTCTAATCGCCGATTCACTCTTGCCTTTCACCACCTCAGCAATGCTATCGAGCGAATCGCAGATGCTGTGCAATGGTTCAGATAGGCTTTGCAGCGCTTCAGCAACCTACACGAATCTTTTCGGCTTCGTTGGAATTATTTGTTCTTCTTCATAGACCTCTTATTAAAAAGCAATGTCATCTTCTTCGACATCGACATCGTTCGAAAAGGGAACTGACGTTTCCCACCGCTGGCGCAAAAACTCTTCCCATGCTTCGTCTTCCGGCATGCTCAAAAACCCGGAGTCTTCAAGCCACGCCTCGAACTCGGCATGATCGGAGTTGTCCCACAAATCCCCGTTTCCACACTCCGTGTCGTAATCTACGTCACTCGCGGCTGTCCAAAGACCCATGATTAGCTCCTTTCACTTAGAATATACCCGGATTCGCAAATTTTGTCAAGCACACCGCGTCGTCGGCTTGACTCTCCTGTTTGCCTTGACGCGCGGGCGGTACTTGTCCGGCGGTACGTTCTTCATCAAGTCGATAAGCTGACTAAACACGGGGATACCGCGAGACTCCGCGAACCGCACTTCCAAATCCGCGCCCCGCGATTCGCCGCTGATACGGTATACCGCATCGCACGCAAGGAGGCATTTGAAGTTGTAGCGTAGCCGCTCCACATAGCTCATCGGATACAGCGCTTCCATCAGCAGCGCTTGCTCGTGCGGCACAATGACGGAGTAGCCGCTTGTCATCAACATGTACGCGATTTCTAGCGCGTTACGGATGTTCGTTGGCATGTGGCCCGTCGTCAACGGGCCGCTCACGTAGATAAGCGGAACACGGTCCAACCGCCGCACGTTCAGCGGCGATCCGTCAATCGTGATCTGGTACATCGTCTGTGCCTTCTTAGCCATAAGGGTCTCCTTTGTTAACGGGAAAGCCTATCATACACGGGTTCGTGAATTTTGTCAATGCGCGAGTGCTATGTTTATGCTTATAGCTGCCGTAGCAAGTAGTGAATCACACTATAAGCGAATTCTCTGCACATTGTGCTCTGGACTGCTTCCAGAATTACCTTTTCAGGATAATTCTTATTCAATTGTTTGGCCAACTCCAGAATCCGCGCATGTTGCTCTGGAGTTGCCTTGTCCCCTTCGAGTCGAGCTAGCCACCAGTTGTACATCGTCTGTGCCTTCTTAGCCATAAGGGTCTCCTTTGTTAACGGGAAAGCCTATCATACACGGGTTCGTGAATTTTGTCAATGCGCGAGTGCTATGTTTATGCCTATTCATTATTCCTCTTGACATTATTCGCTAATCCGGGTATGATAGGAACAATCAGGGAGGAGGATAGCAATGCGCCATTACATGAAATGTACTTGGACTCGTCGAGACGGCCGCCGCTGTTGGGCGCCCGGGCATTATGATGTCCACGGCGTAGCAGTGTGTGAATGGCATCTGCGCGCGGCACAAGCTGAGTACGCACGGTCCGGTCGTGCGATCCCGCCGTCGTGGTTCCGCGTACTGCATCCACCAACCGTTAAGGAAGCCCGACCGTATTGACATTTTCGATTAAACGGGGTACTATGAAAGAGTTTGGAGAATAAGGTGAGTCCTAAGCAAAGAGCAAAGCACATCGACGCTGATGACTTCTTCGACTTGAAGGAACCGATATGAAGGTTGATCTTTGCGCGTTGAGGAATCAGTTTGGGAAGACGGTGCGGCGCAGCGATTTGCTGGCGTATTGCGCACAACACTCTTTGGCCGTGCCGAAGCTCCGGTGTGTGTCTCGGGGTCGAAATCCGGTCTATGCTTTCGATTCAGCCCCCGATTCCTCCGATTCCCCGCCCGAGCCGGTCAAGACGAAGTCTGTCGAGGTACTCCGGCAAGAAATTGCCGAACGATTCGATGCCCTCGAAGACATGGCCTATGGGGTGCTGCGTGGGCATTATCGGGCGCTGATCGTCGCCGGGAATCCCGGCATCGGCAAGACGTACACAATCGAGCGGGCGCTGCTCGCGGCAACGGCATGGGGGAATTTCAAGACCCGAGTGGTGCATGGATATGCTCGGGCGAGCGGGTTGTATGGTCTCTTGTATGACTCGCGCGAGGCATCGTCTATCCTGATGCTCGACGATTGTGATTCGATCTTTGGCGATGAAACATCGCTCAACATGCTCAAGACCGCCCTGGATACGACAAAGAGCCGGCACATCTCCTGGTTGAGCGAATACCGATTCAAGGATGAAAACGGCAATATTTTGCCGAATTCTTTCACGTTCGACGGCGCGGTCATTTTCGTGACCAACATGGACTTCGAACGATCGCTCAAGAGCCGACTCGCCCCCCATATCGAGGCGCTACTTAGTCGCTCGTATTATCTGGATCTGCACCTGCGGTCTGCTCAGGAGCTATTCTTGCGGCTTGAACAGGTCGTGCAAAAGACCGATATGGTCGAACATCTCGGGATTACACCGGAACAAGGGGCTTCGGTGTTGGAATACATCCGAGCGCATCAGGCCCAGCTCCGCGAGGTCTCTTTGCGTACCGTCGTGAAATTGGCGAATGTCTTGAAGGCTTCGCAGGATCAAGAAACGTTTGAGCGCATTGCCCGTCTCGTGTGCTGGAAGCAGGGAGCATAGGAGGAAACGTATGGCTCACTATTGCGATGACTGTACTAGGGATATTGACCATGATCCCACCGACTTTTGTTGTGGCGGGGATGGCATTTGTGAAGCATGGGCGGACGAGCCGCCATGCCCGAAGGACGAGGACGAAGAACATGCCTGGAGCGATGACGTAAAACTCGTTGGCGGCTGCAATACAAACCCCGGCGTTTGGTCGCTTGGCGGGACAACGTACCGATTTGAATGGGTATGCACTCGATGTGGTATGCGTCGTGTAGAGGTTCACATGGGGTGGCAAAGGAATCCCGGCGAGTGCGACACCCGCGAATATCGCGGCCGTCCACGTCGAGCGTAGACGACATCCCGGTTTGTACTAAAAATGTTAAAAAAAATTATCAATATTGTGTGTTTAGCCGGTGCAATCTTTTTTTTGTTCTACTTGCTTATTCACCGTCCAAATCCTTTTTCGAAATATGAACACCCGCGCCTTCCACATTTGCTTCTTAACGTAGGATTATGAGACAAAGCAAATCGTGGGTTATTGACATTTATACCACTGCGGGACAGTGGATGGTAGCTGAAGATTCGTGGTTTCGCAATAGCTGCCGGCATGGATGTAAAACCCGTCGAATTTGCCAGTCTGCTTGGGCATATAATCTTCCGATGCAGCCACATTCTCTTGAAGATTGTTTAGCCGTGGTTCTTATAAAACGAAAGCTCGCTCCTAATTGGAGATTTCGCAATATCAAAACGGGAGAAATCATTCCCTATGAGCTTTTCGTTGATGCGGGAAGTACTGTTTATTAACGCCAGGATTATGAGACAAAAGAGGGAGTGGATTATCGAAATACGAGACTACGACGATCAGGGTAATCTCAATTGGGGTGTAGCTGAAGATTCGTGGTTTCGCAATAGCTGCCGGCATGGATGTAATCAGCTTCCAATGAAGCCACATTCTCTCGAAGAGTGTTTAGTCGTGGTTCGTAACAAACGAAAGTGCGCTCCGTATTGGAGATTTCGCAATATCAAAACGGGAGAAATCATTCCCTATGAGCTTTTCGTATAAGTCATGGAATGGGTTATTGACATTTACACCGAAGCGGGGCGGTGGACTGTGACTGAAGATTCGTGGTATCATGAAAACTGTCGGCGTGGATGTAATGGGATTCCAATGAACCCATGTACTCTCGAAGATTGTGTGTCTATTGTCCGCGCCCGTTGCGGTCGCGTTAAGGATTGCATTTTTTCTTTTAGATTTCGCAATATCATAACAGGGGAGATTATCCCATATGCAGTTTTCGCATAAATTCCAACCCGGAGTTGAAATCCAAGGTCGATTTTGTAAATTCCGAGTCTATAAAACAGTGAATCCTCGATATTACATTTTTGACGTTATCGACCGAAAAGGTCGTTCTATTGGGATACACATCCCGGTACGAAAAACGGAATTGAAAATTACAATTCAGAAAAGGTTGGCGAAAAAATTGGATTTAGTAACAAAAGAAAAGGGGAAAAAGGATAGCAAAGGCCACAAAAATCGTAAGAATTTCAAATAGATAAATGGTAAAAAATTGGAAATAAGTATTGGAAAATAAAAGAGATAGAAGGATTGATCATGCCGATCTACATTGAGTATCGCTTTGTCTGCGACCGCTGTGGGTGGGTCACTATGCACAACGTTCTCGGCGCCTTTGACCGACCACCGATGTGTTTGTTGCCGGCGGGTTGGAGGTACGAAGGTCGTGCGCTGGTGTGTCCGTTGTGTGATGAGCCAGATTGAATCCCGGTTCGTTTTCTTGCTTTCTGACGATCCGATGCGCGCCGCGTGCGAAATCTGGGCAGGAAGAAGATAGGAATTAGGAATAAGGTAGAAACATGACGCAACTCCGCTAGGCCGCACGCCACAACCGCGAAGAAAGAAACCGCATTGCGGACAACAGGGGGTACTTGCAATTGATTACCGACTATGGTAAGTAAGATTTATATAAGCAATAGAAAAGGAGAAAAAAATGGCGACCAAAACTGTACAACGACCCGCCGATAAGCTATTCGATATTAGACGGCAAAATGCCATATCATATTTTGATGATATTGTCAAATCGCCACTATCCGAAGAAGATCGGTCTGCCCTACTCGCTACTGAACTACAGTGTGCTTTGGCTCATACGCGGGGAGATGTCGTTCGCCGTCAGCTTTGGCGATCCCGTATTGAAAACGAATTCAAAGCGAAATTTTGCAATAAGTACAAGCACAACCCCCTTTTTAAGGGCAGCCTCGACGATGATACGTATTTAGCGATTGTTGTCAATGTTCAATTCGAGCGTGATAGCTCTGTATTTAAAGGGAATAAGCCGCAATCTGGACGGGTTGTGTTAGTAGATCAGTATTCGGGATTTCGTTGGGATTTTGTCCTAATTGGTCATGAAGACAAGGGCGTACTAAGTTGGTATACCCGATATACTTTCGATTCACAGTCCAAGTTGGTGAAGACGTTGAATGCCTTGAAGCTTTCTATTCCTTTTTTTAAGGATACCGTCATTGGTCGCGAATGTCGGCTCGTGATCGAGAATAAGCTCAATCCCAAGACTGGAAAGTACACGCCGGAAATTAACAATATTATGGCAGCAAAACCGAAGCCCGGTTCCAAGGGAAAAACGACAGTACTCAATAATAACCCACATACGGAGAAGTCTTCAAGCCCGTCGCTGAGTTGACGCTGATCACATCTACGTACCGGGGAGGCTGCTAAGAGAACATAGCATTTGCGTATTGACAAAATTCGCTAATCCGGGTAAAGTCAATATAGCGAATGAATGAAGGAGAAATTACGTGTCAAAAATAACGACGCTCAGTAACAGTACGGACGCGGCCCCTACGGTACGGATTGTCGCACGCACGTTCCGCGAAATGCTAGACCGGACCCTGTTCGCTGCGGGGCGTGATCCGGCACGTCCCTATCTGAGCACCGTCCTCATAGAGACCCAACCGCCCTGCGCGCTGCGCCTGGTCGCCAGCGATGGGTATCGGCTCGCCGTCGTTGAACGGGACTGCGAGGCCGTCGATCTACCGCCCGGGCTCGTTATCCCGCGCAAGCCGCTGGCCGACCTACACGAGCGACTCGTGGGTGGCCGGTCGGACGCTCAAATGACCCTTGCGCTGACCGACCGCGGCCTTGACGTGCGGACGACCGACGGCACTTCCATCATCGTCTTGCCCGTGCTGCGCGATGTCACCTTTCCGTACCATGAGGCCATCCCAAAGCCTCATGGTATAACCGCTGAGGTCCCGTGCGAAGAGTTCCTCGACGCCTTATATCGTCTCTATCCCAAGCACTCCCCAACCGTCCGTTTGCACTTCGACCACGGCCGCCTCGACGTTGTGCCGGACGCGAATCCGCAAGCCAGCGCGCTGCCGATACGTTACGACGCAAGGCCGCTCACCATTGCGTTCGACACGCGCCACCTGACCGATGTGTTGCGCCTCCATGCGGCATACGATATCATTTCGATTGGGATCACGGACGACGCCAGTCCCGTGGTTATCCGTGGGTCGCGCGATCCGCGCTTCACTTACGTCCTCATGCCCGTGCTGGAAAAATTGGAATTGTGACTTCCGAAGATGGCGTATTTGTCATACATGGGTTCCTTTTCCGTATACTCGATTGTAAAGGAGAAATCACGTGTCAAAAATCATTCGATTCCCCGTCGAACGAGCGCTCATGACAACGCTCGACCGGCGGTTATCAAAAAATGAATATGCGGCGCTGCTTTTTTACGATGAAGAAAACAAAACCGCGTATGCCGAGACAACGGACGGTCGCGCATTTGGATACGCTCGCGGAAACTGGTTTGAACTAGTCCGTCGTTCGGAGGAATAAATGGAAAATGACCTTGAAGGACTGCGCTGGCGCGTTAAAGATTTGGTCACTGATGCCGACGAATGGTATACATGGGAACGCTCGTCACCAGACCTCAAATGGTATGCCGTCAGAGTCTTGAAAAAACTCGGTAATTGGGCTTTGCTGACTGATCAACAGTTGTTAGAAAAAGTTAAAGATTTAGTTGCTGATGCCAAAGAATGGTATGAGTGGGAACAATCGTCAATAGATATCAAGTGGTACGCTACGAGAATCCTCAAGGCATTCCAAAACTGGGTTAGTTAAGTTAACTGTATCAAGTGGTACGCTACGAGAATCCTCAAGGCATTCCAAAACTGGGTTAGTTAAGTTAACTGTATATAGTGTGATTCACTACTTGCTACGGCAGCTATAGGCATAAACATAGCACTCGCGCATTGACAAAATTCACGAACCCGTGTATGATAGGCTTTCCCGTTAACAAAGGAGACCCTTATGGCTAAGAAGGCACAAGTGATTAACATTCGTCCGTGGCGGCCCGAAGACTCGTTTATCCTCAAGTCGATGATCCGTGCATGTCTCGAAGAGGCAGCGCGAGACGGATTCCGATTCCTCCTGGCGCCGACGGACGAAAACGTGGATCGGCTGTGGAAGATGGGCCTCGAATGGTCGCAACGCGGCGAGCCGACGTTCATTGCGGAAATGGGGCCATGTGGCGCGATCGTGGGATATATTCTGTGGGGCGAGAGCGCGGCGCCGGGTTGGTGCGCGAAGCGCGTTTGTTACGACTGGGGCACGTTCGTTGCGCACATTTGGCGCCGTTCGGGTGTATCCGCCAAGCTACGGGCTAAAGCACTAGAGGCGGCGAAGGAGCGCGGGTACGACTGCGTCGTCGGACATTACGTGGAGCACAAGTTATAAGATGCTACTACTGAAGGACTCAAAAAAAGAAAAAGAACATATTCGGGGCGTTGTGTTTATTCCACATGGTCGGCTCTTGTATAAAGAAGTGGATTTGTCGTCAGTTTTTCAAAATGAAATTATAGGACAATACGAAATTCTGCTCGATGACAGTGATCCATATGGTGGTGAATATCCGAACGTGTTTACTCTTCCCCGACTTGAAAAAGCATTCGATGCTCTGCGCGTGATTTATCAGGATGTGTACTTTCTGTTACTAATTGATCCACAGCACGACAAAGAAAAGGAATGGGCGGATACTGTTCTACGGCGCATTGCAAATGCGGGATTTACCTATCATTGTGTAATACATTTAAGCCCACAATTCCGGTACGAAGTCATGCCGGTATTTCGAGCCGGCATTCAGTGGAAATAGTACGCCGAGGATGGTCCTCGGTCTGTGCCGATCCAAGCGCTATGTCTTCCTATATGTTTTACGCACAGGCCAAAGATTATTGACATTGATCATCAATCCTGATATTCTCGAATTTTAGAAGAGGAGTACAAATGACCGAGTATCCCAGTGATCCAACGTGGCGTGATGCATGGCGCAATGGCTATTTGGACGCGCGCAACGGCATTCGTCTTATCACCGCATTGACCTCGCCCAATCCTATGTATCGTAGCGGCTATATTCAGGGACAGCGTGCCGCGCGTGAAGAGAGATCGAGATTGTAATAACGGTGCGTAGTCTATGCCATACACTCCAATAAGTAGTTTATAAAAAGAAAAATCATTCATTATGACTCCGAAAGAATTTGAGGAATGGCAAAGAAAATTTGATGAAGCGCTGGACGCGCTTGATCGCGTCAATGACGAAATCCTGTCGAAGGAGCATAAACAGACGCTTCGTCTAGCGGTTTCCTACGCCACAGTTTCTTTGTACGATCTCCTCATTCAGGATGAGGAAAGACGGGCGTTAGCGTCCTGTCGTTCTGTCGATCCTAGAGATACGGCAATGTGGCACCTTTTGCCAATATTGCCAACATTTGTAAAATAGGAATGAGCAAAGACTATTGGGTGAAAATTTATGCGTGACAGCGACATTGCATTTGTTTATGGCGTTCTGGTCGGAGCATATCTGAGCTGGTTCGTGTGGAGTTTTTTATGCAAAACTATGTAAAAAAGAATTCCCAGTTTTTTCTTTATGGTTTTTTGATTTGCCTATTTGCTTTGGATTCCATCACGACCTACATCGGATTGACTGCACGTCATGACGTGGTCGAATTGAATCCGATTGTCAAATATTTGATTGGAGTGCATGGATTGCCACAAGCCATGATGATGATTTTTTTGTATAAAACGGGATTGCTGACATTGTCCATTCCGTGGAGGCATCGACCTCTGGTGCAAACAGCCTGGCGATTTCTCCTCGTGGTATATTTGACGGTTGTTCTCTTTTCTTTATCACATGTTTTTCATGTACTGTGAACAGTCCTCGTTCGGAGTCCTATTCTTTGAGATCGAACAAAAGTAATGTATGATACACATCCGCGTCCACGAAATTCAGTACAATGCGGACGGGATAGCAGAAATCGAATCAGTTCACAATATGGAACATGCTCCCGACACATTCACTATTTATTGCAAAAGAGACCCATCTCCAAAATATGAGTGGGTGATTGAATATTTCATAAGCATTGCGACAATTAATATCTGGCAATGCATTAATAACTATCCGATTTCTTTTGATGTGGCATTGCGTGGATTGCAAGCTTTGGTCAATACGAACCGTATTGGGCTCTCCCTCGATTTTGGTCAGTCCGTATTTTATTACCGGTTCCCCCCGAATTGTACGCATTATCGAATTCGCAATATGAGAACTGACGAAGGGATTTACGGTGATGTTCTGATGTGATTATCTTATGGAACCTTCTCCCGACATATTCACTATTTATTGCGAAAGAGACACCTCTCCAGAGCATGAGTGGATGATTGACTTTTGCTATCGCAACGATAAAAATATTTGGCAATGCATTAATAACTATCCGATTTCTTTTGATGTGGCGTTGCGTGGATTGCAAGCATTGGTAAAGGAGAACTGCATTGAAGTCGCTTTTGGCCGGTTCGGTACAACCGTAATGTACTATAGATTCCCCCCAAATTCTATGCATTATCGAATTCGCAATATGAGAACTGACGAAGAGATTTACGGCGATATTCTAACGTGATAAATTGGCCTCCATGTTAAGCAAAGTTTAATATAAAATCTAAATGATCGTTTATATTAAACGCAGACATTAACATGGAATAAATTGGTCTCTATATTAAACGCAGACATTAACATGGAATAAATTGACTACAAAGAATGAAAAAGAACATATCAAAAATTCAAGAATTCGATAAATTGCTCAATAGTATTGCAACAGTGCTTACAGGTATTGCCAATGCTCCATTTTCTCTTGACAGGAAAAAGGAACTCGTGTATTCCCTGATTTGGATCGACTTGTGGCCTAAAATATCAGATTAAAAATCGGAGATGGATCAAGATGGATCAAGAACAGTCTTTTGAGGCCGCAATTTTTGGATTAGGCGCATTGGTCAATATGACCGATCCAGAATCATCGAGTCGTGATGATCGAAAAGTCGCGTTATTTCAATCATTACGGCAGCGAGGCGTGAAAATTGCGGTCTGCTCGACCCTAGACTCCGAAAGAACGAATCGGATCATAGACCGCATTGGTCTTCGGTCATTGGTTGACACTATTGTTTGTCAAGACGATGTGGAATCCGATTTATACATAACGGCATCTCGATGCCTTTTGGTGGACATGGAGAAATGTGTAATAATCGAATGGATTGGAATTGGCGAAGGGGCGGTTAGAGTTGCACGGCCGGGACTGATTGTCATGGTTGATGGACCCGAAGATGTTACAGAATTTCTTTTATAAAAAGTTGATTGAGTAAAATTCAAGGAGAGCGTTCGTTATGGATTACCCGCGATTTGAAGATGAAGTTGACGAATTCTACAAATCTATGGCAGTAGGGGGTTGGTGGGGATGGCCAATGACAACGGCATCTTCATCTGCACAGACTACACTTCCAGAGCCGAAGACCAAGGCGGATGTTGATGCACTGCGACAGATGATCAGTGCTCTTCCAGCCCCAATGCTGGCGAAGCTGTATGTCGATTTGTACGACGCACATGGAATGCGAATTGACTCCGCGCGGACAATGGCTGAAAAGTGGTATACCAATCTTCCATAGCGCGATATTTGAGTTGTACTCAATTCACAGTTCTTGTTGAAACAGATCAGAACGATATTATTGTACATGGTCCGCCCATTGTTCGCCGGTTTGTGGGACAGCCCTATTCTAATTTACGGCGGTGGGCTTTACGATTTTCTCCAATCGAAGAAGCAACAATACAATAAGGAAACACTATGTTCCTTTTGCATAAAATTTGCCCCCATTGTAAAAAGAAAATTTTCCGATGGAGTTGGCGACATCATATGCCCATTTGTCGGAAGAAGAAGATTGTGTATTTGTCACAGCGTGTCGCAGAACTCAGAAAGACGAAAAATACGAAAAAGACCAAGAAGGGGCGACGAAAAAATTTTGGTAGAGAATAGGGTGTAGTGTTGGTATAAATAATTCATGAAGATACTGAAGTCATGATCATGAAATACACTTTCTGTTTATTTACAAGTACTTATAAATTTATTATTCAATAATTATTTATACCATCACTTACCATAAAGTACCACTAAGATTTTTTGTGGTCATGAGAACTGCGGATTACATCAAAGCATATATCCTAGCACACCTCGAAGAAGCGAACGGCTTTCTCCCTCGCTACCTTTTACTCCGCCGTCTCCAGCGGCAAGTGACTCCTCAAAAGCTCGACGAAATTTTGCACAATATGGAACAAGAAGAGCTAATTGAGACCGAATTGATTCGTTCTAAGCGACCTGGGCGCCCACGCATGGAAATTCGTATTAAAGCAAAAGCAAAGTCAAAACCAATGTGTGAACCGCGGTCGTGTAGTGAGTGTGGTATGGTCGTAAGCGCAGGGACCTGTGCGTGTTCTTGACTTTGTTCGGAAAAGCTGCTACAATTTGTTTTGCCTGGGGAGCCTTGAGTTTTGGCTCAATATTGTGTATATGCCTGGGGAGCCTTGAGTTTTTGGCTCAATATTGTGTAAATAAACCAGGCAAATAAACCAGGCAAGAAGGAGTGGAGTACATTGCGTAGTCTCTAGCTCAAAATAGGGTGCTCCTCCTGTGTGTTCATTCACGCAGCAATGTACTTCACTCTATTGGGGTGTAGCTCAACGGCAGAGCAAGCGCCTTATAAGCGCTCGATGTGAGGTTCGACTCCCACTGCCCCAATTTGAAAATAGTTGGCGATGCATAAAGCGCACGCGTTGAACGTAAGACGACGAGCCGTACTAAATCATGAATTAGCAACGACGTGCGGCGTATCGCCTAATACGACACAAAATGTCGGCATTTACGACACATGAGCGGGAAAGCCCACGACTTCAGTCGCAGTCGTGGTGCGTCCTTCGTAATTTCGCTGAGACATCAAGGCATACTCGATTGCCAGAAGAAAGAGTTTCTGGCAAAGGGAGCACTGATACCCCTAAAGAGGCTCTGGCGTGAAGGACGCTAACCTCAGAACCCCACGACTAAAGTCGTGAGTATGTCAGTTCGCTGTGCCGACATTTTGTGTTACCTAATTCGTTATCTGAAGTACAGAGTTGTATAAAGTGACTGAATTTTGCTCCCCTGTTCATGAACATGAATGAAGTTAAAAAGGCATTATTACAATATTTAGAGAGCTGGCCGGATGCGAGTTTAGAAGCGCTTGTTTTGATCTATCGAGGAGAAGCTTCTGATATAGATTTGACCGCATATCCAGATTTGAGAATCCAAAAATTTCTTGGGTTGCTGCAAAAACTGCGGAGATTACATCGTTATACGGATCTTGAAGAAGTTTACGAAGTCATTGACAATTTGTGCAGAGACTGATATGCCGTTTGCAATAGAATACGTGTCTTGACTTCGGCGTAATTGGCAATTATCATAGGTGGGATGCAAACCAACGATTGGGGATCGGCGATTGTCGTCGATCCGAAAGCATACGCCCGAGAGCAAAAGACCATCCGCGTTCTTCGTCGTCGGACTCGATGGCTAACCGGATGTTTTTTGGCGGCTGTAGTCTTTGGCAGTGGTGGATGGGGATCGGCAGTGTGGTATGCTCGATCCTATGCCTTGAGTCAGCAAGAGCTTGGACAATCGCGAAAAAGAGAACACGCGGCAACGACTGCATTGTCTGCATTGTCGCGATCTCACATTGACGTGCTCAATGCCTCAAACCAAATCGCCGCTGTGGGATCGCGTTCGTGGGGTCGGAAATTCAAAATCACACAGTATGTGCCGAAAGCAGGCGGCATGAACGCAGATCGAGATCGCAAGCATACGGCGACGATGATGCTGACCGATGCGCGGAAGAACATTGTGGCCGTAGATCCTACGTTGATTCCGCTCGGATCGTGGGTATGGATCGAAGGATTTGGATGGTACCAGGCGCAAGATGTGGGCGGTGCAATCAAAGGGTACCGTTTGGATATACTATCGGATTCGCTAAAAACTGCAAAGAAGTGGGGGAAGCAAGAGCGCTTTGCGATTGTTGTTCCACCAAATCGAGAGTCGTGATCTTATGAAGCATAACACTAAACCAGGGACTTGGATGATTGAGTATTTCCATGATTCGCGCTGGATCGCGCATCATCGGAATGCATGGTCATTAGAACAGGCGATTCAAGAATTAAAGCTATGGGCTAAAGTGTGGGGACGCGGAATCATGGGATGTGTTCCGAATCTTCGAATTAGCAATATTGAAACAGAAGAAGTAATTCCGTGTTGTGTTTTGGTGTAGAATGCACCAACGAAATAAGGTCTCACACCTACTATGAAGCACAAGACTTGGATTATTGAATATTTCCATCCTGATTGGAATTGGATATATGTCCGCCGGTGTCCTTTAGATGATAGAATCTTCGAGGAAGAAGAAGATTTTGATTCAAATATTACCCCACAACCCGTGTTGTTTGGTGGTGATGATAATGAAAGTCCTCATTATTGTTCTCAATGCGGGGAGTATGTATATGGTGGGTTGTTTCTTAATGAAAGTGATAAAGCTCATATAGGACTCACCGCATATTGGTATCAAGGAAAAGAATATTGTGTTCCGTGTGGTGAAGCTATTATCGCGCGAGGTCCCGATGCGGTATTTGATGAAGACACGTTTGGTCCCTGGACATTAGAACAGGCGATTCAGGAATTGAAGAGGTGGATCGAGGTGTGGCGGCAATCTCCTGGAAATCTGAGTGATGGGGGTGTTCAAAAACTTCGACTTCGTAATATTGAGACAGGAGAAGTAATTCCGGGTTGCGTTTTGTAAGAAAATTTGACGAGAAGAGGTGTTTATGGGTAAAGTCATTGAGTTACCTGAAGTGTTAAATGTTTCGGTCCCTGAGAGACTCATCGAAGAGGTACGTCGATATTGCGGAAGGCAACCAAAACGTATTGAACGATTCATCATCGAAGCCATTGAAGATAAGCTTGCGGATCCAAAAAATAAGGAGGAGTCATGAAATACGTAATCGTTAGTCTTTTGCTATTGCTGTCTGGATGTTTCCTGCGTAGTAGTTGCACTCCAACGCAAATGTGGGTAAAAGATGGAGCAACACCAGCGGATTTTTATTGGACGAAGTTTGTGTGTATTCAGCAATCCCAATTTAATGGACCAGATAATGCGGTTGGGGTGAATTGGGAATCGTATAATGAATGCATGCAGGCATTTGGGTACACGCCAGCGGAAAAGAAATAAGATGTCGTCACATGAAATCAATCTCGAAGAATTTGGTGAAAATGTTTCTAAAGCGGCGGTAAAGGAACAACCGGCTATGCCGAAAGTTCATTTCGATGAGACTACGCCCATTGCCCATATTCAATGGGCGTATCTGAGTTCGGGAGAATACGTCGGTGTTGGACGAACTATCGCGCGATTAGAATCCGGAATGTATACCTGTCGAGAATTGTCTGATGATCGCATTGCATTTAAAAGAATCCCAATTACGGTTGACGATTTGATTCGATTTCCTGACGGTATTGCGGATGCTGTGTTGTCCGAAATTGATCGGTTTTGGACTCGTGGAAAAGAATTTGCTAAATACGGATATTTGCATCGGCGCGGGTATTTGTTTTATGGACCTCAAGGAAGCGGGAAGAGTTCGCTAGTGCAGCAAATTGTGTCGGACATCATTGGCCGTGGGGGAATCGTTTTTATGTGTGGGCATCCGGCAATTTTAAATCGAGCGCTTCATGTTTTTCGCGAAATTGAGCCGAAACGACCGGTCGTATGTGTGTTCGAAGATCTTGATGCGATTATTCGCTCGTATGAAGAAGACGAAGTCCTCTCGCTCCTTGATGGCGAAAATCAGATTGATCGAGTGCTCAATATCGCGACGACCAATTATCCCGAGCGCTTAGATAAACGGTTGGTTGCTCGCCCGAGGCGATTTGATCGTTTAATTAAAATTGATATGCCTAACGCAGATGTTCGGCGGTTTTATTTTTCGAGAAAGCTCCCCAAGACCGAAGATATTGACCGATGGGTTCATGAGACGGAGGGACTATCATTCGCAGCATTGGCCGAAGCCGTCGTCAGTGTCAAGTGCTTGGGCAATTCTTTTGAAGAGACTATCCGGATTTTGAAAAATCTCTCTCGCGCGTCTGCTTCGAGTGAAGAATTTCGACAGAAGACAGGTTTTTCTTCGTAGTAATCTCTTTCCCACACTTCTTCCTTTTTCTTTCCATATCCTTTTTTACAATCAGTTTTATTCAGTAATGGAGCCTTCGATTTTCCCGACTCCGTTAATAATTTAATTGATTAGGACTACTATATGCGTATTTTATCGAAAAAGAGTATTGTTAAATTTTCAGCATGGGGTTGGGATATCGTTCAATGCCCTGAGTGCGGGCAGATGGTCGTTCTCCAGGCGCACGAGAATCTTCGCCAATCGGAACATTGGAAAAAACATCGTAAATCCACAGCATTATCGAAAAAGAGTATTGTTAAATATTCAGCATGGAATATCCAGTGTCCAGAATGTGGACAAACGGTTCTTTTGAGCCCCAATGAACAATTGTACCAATCGGAGCATTGGAAACAATATCACGAAGAAATCCCCGAAGAATATCAAGATTTTGAATTTGAAGAATTTCCCGAATATCAAGATCCTGATCCTTCAAAGGATATTAGTTTTGGGAAATGTCCACATTGTGGTTCGGGTATAGGGATGGTCGAAATTGGTAAAGAGCCTTATTATTTTTGTAACACATGCGGATATGTTGAACGTGATTTGTCCCGGCCATCACAACCGGAACTGTTTTCTGTACCGCAAGGGTTCTCCGCACCGCCAAAAGTGCAGCACGGCCCTCATATGTCCCGTATAGTCCAATTTTTATTGACAAAATATATGGACAGAAAGGATATTAAAGCCGATCAAATTACGCCAAATATCTGGCTTGGAGATATTATCAATGCGTGGTTAATGCGTGATCGTCAGACGGGGAAACCGTTTGATGCCATTTTGAATGTGAGTCAAAATACGTATTCACCACCTCCAGATGTAGAATATGTACATATCCCAATCGATGAATTCGATGAATCGCCCGAAGGAAATGCTCGTCGTCTCCAGGATATTCGCCGTGCGGTGGAAACCCTCGAACGTTGGACGAGCGAAGGCAAGAATATTTATGTTCACTGTCGAGAGGGAATGAACCGTTCGCCTTCTGTAATCGCAGCGTATTTGTTACAGAACCAACTTCGTGATTTGAATTTAACAAAAAGAAAAAAAGAAAAAGTTTACAGCCAAATCATCAACGAGATTAATGAAAAGAGACCTGTTGCTATGCCGGAAGGAGTGATGGAGGAAGCGATTCGAGAATATGTCGGATTGCCAAAAGTTGAACCCCGTACTACGATGGAGCGGCTACCGAAATGGCATTTTCCTTTTCCGAGTTTGTTCCGTAGAAAACCCAAGCGGATTTTGAGTAAAAAGGAATTCCACAAGTTCTTCTAAGTTATGACACGACCCCGATTCATTCGTCGCGCTGTCGCTATAGACGAACTGTACAATTTTTATGCGGTCATGCAACTTCCGCCCGCATTTTATCGAGCATTTCCTAAATGGGATAGATATGCGGAAGAAATTGTGCTCCCCCTCGCACGAGAATATGCTTCCCAGCTTGAAGACTTCGTCCGCACAGAAGCTGACCACACTCTTACAGCTATAAAGAATGAAGAAGAAGAAGAAGAACACGTGCATGAATGGTCGACGGATAATAAAGGTTATCATTCCTGTGAGGTTTGCGGCGAAACAGACGAACATGACTTTACTGCCGAAGGCACGTTATACCACACTTGTGATTCCTGCGGAGACAAATATTTGCATGAGTATGAGGACACATCGTTAAGACACCGTTGTGTGGAGTGTGGAGACAAAAAACCGCACATGTGGGCTCTCGTAGGGGACCAAACATACAAATGCGTGAATTTTACTGATAAGACAGGGGTAACATATTTGGGGTGCTCCGCTGAAACGGATATGTTACCGGACGACGAAGAGGCGCCTTACGCTGGGGATTTTTGGGAAGAACATCATCAACACCAATTCCAACCTTATCCGCAGCCAGATGAAGTTGAAGTGGATTATGAGAGTATTACTCCTGTAGAATTGCCTGGAGAACCGTATCGGTGCCCGTTATGTGGACGAGCATTTCTCGATACGACAGGTCAAGTCCAATTAATATTACCACACATTACGCCAAGACAAGAACAGCAAGAACAGCAAGAACAGCCAGAAGTCACAAAATCTGGTTGGCGTATTATTGCACAGCCACGACAGCGACTTTTCCCAGCGCGGTCGGAACCGCCTCCTATTACTATTGATACTTCAAAATGGTTTGATTTTTCTTTGTTCGACCCCGAGCGTAATCAATGGGTGCCGTGGTCTACGATTCGCTCCACATATAAGCCGTCTTCCTGGCGTCTTTTTGAACGCGCATTGATTGCGCATCCTGAGTCCGTGCTTACAACGGTGGCGCCAGTTGGTGAAACCCTACGCGAACAACTCGACGAAGAGAAGCTTAAGAAATTCAAATATTTGGTGCAACTCAAGCGATTGATAAATGCATTAGATGAACAGGAAATTGCTCAAGCGGTTGAGCGCCTAAAAGGCTATGAGGATATTTTAAGTACAGATGCTGATGATGTATTTTTGACAATCGTTGGTGTGAAACCACTGTACAATACGAAAAACCCCGATGAATATGATGCGTTGATTTGGAAAGAAATCCAACCAGATCTCACGGCGGCATGGAAACGATATAAGAATGTCTTGTTGCAAACGCAAACTGACCCCGATTTGGAACAGTTTTTTGAAAAATACCCCAACATCGTTCCACCAGATTGGGTGAAAGAATTTGCTGATCGCGCAGTAATTGCAAAAGGGATTGGGACTTCTCCAGGGACAGCGACCGGGCGTATTGCGACAACTGCCGAAATGGCGGTTCAAATGGCACAAGAAGGGCCAGTAATTTTGGTACGGCCCGAGACAACGCCAGAAGATATTTCTGCGATGAATGCGGCTGTGGGATTTCTGACGGCGCATGGAGGTCCTACAGCGCATGCCGCGATCGTGGCCCGGCAAATGGGAAAACCGTGTGTGACAGGGGCCGGATTTACCATAGACGATAATCAAGTTAAGTTTCCAGATGGGAAGACTCTCGATGTCGGAACCTTGATTATGATTAACGGAACAACCGGTGAAATCCTCGCCGCAACAGGACCAACAGAAGAGACAGTCGAACGAGAAGAAAAAGAAGAAGATGAAGAAGGAATATTGCAAGAACAATGGAACGAAGAATTTTCGAATATCCTAGAAATGGAAAAAATTTTGAATAAAAAAGTATATCGAGATGATATAGATGACTTACAAAGCGCGGACTTAGCTGATTTGGCTCGGGCGTTTAATACCGATTTGTCGGCTTCGAATTGGGGAGGTCCGCGATGGGCTTTGGCTGCTATTCGCGCGTTGCAACTTCAAGAAGCGTTGCGTCGAAACATGCCGTGGCGGTATTTGGGGATCCTGATAGATCAAATCAATACGTTGCAACACAATACCGGGAATATTTTTAGCGGGAAAAGTTGGCCCGGAGATCCCTCAAGATGGATTGATGATGCTTTGGATACGAAGGGAAGCGAACATGCGATGTATTGGATGGAACCCGCGTTCACCGATGAGACCAAGCAAATGCTGCGTGATTATCGGATGTGGTCTCGCCGGACTGGCTATCCGAGCTTGTATGGAACGGATATTTCTCATTTGACACCAGAACAAAGAAAAGAATTACGAAGAAAAGAAATGGAATCTGTTCGGTGGAGAAGAAAACACATCGAGAGTAAACTCAAGGCGTGTTGGAGTCCTGTTGTGATGATAAAAACAGGGAATATCGTGACTGCATTTCATATGATTGCTCGGGCCCGATTGAGCGTAGAATGTAATCCACTGAAATTGCGGGTTGTGGAAATTCCACTGCATTGGCGCGGGCGGGGAATTGCGCGTCAGCTTGCTGATACATTGACTGAAGTGATGCAATAATGAAAATATTATCAAAAAAAGCGGCTTTGCTTGAAAAAAGATTGAAAATTACGGCGGCTGAAGTTGTAAATATGATAAAAAGGCGTGTTTAAATCATGAAAAAAATACCATTATCAAAAAAAGCGGCTTGGCTGGAAAAAAGTCGGGACATGTATCGCGTAGAACAAAAACCCGTTGGTCGTGACCGACAGAAAGTTTTAGGTCCGACTCCTCGGGAGATTCCTTATACATGGACAGAATTGCCAAAATCGGGGTTAAAAATTACTGCCGCCGAAATTTTGCAGTTTGACCCGAGTAAACGGAGACTCAAGTCCCCAGGAAAACCCCGGAAGCCTTCTCCTTCTTTGCCGACTCCAGAAGAGCCGGAACTTTCTGACGAGATGCAAGAAGAGCGTGACGCTCTGTTTTATGCATATGACATGACGGCCTACGAACTTCGAATATTGTACAATAATGCAGTTTATATGGGGGAATTGGATTTAGCAGATCGTGTTCAAAAGGCGTATTATGCCCTTACCGGTGAAACTTTATAGGGATAAAAGGAAGAAACTCGAAGGTCTGACAAAAAAAGCGTTATATGTAATGAAGAGGGAATTATGACGAAATTATCAGGGCTCGATGTTGCACAGGCACTCACATCCTCGCGATCAGTTGATGTGGTTTGTCCTTGGTGCGAACGGACTGCGTCGATCACGGTTGGTCCACAACATGTTCAAGGGACGGTGGACTACCATTGCGTAAAATGTGGTCGGTTTTCAAGTCATCAAGTGAAGATCGCAGACGCATGGTTTGATCAGCATAATGAAAAACTCAAGAAAGAGCGAGAGGTGTGGAAGCGGATCCCACCGACTGCGTATATCACGTGCCGACGGAGTGCAACGTCTGGCGCTTCATTTGTCTATACCCTGTATACTGGAAAAGGACAACCGCGTGAATACCTCTCCCGCGATAGCGTGGAGCAGGCTCTTATTTATGAATTTGGAATGTCGTGGGAGCAGGCGAATGCGATTTTGATTTCTGCGGGACTTCAGTCGCACGGCGGTGTGAAGATATATCTTCGGCAGTTAACGAAAATTAGTTCTGCTCTCGCCGAACGGCAGGTCGTCGGAACAGCCGAAAAGAGATTTGCCCGAGGTGATGTGGTGCGTGTCAACGGGAAAGAAGCGCTCTTTTTGCGGTATGCAAACGATAATTTTGCCGTTGTCGCATTTCCAGGAATTGGAGATACGGAAGTTCCAGTCATTGAATTAGAAGTTGTCGATACTGGGACGCCAAAAGAATTGGGATTTGATTTCGTTGGTGATCCGGAAGAGCTACTAGAAGAGGAAATTGTCGAAACGCTAAAGTCCGATGTCGAACATGTAACCGAACATGTCAAGGATGTCCTTGAACATGAAAAAGCGGAAGGGGTCGAGCCGGAGGAAGTTCGAATACTAGAGAAAACGGTCGAACATCTTGAACATGCTACAGAACAATTACAGGATTTTGTCACGGAAGAAAAAGAAGAAGCCGACGCGCCGGAGGAATCAAAAAAACAGTCTTTCCGCCGCCAAAGCCAGTGGACAAAAGAAGACCTGTTAACGGCTTATCAAGGACCCGCACTGGAAGCATACGTCTATAAAGGCGAGCCCTATTGTATTGAGTGTGGGCGGAAAATTATCGAAAAAGGTCCAGAGGTGTATAGCGAAGATGAGGGGTATGACGAGAATATCGTCCCTCAGCCAATTTTTCTCGGGGAGCTTGAGGATTATCCGCCAGAATGCACACGCTGTGAAAAGAAATTGTACGATTTGCCAAAAGAATATCGTCGGCATCGGTATTCACAGCGCGATGTATCAGAAGTTGCACAAGAATTGATCCGTAAAACATCACCAAAACCTATCCATATGTTACACGCTGGATTTTGCCCGGAGTGTGGAAAATCTCGGGTTCATAAGACCGAGACCGGATACCGATGTCCGCGTTGTCATTCCACGTGGACTCTCGAAGGAAACAAAATGGCACGAAGACAACTCATTGCTCAAGAATCGTCTGATAAGTCCGAGAATCGGGATCTTGTCGAAAAAATTCGCCGATTGTCTGATATTGTCGCTGATCCCAGTGCGGATCCCGAAAAACGGCAGGAAGCTCGTAGACAGTTGGATGCTGCGTACCTAGAAAAGAGATTCCGTCATATGTTGTTAGAATCTGGGACGTGTCCAAATTGTCGAGAATTAACGATTAAGAAAACCGAGGACAAGTATTGGTGTCCAACGTGTCGTGCGACATGGACGCGATATCCGCATCATGCGAACGCACGAGCATTATCGCGAAGACAACTCATTGCTCAAGAATCGTCTGACATTCAAGAAAAGCTTCGGGCGTTGTTTAATATTATCAATGATCCAGAAACAGATCCCGAGACACGAGAAGAGGCACAGCGCCAGTGGAATTTGCTCAAGCGGCGACAAGCAGTACGCAAGACCGCGTGGTGGTATAAAGCGCCGTGGGAGACTGAATATATGGAACGGCCGGATCAGGTGAGCCAAGCTCCACGAGAGACTCCACGTGCTGATCAAAGCGCGTTGTATCCCCGAGAGAGTGATGAATATCCGTCATGGAAGTCAACGACAAAAGAAGCGGCAACAAAGTCTGAATTGCTTCGTGGTGGTCCGGGTCTTGATGGGTATGTTTATCGCGGGGAACTCTATTGTATTCCGTGTGGTTCGGAAATTATCGCTCAAGGTCCGGATGTCGTCCCTGATGAAGATGCATACGACTCAGATGTCACTCCACAACCGATCTTTTTCGGTGAACATGAACTCCCACAGCATTGTTCACAATGCGGGGCGTATCTGTATGGGGGAAATTTAGGGAGTCATGAAGCCCGAAGGAAGACGGCTGTGACAAAATCCGAGCTGCTTCTCGGTGGTCCGGGTCTTGATGGGTATGTCTATCAAGGAGAGATTTACTGCCCTGATTGTGGTTCGGAAATTATCGCTCAAGGTCCGAATGTTATTCCTGACGCGGATATGTATGATTCGGATATCACTCCACAACCGATCTTTTTCGGTGAAAGCGACTCCCCACAATATTGTTCACAATGCGGGGAGTATCTGTATGGAGGGGATCTAGAAGATTATGAGGCAAAGAGACAAGCAAATCGTGCCGTGCAGCAAAAAGTACACGCGGCATTTCGCCGTTCCGGCGATTTGAAGCAAGCAATTACTGAATATCGTCATGCATTGTCCATTGCGGATATTCGAGAGATTTTGCGCTTTTACAAAGCATCTGGAAAATTGGCTTCTCATGAGGCAGACGAGTTAGCACGATGGTTTATTGGGACTACGAGACTCTTATCCGCGCGCCTTTTGGTGGGGAAGATTGTTGGACGACCGGGAGCATATTATGTAAAATCGGAGGAGGGCAAAAATCTCGGTGGTCCGTATAAGACGCGAGAACAGGCCAAAAAGAGACTAAAGCAAGTTCATTACTTTAGTCATCAGAAGAAGAGCACGGCAAGTGTCGCCTTGTCAAAGAAAGCCCTTCTTGACAAGGGGATGGGCATTTTCCAACCCGCAATGTATCGTGGACGGGAAGTTTTGGTTATTGCCATTGACAATACTGGAAATCGCGCAACGGTCGAAGACAGTCAGCGTCGGCAGTTCCAAGTCGATGTTGCTGATCTGACGCCGACATCGACCGGACCATACACGCATAGACCACGATAGGGAGAGAGGACAAATGAAGGTTTTCGCAAGAAATCTTTTTAATAAAAAGGCGGTAACGTTTACGACAAAAGTTATGCATGATGTGCTCCGGGGTCTTCCGGAACACTATGAACGCGTCCGAGTGAATTGGTTCGCGGAGGGAACCGAAGCGGTTGTGCGTGATCACGACCCTGAAACGAATTGGCCAATGGAATATCGCATTACGGTTACTCCGATTGAACGACCAAAGGATGTCACGGTACAATAATTATGGCAAAAACTATGGCAAAGTCAACACTGCCAAATGGACATGATTGGAGTCGATGGCGCGGAGAAGTTGACACCCGCCTAAACTATTTGTGCGAGAGCCAAAAAGATCAGCAGGCTGCTTTGGTTCGTGTCGAAAACACCCTCCAAGAACTTTTGCAACGGTTCGAAGAAAAACAAGAGAAAATTCGTGAGGCGTTGGATACGCGGGTTTCAAATCTAGAATCCTTTTCGTTGTCGGTAAAAACAACCGTCGCTCTAGTGTCGGCGCTGGCTGGGATTTTGGGGGGTGGAGTCGGGGTTGTGGTATTTAATTATGTGATTAAAACGCTGTTTGGGTGGAAGTAATGTTTATTCGCGTGGAGACCAATTGGCCGTGTTGGGCAATCCCGGCAACTGCTCCTACGCGCTGCGACGGCGTTATGGTCGTGATTGGTGAAGATAATTTTCATAGCATTGTGTGTTCAAAGTGCGGTTTGGGAACTGCCGGTCGAGGCCCATTGCCAGATCCTGTCTTAGACCGCCTGATTGGTGAAGGGTATATTCGCCAATTATCGCGTCGCCCCGTAGAAACGCATGATTTGCATAAATTCATGTTGGACATGTCGCGGAAGCGTAGAACACCACAAGAAATTGCTGGGGATTTGCTCGAACGATTTGAAATTTTTTGGAAATAAATATGTATGAAATATCTCGCTGATTGTGTATTGTTGTCTGGTCATGAGTATCGGGTTATTGCTGATACTGAATCCCCTATCACTGCAATATGGGGGCATGATTTGGCGTGGGAATTTGCAAATCGCACGGCAGCATACACCTATATCGCAAAAGCGCGAATAAAAACGGCTCAAGACTTGCGCAATTTAGCTCCAGGTCAAGAAGTCGAATTGACGATGGCGGATGGTACACCGAAGAAGATGCGCATTTTGACAAATACGTCACAACAGGTTGTTGTTGTTGACGAATCGGGACAGCAATACAACATCCCCCATATGCAGCCCGGATCGGCTCCGCGCGTCTATCCAAAAAGCACGCCGACTACACCAGCGCAGTCAGGGGAAGAGGGGGGCCCTACTCCCGCTCCAGGGGAAGCACAACGGATCGAACCGGGGACAGGGACGACGTATGCTCGTCGGTTGTCTCGATTGTCCAAAAAAGCAGCGTTTCCACATCGTCGTCCGCAGCATTGTCAACATGATGGGGCGTATTTGCAGAGAAAAGATCCACAAGATCCAGAAAAATCGTGTCCACAGTGTGGCATGGTCTATGAAGCGGTTCGAACTCCATTGAGTAAAAACGCGCTACTCAAGAATAGTGGATATCATTGGGAAGTCGGTGATTTAGTGAAGTTTTCTCATCCAACGCTCGGGGTTGTGCCGGGAAAGATCGTGCGCGATGATGGCTATCAATACATTATCCGTCATGGGGATGAACTTCTTGCTGTGCCGCACGATTATATTCTTGGACCTTATCATCAAGCCCAAAGGAAAATCGCACAACCGGTTCCCTCGTCTTCGACACCAACAGGACCAATCCAAGCCCCCGCAGGAGATCGACCCCAACCGCAGGTCGGTGGACCTGGTCGCCCATTATCACGACATGAAATTATTACGGAAGCAGAGATGTTGATTCGTAATGCGTTATATAAAGGAATTCGCATTGGGGTGTGGGATTTGGTCCAATACATGCGACAAAATTACAGTAATCCACCTGAAGAGTTATATGAAGGGGCAACCAAAGCATGGGAAAAAGTGCAGTGGGAGGAGCAAGCAGCATTTGAACGGGCGATGGGCCCTGGACCTAAACAGCCAAAACCTCCAGGGACTGAAGCTCCAGAAGCTCCTGTGTCGTTAGCAGATATTGCGAAACGACCAAATTCAGGACCACGCCAAGTAAAAGTAGAGTAAGGAGGAGAACATGCCACAGCCACTACGACGCGTTGATTTTGTCGCCGGAAAACTCAACGAGACACCAACTGGCGGAGCGACCGTAACTATAATAGATAATATTGCGGACACGTTGATGAACGCAGCCGAAGCCAGTGGAGCAATGAAGTTTAATTTGCCGGCTAATGCCGTTGATGTTCCTCTGAATATGGGAAATGTGAATACGGCAAAAGTTATTGTCCTGCTCACGGATGGAGCGATTAATGTAAAATTTAATGGCTCTCCGGTAAGTATTCCCGTGAGTAATACGGTTGTTATGTTCGCGACAATTTCCGGTATTCTTGCGTCGAATCCTTCGTCATCTGAAGTCCGAGGGATTACGCTTTATGCAGCGACTGACACCAACTAATGGAGCGGAAAATACGTGGCGGCCAAATATTATCCGCGAGTTGGAGATAAAATCGAAGTTTCTCCGCCTCATAGATTTTGCGGAGAGAAAGGAAGCATCATTGCTGTTGGCGATAATCCGTCGGGGACGGTTAACCACTTTCACATATATTTTGATCGGGACGTTTGGGGCGCTATTAATCGGCGTGAAATTTGGCTGGGCATGCACGACTTTGTTGTTACAGAACGCGCGCCAGAAGATATTGGATAAATTAGGTAAGTGATATGGCAGAAGACATCACAATGAACGTAGGGACCGCTCCTGGAGAATGGTTCGTCGGCATGGATGGCGACGATATGGGAAAAACCGTCGAAGAAGCGCTGGAAGAAAACGACCTTGCGAAGTCCCAAAAATTTGAAAAGCAAATCAAAAGCGCATTTGCTGAAGTCGAAGAATATGTGACTGAGCATGGTGGAACCGTCATTTTTTACGGGGGCGACAATCTCTTTTTTACTATTGACGGAGATCCCAAAGAAATTGGTGATGCGGTTCGTGCGATTTACAAAAAGCATACGAATCATACGGCGACGGTAGGTATCGGTAAAAAACCAGAAGAAGCCCATAAAGCTCTTGTTATTGGTAAAAACACAGGAAAAGACCAAGTCGTGGTTTGGAGTTCTGAACAGGAAAAAGTCTATGATGAAATTCGCAAGCAACAAAAAGAGCTAGAGTCGTGTGAAGAAGAAATTCGTGAAAAGAGCGACCTTGCGGAAGTTGGAGAATCTTCAGGACTCAAATACCGCGCAGTAATGCATTATCACCGACTTCGCAGCTTGGGATATGATCATCAAGCGGCGCGGCAACTGGTCGAAGAGTATTACGCAAAAGAAGCGGCGAGCTATCGTGATGTGTTGAAATCACGGACCGAAGCTTCTGATGAATCGAAAGAAGGAGAAAGTAAAAGTCGTGTGCAGGAAGAAACACCGGTCTTAGAACAAAAGCTAGTTGCTAAAAAAGGCGTTGGACTGGTCCGCTTTGTTGGGAGAAAATTCGTATCGGTCCAATGGTTGAATGGGGGCCGAGAACGGATTGCGTTGTCCAAATTTAGCAATGCGGTGAAACAGGGAGAGTTTACATTGATTCCAAAAATTCGCGTCGCGAAGCGGGATAACACATGGAATCGCTAAGTTTTTGTGTGTCTTGTGAAAAATTGTTCGTGCCGACTACTGGTCAACGATGTGCGGCGTGCCAAGACATTTTGGCATTTCGAGGACGCTACGGTTCTCTTCTTGTCGTGGGCGTGTTGACTCAGCGGGAATTGGCGATGCTTAAGCGTGAATTTTATGAACTAGAAAACATCGTTCGTGCCTTAGAGGAACGCAAGGCCGAGTTCATGCGCAAGGCAATCGAACAGGCAGAGCAGTTGGTCCGTGACGTGGAAGCAGAGTTAGGGAAACCGGTAAAAGAACTCCGTGATCGTCGCGATCTGCTCAAAACAAAACTTCAGGAATACATGTCGCAGTCAGGCACGACGCACATGCGGATTCGGAATTTGCTGCTCGAACTCAAACGTGAAATTGTCAATCCAGGGAATCGACCACAACCAACGAAAGTGTACGAGGAATTGCGAAAATTGGCTGGATTGACGGAAGAGGAATTGCGGGAGATTGTCCGCGCGAGTTATTCACAGCCACAATGGGGTGAGCGGCTGTATGTGACGCCCATTCCTTCCGGGAGAAAAATGGCAATTGTGCGTTACGCGGCGGATGAATTGACCGTACCACGGATGGCGGAAATCGAATGCGAATTTATGCGGTCGGCGGCGTCGGTTTGTCGCATTGATTCCCCAGAAGGGATATTTATCCTGACGGGAGATTTCGTGCGTAAGAATGGGGTCGCGTACATGGTGGGTTTGCAAAAGCGGACAAAAGCCAGTCTTACCGTCCAAGACATAGAAAAACGACACGATGGAACGATATACATGCTCATTGAGGGGGCATTTGCCAGGGATCCAAATACCGTGCGGGCATTTCTTGCTGATCGCATGCCCGATTATGAAATTCGGGACGTGTTATACCCAAGCGATACACGGGTCGCCTTAGAATTGGTTCCTGCCGGAACGCGAGACATGACACAACAGGCGTTAGAATTTTTTGATCAAATGGATCAAGTCCTCTCCCATTTGTTGTCCACGGATCGTGCTCGCGAGCAAATCGCTTCAGGATTGCCAATGTATGTGACTGGCACGGGAACGCCAACGGATTTAGTTGATAATACTGAAGATTTTTTGTTGTCGTATGAACGGCAAAATACGAACCCCAGCGGGACTGGGTATCGTGGCATTCCACAAGAAGGGATTATGTCACCAGAAAATGATCCTTCAACCGTGTCTTTGTCCGCTGTCGGCTGTTCCGTATGCACGCGGAAATTAACCGCTACAAATCGTGATCCCGTCGATCAGACGATGTGTGTCTGGTGTGGTCTTGAGCAGTCCATGAGGGCGTAACCATGCCCGAGTTTACTACACAAACCCTATATGAATACTTGAGAAATAGTCCTGAAAGCGGAACACCGTTAATCACGAGTCTTACCCAAGAGCCATATCATAGCGGTGGTCATAGCGGTGATATGTTTTGGGAAGACCGGGACATTCCGATTATCGTTGACGGAAAACCGTGGTACGTATTATTACGTATCCGGATTTTTATTTATCCTCTGCGAGGCGAGTATTGGGCAACCGATGTGGAAATATTTTTGCAAACAGGAAAAGAGCGTTGGATAGAACAAGTTGGAACACTGCTTTATCATCGAGAGCGGGCATGGAAAGGGAAAGAACGGGCTTGGCAAGATGTGGAAGAGATAATTAAAAAATTCCAAACAATGACGGTGCGAGAATTTGCTGATATGGCGGAACCGACACAAGGAAAACTGGCTTCTCGTCTCCGGGATTTACTGTACCGATTGGCCGCTGTTCCTCCGTTTAAAAGGAACCCCCCAAAAGATAAATTTCCTGGAGACACGATCAAAAACGAATGGGGTGGCGGTTCGGGGTCATTGGCTTCTGGGGAACCATTTGGTGCTGAATCTGGGCTCCATGCCGCGCCGATGCAACGAGGAGAATTGGAATTTCGACCATCCGATAGCATTGGGATTCCGCTCCAGCCTATTAGCCCAACGGTCAATGACGATGACACGAGGCGCCGCAAACGGGTCCCGCCGATCTATCGTCCCGAACGGGGTCCACTCGCAACAGCCTATGCCGTTTTCACAAAAACCGCAGAAGACGATGACCCATTATTTTTTCTTGCGCCGCAAACGGAAGAATGGGAACAAGAACGTGTCCCACCAGATTTGTGGTCGGCATGGCGGCGGGCGCATGACGCGATACAAGATGCCGAGAGAAAATCTTCATTGCAAGCTTATGAACAAGCTGCGCAAGCCGTCGCGATATTTGCGGGGAAAGCCAAAAAATATCTTGCTCCGGCTCAAGTCGAATTTCTTACCCAGAAATTGCAAAGCCTTGACGAGTTGCTCTTGCGGAAAGATGTCGTCGAAGGTCGGTCTTCTCCTCTTGTATACATTGATGGAATTTTAAATTCGACGCATTCTATGGTCTCGCGTATGCTTCAAGTTGATCCGTGGGCATGGTATGAGATTGGTCGAAGAAAGCAAAGCGCAGAACAAAGTGGTGTATTTGACACACATGAACCGGTGTCGTTTGATGTGCAGATGCCGGGACCTCAACGCCAATTGTCGGGTAAAGTTGCTGTCGATGTTTCTCCAATACCAAAAGACAAAAAAGACAAGGGAGAAGAAGAAAAGCATCAGCCGTTGCTCTTAGAAATGCCTCGTGATCTGCGTGAGCGGTTTGCGGATTTCGCTCGGCGTGTTGTTGATTATGCGAAATCTATTGGTGAATACGTGGGTTCTCTCGACGCGTATCAGTATCATTTGAGTCCGCCAAGAGAATGGGTCGAAAAAGAACTTCCTCATGTCTTTGCTGATTTGGATGATATTCAAGCGTGGAAAAAATATTTGGGGCGGTGTTCGCATATCGACCTCGCTGATTTAGGTGACTTTTCAACGGCTGATCCATCAACGATTTCTCCAACGCTGTATACGCAATGGGTCGTGAGTGCCGGGAATCACGATTTCGGACATTGGTTTACGAAAACCAAACCAAACCTGGACGATTCCTTAGTCGTGTTTTTGCGCGACAAAGCCAAGTCTCGCCGCGATCACCCATTGGTCCAAGGATACAACGATTGGTGGAGAAAACGGTATCTGGGAAAGTTGTATAGTCAAGCATATCATCGGGCAAAAGACAAGTGGAAAGAGTATATAGCGAATTCTGGAACGGAATTTGCGAAAGAGGAATATAAATCGGCATTAGAGACACTCGCGAAAGTCGTGCGTGGAGAACCGGTTCCGGTCGGAGATTTGGTTGATGCCCTTTATGCGTTGCCGTTTACAGACGAATACCGCGCCGATGTGGATCGTTACAAATCAGAATTTGATTCGTTAATTCACGAGGGAATGTCGGCATTGGATTTGGCGCACGCCCCGATTAGTCGTGAGGATCGGTTATACGGTGATTTAATCCACGAAGGATTTCGATGGGTTCCGACATCGCGCGTGCTTGGAGTACCAGTCAAGCCAATGATTCGTGCATCATCCGCATCTATTCCCGTTCCTCTGTATCAATATGGGAGCATGTATTACCTGGTCCATGATACCGACGCGGATAAAATCGCTGGTTCGTATGTTTGGGCCGATGTTACACGAATCGTACCCGGATCTTCTATTCAAAAGCGCTATATTGCGAGTATTGACGAGTTTACGAAAAAATCAAAAGCGCTGGCGAATGCCATTTACGATATCCAAAATGGCGAAGACAAAGAAGCCGTATTTCTTAAATACGGAAGGGTCTTTGGTCCAGGACTGCGGAAGGCAGTATCGGATTATTTTTATGTTCAGTCATTGTCGAAAAAATCGGCTGACGGAGAATCCGATGATAGCGGCGGAGACTGTTCGACATTTTGGGCAGGTCAAACACACGAGGCGTGTCGTGGGTGTACATTTTATGTTCCTCCATTGGTAAAGTCTGCGGATTCTGGTGGTCCGTCTGGGAGTGGGTTTGGGGATTCGATTGATTCGAATATTCATGAACAATCTGCCGATAATGCCGGGGGTGCGGATGTAAATCCGACGCAGGCGGGATGGGGGGAATACGGCTATGGCTTTGGAGGCTGTTTGTTGACGCATCTATTCTTGAATGCCCCAAGTCGTGGATTTGGGAAAGGCGACGAACCTCCTGGGTACGATCCTGATCATACGCCCGGTACACCATCTTTACAAAAGCAAAACTCTCGTGTACAGATAAAAACGGCGCAGGTTGTGTTTCGTCAAGTCCCGGCCGAGCAATTTTATGCGGCAATTGAACGAGCAAAAACTTCGCCAAAAGTGCAAAGATATTTAGGATTTCTCAGCGGATATAGCCTGGATGATTATCGAAAAATGCGAACATATTTGTCTACCGATGAACAGACTGGGTACGCGATTACGCCGGAAAATGATCTTGTTTCGGTATTCAATGCGAGCCCGATTCGTGGTGCCGGTGCCGCTGCCGTCGAGCATGCCCTTTCACAAGGGGCTGAGACATTAGACGCATTTGAAGGATTCCTTACGAATTTGTATACGTCGAAAGGATTTGTAGAATATAAGCGAGTGCCGTTTAGCGAAGAAATGGCACCAAAGGAGTGGGATGTGAGCCAATTTGGAAAACCGGATGTTGTTTTTATGCGACGGAAGCGTGCATCAAAAGAATTATTCGATTTATTAGTCCGCATGTTAGAAGGGGAAAATTTCCTTCCTGAGCCGGGCGTTCCGGGCGCGCCGGAAGAATCTGAACGGGCCGCAGCAAAGCATCAAGAAAAAGAACCACCAATTGAATTTTTTCGCAAATGGAAATTGAATACACAGGAAGAGTTTGAACCCGGAACTCCCATATTACAAGGGGAAACCCTGCCGCTTCGACCAGACGTTGTCGAAAAAACAAAAGATGGGTCGGAGGATATCTACATCCGTCTGCGAAAAAAGAAATAATGGCATTGACATTTACACAGTGGCAAGAAATTCGGTATGGATCGAACGCGCCTGACGTTGATTTTTCCGAATATCGAAAAGGACACGAAACCAATGTCCGGCGGTGTCAGGAAGCGGTCGAATATTGGAAAAAGAAAGACCGCCCTCTTGAAGTGTTGGCGCTTTTTGGGTCTGGTCGTGGCGTGAATAATTGCTCACGGGAAATTTCTAATTCGACGATGCTCCTTGAAAAAGGGCTAGAAGAGATTTCTTCCGATGAGCCGATTCATATCGAACGTGTGCATTTAAATGAATATACGATTGAGCCATGCAATAATTGTTTAGCGACCTGTTCTGCCTTATGTGGATTTCCGTGTAATTGCTTTCCTTATCCTCACGAGGGCGCTCAGCAATTGTATCCGTTGATTTTGCGAGCCGATGTCTTGTTGATTTCTACAGGGGTGAATCAGTCTTCTATGTCTACGCGGCTTAAGGCATTGCTGGATCGCTGTATTAGTCTCGATGGTGGATATTACGTGGCTCCAGAAGAATTCGCCCTCAAAGATCAGGCGTGGCGACAAAAAATGATTCGCCTTTCCACCGAACACGAAGTCCACTACGACCCCCGATTGTTTGGAAAAGTCTGTGCCTATTTTATTACGTCCAAAGACCAAGAAAATCCTGAAAAAGGTATCCATAACATGGATATTTCTTATATTGAACTCGTCGCAAAACAACTGTACGATGGCAATGACGACTTTTTGATGTTTCATCCTGATCCGTATTATGTCGGATTTTCGGCGGTTCCCAATGAAGATTATGCGTATGATAAACAGCGGCTCTCTGAAGATATCGAAGTACACAAGAAAGCGAAAGCCCTTGTGCGAAGCGCAATTACGCTTGCTCAAGATTTTCGCAAAAAGGGATATCCTCCTATGAAGCCAAAAAGAAAAAATCGAACATAGGAGAATAATTATGCGGTTAAAAATTGAAGAAGCGCGAAAAGAATTGCGCGAAAAAGACGAAGAACAGATCGAAACAGAAACTGCCATCAAATGGGCTTCTCGTGCCGCCGCAGCCTATGAAATGTGCCTCGAACACGATGAGCGGGCTATTGAGCTATTTTCGTGGGCTGAAGACATGTATCATGAGGCTCTTGAACATGCGGGATTATCCAAAGACGTGTCTTTAGTAGAAGAGATTAAAACCGAACTAGAAAAACGCCGAGAAGAATGTCTGAACAAATATCAAAAGAAAGCCTCTCGTCATTGGCTCAGTCGTCGAGCGTTGCATACAGTGTCGTCAAAGGATGTATTTCGGAGTAAAGAGCTGTTAATGCGAAAAGACTAGAACGAAAAGGACCCGAGTACCGCCTTTTTTGTTTGCTTAATTTATTCGATCCATGTTATGGAGTTGACAAAAGGCTGTTTTATGGGTAGAAAGAAGTATTCCACTTGAATAGGAGAAATTTATGTACGAAACGGTAGAAGACGTTTTTAAGAATGTCCCGCAATTTTTTGATGCGGCAGCAGCGCAAGGAGAAAACGGGATTTATCAATTCAATATCATTGGGGATAGTAAATGGGTTGTGAAGATTCAAAATGGGACTTTGTGCATTGAGACAGGGGAGTGTGCATCTCCAGATTGCACATTAACAATAAACAAAGATGATTATTTGGATATGGTCAATGGTAAAGAGAGTATGCAAATGTTATATATGTTGGGGAAATTAAAAGTCGAAGGTGATTTAACATTCGCGGTAAAACTCGCTCGGTACTTCCCTCGGAGGTAATTATGCCGAGATATGCATATGACTGTAAAGATTGCGGCGAAACTTTTGATGTGCTGCATTTATCATTTTCTGGTGCGGAAGAAGCGGAAAAGGCAGGAATCGAGTGCCCCCATTGTCATAAGATAAATACTGCTCGTAATACCGTGCCAAGCGTGTCTATGCGGGGAGGAGGATTTCGACGGTATGGCTTGTGGACATATGGGGGACCCGGTAATTATTAATAATCCAATTTTGTTAATTTTTGATTCTTCTTTTTCTTCTCGTTCTAATAAAATTTCTCACTCGTGTCCAATAAAAACAGTTGAATATCGTAAATAGGAGCCTTTGGAGGGTTCTCGATGAAGATTGTTACGCCAGGGGAAAGACATTCGGACGCCATTATTCGAAAAATTGCTGCCGAATCTCTTGGAATTCCCGAATTTGAAAAAACGGCCGACGGGGAATGTGATTGCTGCCCGTGTCCGCAAGGAAATTGTAAGTGTGGATGTGCCTGTCCGGGCCATAAGCAATTCGCTCAGGCAAGTGTGAAAGTTGCATCGGATTGCGACTGTTGTCCGTGTCCGCAAGGGAATTGTAAGTGTGGATGTGCCTGTCCGGGTCATACTCCCGAAGTTAAGTCCGCATCCGCGTGTCCCGAGTGTGGGGCAGCGATGCAGGTTTCTGGGAACATGGAGCGGTGTCCTTGTGGTTATGCGCAGGCGACGAAGCGATCAGCCAAATCCGCAAAAGACACCAGTATTATGGAATATTATCGGAAACTGTATCCCGACGATTATGCCAAGCAGTTGTGGGCGGATAGTAAAGTCACGCCTCCCGCAGGTAAGCCCGTCGAATATGGGTGTAAGCCGGTTGAGTTGGTCGCGGCAAAAGCTGGTGAGTGTCATGTTCCGGATGCTCATCCCGAGAGTGGCGTAAGTGCCGGATCTGGCGCAGAAAAGAATCCCGAGCCAAAATGGCAAAAAGGGGATAGTGCGAATAGTGTAAGTGGTCCAGAGAAGGCGAAGTCTCACGGTCCCGGTCTTAAGAGCCCGTTGGATATTAAAGTCCCCGATGTTCGGCATGCGGCTTCTTCTACACATGAAGATCTCGATTTGAGCCTTGGAGCGAATAGTGTGAGTGGTCCAGAAAGGGCAAAGTCGCATGGGGCGGGTTTGACGAATCCTCGCGATATTAAGGTTCCTGATTTGAAAAATGCTGATCGCTTGATCCCACGAGAGGTGATTGCTCGATTCTGCCCTGAGTGTGCTCAGGAAATGGCTCGACGTGGGATTAAGGCCGTAAAGGCCAGCTTCATTGCGAAACAGATCGCGGCTCGGGCTGAAGAACAAGGATTCAAAGCCCGCGAAGCGGTAAGTCCTCCGGGACGGAAATACGAAGTAGAACACTTAAAGAAGTATAAGGACAAGATTGATAATCCGTGGGCCCTTTCCTGGTGGAAGAAGCAGAAGGGTCACAAGCCGCACACGCCGGCGGCTCATAAGTAGGAGGAAAAAGAATGGCTTTTGCGGTTGGTAATTTCGTTTGGTTCAAGCGTGCCGGGAGTACGCCGTTTGTTTCTGGCGATCCGAGTAACGCTGGTGTTGTGTTTGATAATGAACTCGGCGGTCGTGGTAAGGCGGCTAATACATTGAATGATTCCACATTTAAGATTGGATCGACAATGGGCGTCCCCCAGATCAAAACGAGCGATTTTCCCACACCAATTACGTCCGCTGATACGTTGGCATCGACCGTAGATAGTGCCGGAGTCCATATCGGTGTGCGAGAGCAAACGGTTGCAAATCCGCTTGCTCCAAAGAACGTGTCAACAGACGGAATTTTTGATGATCCAACACCAAAAGCCTTGTTTAATACTGGGACGCAGGCCGACGGCTCCGTTATGGATGAAGGTGCCGTGGATCGGAATTTGACCGATACGTTGCGCACGCTTGATCCGAATTTCCCAAGCGGTCGTCCTCATGCAGCGGTTGCTGAAGGGATTTCGGCACCGATTTCTGGTTCTCAGGAATTTGTCAGTGAAACGATTGACCTCAAGTCTGCCTCGAAGCGGGTTGGTCGGAGGACACCAAGCGTTGAGCAAGGAGCTGGGATGGTCATTGCGGTAATCCCAGTTACGAAGAAAGGTGTATCTCCTGATGGTACGCCGGTAAACCCCGGTGATAATATGTATTGGGTCAACTGGGGACCAAACAATCCTTCGAATCCGCATAAGGCGAAATGGCGGAATGCGATGAAGACGATGCTCCACGCGGAAAAAGATCTGGTGGCTGCATAATTTCATCGCGGGCACATGAAATTTTTTCAAACAGCCCGCTTTTATCAATTGGCGTCAGACGAAGACATTGCGAAGTACGAGACGAGCCTTGATCGTGGCGATCATGTGCGAGCCCGAAAGATTGTTGAGAATTTTTTCTGGTCGTCTCCTGTCGATGTTACCGCCAAAAAACAACCCGATTATTTAGAATTGCCTCCAGAGCCGGGAGATGTGGTCTTGGTTCTTGATACGAATCATTATGCTCGTTTATTGGCGATTTCTGATGACAAAGAATTCGCTTTAGTGAAAGAAGAGTGGGGGGCGTACCCTACTCGATATAAAAATCTCCGTAGAACTCGCTAATTTGGTGTACACGATAACTGTAGACGGTCAGTCGGTCCTCGTCGTCAAGAGACGGGTTCGACAAAAAAAGGACGTGTCTTGTGTAAAAAATTCTCCGTCCTGCCTTGAGACTGAACCTTCTCCTAAATCCAAAAACCTTATTCCCTTTGTCCGCGCATCTTTTGTCGAAGGCGCGAAAATGCGGCTGTTATGGGATAATATTCCCGTATCTTCGGAATATGTGAAAACTGTTTTAGGAGAGCCTACCCAAGTTGATTCTGGGGTGGTGTGGGTAATAAAAATTCCTACACAAGAAATCATCAAAATTGTTATTCGTCAAAATGCAGTGTCAATTTGGGGATTTAACAAAACGAAATCAATAGAGAATTGGCTTTATACGTTCGTTGCTTCGTCTTCGTGATTCCTACACGGTTTTTATCAGAGATTTTAAAGGAAAGAGTTAATCATATCAGGGGGGATATCCCCCAAATTTCAATAGGAGGTCGACCATGAGCGCACTTATGAGTCTTTTGGCTGATCCAAAGGTTCTCGCAGTTGTCGCACCCCTTCTTGTGGCTGCGGTAAAGAAGATGTTGGGTAAGGTCCCGTCATACCTCTTGCCGGTATTGTCCACGGTCGCTGGGGCGGTGTTGTCGGCAGCGGCGGGTGGCGATTTGGCGACGGGGGCTGCGGCGGGGTTGGCTGGTGTCGGTGTACGGGAACTCGTTGATCAGGCAAAGCAGGCTGTTTCGAAGTAGGTGATCGGTCATTGGCGCGGGAATGGCGAGAGAAGACTTAGAGAAGTTTGCTTCGAAAAACGCGTCAGCAACCGCGAGCGCTAATAGATCGGGTCCATCCATTTTTCATTATGGTGGACCAGATGTTCAAGGGACGGGTGTAGCGCACCCGAATTTTCGTCGGACGGCAACCGCCGGACTCGCTGGGTCCGGCGGTGCTTCGGTGATACGGGCACCCGCGCGTCCGTATCATCCGTTATTCTCCTCTCCGGATCGGTTACAACTTCCGGTCCAACTCGCTCAACTCAACCAATATTGGCGTTTGTTTTACAACGTCGATCCGGTTATCGGCGGAGCGATCGACATGCATGGGGATATGCCGTGGTCTGGGGCATATCTCATTATGGATGAGCCTGGTGATGAGTCACAGACGATTTTGCATGCCTATGAAGACATGCTGAATCAGACAGAACTCCTGTCTTGGCTCCCCAAAATGACACGTGAATATCTCATCATCGGGGAGATTTTTCCTTTTTGTTTTTGGGACGATAAAGAAGGAATATTCACGCATATTACGTTACATAATCCTGATTACGTTGAAGTTGTTGATTCCCCGCTAATTGATGACGATCCAATTTTGACGTTGCGTCCGTCCCAAGATTTGCGGCGGATTTTGCAAAGTACAGATCCACGATATGTTCGTCTTCGAAATAAGATCCCTTCGGATATTTTGGCGTCCATTGCTGGTGGAAAAAATATTCCCTTAGACCCGCTTAACGCTTCACATATCGCACGGAAGGCGTTTCCATACGATATTCGCGGAACGAGTATTATGGGACGGTTGTTCCGCATTTTGATGTATGAAGACGCCGTGTTTAATGGTCAGATTCAACAGGCGCAACGACATGCGTTGCCACTGCGGGTGTTCAAGCTCGGCGATCCGAAAGAAGGATGGATTCCGTCGCCGCAGAACATGGAAGAATTTATTGAAGTCTTGGCCGAATCTGAAGTCGATCCATTGGCGGCGATTGTCTATCATTATGGGTTGCAAGTAGAATATCATGGCATTGAAGGTAAGCAGCTCAAAATCACGAATGAATGGGATGTGATTGAACGGGCAAAATTGGTTGCGTTGGGAATTAATAAATCTTTCCTGCACGGAGAAACCACGTATGCCACATTGTGTAAGTCCGCGAAAATACTGAAGAAAAATGGTTCTTATGTTCCGTTGGGTGACATCAAAGTTGGGGACGAAATCATTGACAAAGACGGTCATTCAAGGAAAGTTTTGGACAAGTGGGATGAAGGGGTTATCAACCCAATGTATAAAATTCGCTTGGCCGGGAATAAAACCATTATCGCCAGTGATAAACATCGGTGGCCAGTATGGGTATGGCCACGAACGTGTGGAAAACAGGTGAGATCTCGTATTACATCGTACACGATCAACGCTTCGAAAAAGTGTTTGATGTGTCGGCATCCTCGTTCGAAATCTTTACATGACGCGTGGTTATTGGAACGCCGTAATCGGCACCAACTTGCCCAGGAGTTTTTCCCTGGACGTTCCATACAGGGTGTTTTTACCTCCTGGTACCAACATCTTAAGCATCATGTGACAGTGGAAAGACAACCCGCATTTAAGGATACTGGTGCGCGCTGGACCATTGGGCGTCATCAATCGTTGAAGAAACTTCCAGCGAATTATGAGCCGTATCAAAAACTCCCGACAAAAGATTTGCGCATTGGTGACTACTTTATGGTCCCACGAGAGTTCGAGGCAGTTGCTCCAAGCCAACCCATCGAATTTGCCCGCCTGCTCGGGTATTATGTGGCTGAAGGTAGCATTATTGGGGGAAAAAGGTGTGAACTAACTTTTAGTGCGGCTGAATACGACACGTGGGCAAAAGATGCGTGCGCTTTGGCTGAAACTCTTGGTATGACGGCTACTAGACGGTTGGCATGTAGTGGGGCAAAAGTTGTTGGTAATTCTCTAAATCAGCCGAACGTTACGCGCGTTTACATCGGAGCCCCTTCAGGATTTTTATTTAGTTATCATGGCGGGCAATACTCACATCGCAAGCAATTATCAGAAGAGGTCATGCATTGGCCATTAGAGTATAAGAGAGAATTTATTACAGGGCTTTTCCGTGGAGATGGGTCGTTACTCGAAAAAACGCCGTACAAGAATAAGAAATGGGTACAGCGCTATATTGGATATCGCACGACGAGTGAACAACTCGCCTATCAAGTCGAGCTTTTGCTTGCGCAATTAGGATACGCGTGTTCTCGCACAACCCAAAAAGGGGTTGTGCGTCGTGACGGATATGAACGGCAGGATTTGCATCAAATTAATATTTATGGAAAATTTGCTCGTGATTTGGCGAAAATGGTATGGGGTGTTGAGTGGCCTATTCCGCATTCTCGTCAACAGGCGTGGGTTGATGAAAAGTATGTGTATCTCCCTATAGAAAAAATTGAACCAATAGAAAATAATGAAACCGTAATTGATATTACGGTAGAAGGTACGCATTCTTTCCTGGCCGAAAACGTCGGCACGTACAATAGCGCGAATGCTGGATTGCAAGTATTGATGATGCGGTATCGCACGCTGCGTGAAATGTTTGTATCGGATTGGATTTATAAAAAAGTCTTTGCGGTCATGGCAGAACTCAACGGGTTTTACCGAAAGCCAAAAAAGAGTGAACCCGATCTGCCTGATTCTCGCGATCCTGTGTTGGAAAAGCAGACGATGTTTCTCAAGGATCGCATGCGAGAAATTCGTGCTATTCAAGATCCGGAAAAACAAGCATATGAATTTCTGAAAATTCAGCCATTGATTGAAGAAGTCAATATGGCAAAAAGCCGTCGGTATATTGCGATGTCGAAGGTTGCAGCAACGGCAAAATCCCGTGTGCAAAAAGGTAAACATTTGTTGTATCCGCATTTACAATTTGAAAAGCGCCTTGATGTGCGGCAAGATGAAGCGATTCTCCGTTTCTGGTCTGAATTGGCGCAGAAAGGATGGATTTCGCCTCGGAGTGTGGTCCAGGGCGCTGGTTTGGATTACGACGCGGAAATGGCCACGTTAGGGCAAGATGCGGCGACGATTGCAAAAAATCAATTGTTAATGTCATCCCTGGGTGGTGGAAAAGGTCCTGGTGGTGGGGGGTTAGGTTTGCCCCTTGGATTAGGGCTAGGACCGGGACCTGGGGAGATCAAGCCGGCGCCCAAGACACCGCCAGGAGAAGAGGTTGGTCAAGGGGCTGGTGCGCCTGGATCAGCGGGCGGTTTGTCTCAACCCGCATCGGTCGTGCGGGATATAATGCGCAAAACGGCTGATTTGCAGAATATTCCCGAAGAAATTGCTTGTGATATTCGTGCGATTTTGTCTACGGATGACACGAACACGCATATATTTGTAGAGGGCAAATAGGAAAAAAATAGTTAATACTAGGAAATAGCAAAGCGGAAAGAATATGCCAGATACACCAACACCAAAAATTGGTTTGTTACGTCCAAAGCTTGGGAAAACCCCGTGGAAGAAAGAATGGGACTTTAACATGGGGTTGTTGGATACGGACGTGGGCGGGCTCATTGATGGGAGTGTGCCGGCGGGCAAAGCCTTAACGATTGATCCAACGGCGTTAATCCCGATTGTTGTAGAAATTAGCGGGGACTTGGGTTCGACCACATTCCCTGATCAAACTACGACTTCAATTATTATTGATCATTCTTCTACGGTCTCGTATGTTCTTCCGGCGGAGCCGATTTTTACGGCACCGGTGAATGTGACGATTCAATCGGTGGGAAATCGGAACGGGTTGACGCCGACTGATTACGGGGGTCGGTTTCAAGTCAATGTAACGAATACGTCAGGTGCTCCCGTGACTGGGACGAGCATTCAATGGAAACGGCGCGGCATCAAAGTATAAGGCGTCCGGCTTTATCGAAAAAAGAAGTACTTTTAACGATAAGGCGTCCGGCTTTATCGAAAAAAGAAGTACTTTTAACCATTGAATTGTCCGTTCCGTCAGAGGAATTAGAATCTATTTCTAAATCGGAATCCGGACAAGGACAAGACAAACGGCTTGATTCCGCTCTTTCTGTATTTGAAGAACATGTTGCGGATTTGGGTTATACGGATTTCGATGTAGAATTTGTCGAAACCCCATATGAGACGAATCGTGGACGTTTGTATGCGAAAGGCACGTTTGTTGGTCCGTCATGTTTCGCTGATAAATCACGCGCCCCCGAAGACATGTCTTCGTATTCGTTTCATGTTCTCGAAGATACCGAGACGGGAGATTTTGTTATTGAAGTAAAACATGAATCAGCATTTATTGCGTCGTTTAAGTTAACCGGTGAATCTCTTGTTTTGCTTAATGGTGAATTGCCAAAGGTGTAACCATTATGGCTTTTCAACACAAGCTCCCCGCCGTTCCGCCTCAGCCATTTCTTACGAACGGCACTGTTGATGGGCAAGTCAGCATCGCTCAGCCTGGGTTATTTAAGGTTGGTCAAAATGTTGTCATTGGATCATCTGTTTTACCGTCGCTTAAAGCAGCAATAAAACGGATCGCCTCGGGCATCATTTTTGTTGGACCTATTGATAATAATCCAGACAGTCGCCTGGATATTTCTGCTTATGGGGCCGGTAGTTCTTTTATTTTTGCCAATGAGCAACTTCGACCTTTTATTCCAAAAGATGAATTAATCCCGAATTTTCGTTTAGAGGATTACGAATTCGAAGAAGAACCAACAGTCGCCCGCCGGTCTATCCTCGTCGACGCTGAAGGTGAGAAAATTGGTGTGGTTGTGGTTTCTGGTGTTCGACGTTTGGCAGTTGACACCAGTGTTTCGATCTCCTCGGTCACGGTCACGCAAAGTGGTATTCAAAATGTACATGTTGTTGATGTCGTTCAGGTCAGTGGTGTTGCTGAACAACCAGTCCGGGTAGATGGGGTTGTTCAGGTCAGTGGTGTTGCTGAGCAACCGGTCCGAGTGGATGGGGTTGTCCAGGTCAGTGGTGTCGTTGATTTCGTTCGCCCT